TATTTCAGTTCTCATTTTTCCAGCTCTTAGTTCATTGTTATATCTTTGCATTTGTGCTTGTGCTTTTGCTCTTGATTCAGGAGTTGGACCTTCATATTTCATTCCTACTTCATCATATACTTCACAATCTGCTTCTTCTCTTAGCATTTGCATATATCTATCTATTAACATTTTTTCTCCTCCGTTATCTTTAAATTATTATATTTTAATTCATGATTATTTGTTATAAAAAATTTTTTAAAAAATTTTCAATCATATACATGATTATTTGTTATATTTTTTATTTTTAAAAAATTTTTCTACAGCATCTAATTCTTTTCTAGCAGCTTTAAGTCTTTTTTCTTTTTCAGAATCAGAATCTTTACTATTGACCCAATGTTCCAAATCTTGTATTTCATTTTCTAAATCTCTCATTTTTTCTATTAACTCATCACTAGAAAGATTTTTTAAAGAACAACCTTCTTCAATTAAATTTATATCTTCATTTTGTTTTTGTTGCTTTTCTTTTTCTTCTCTTTCTTTAGCTTTTTTAGCAAAATGAGTACCTATCATACCTCCGGCAACTGATAATCCAGCTCCTATAGCTGCTCCTTTAGCTATTGATTTAGGTGTATAAACTTTAGGATCAACTTTACCAGCTCCCATGAAATCTGCTACTTTTCCTGTAACTTTGCCATTTTGAAGCTTTCTTCCTAATTTAGATTGACCTACTATGTAACCAGTTCCAGCTGCCATAGCTGCAGCTTTTACACTATCTTTTGCGCCTTTGTATCCTAGTTTACCATAATCTTTAGCTGCTTGAATTTTGTCTTTATTTTTTTCTTTAAAATCATTATATTTTTGTTTGATATTACTAAAAACTTTTTCATTATATATTTCTTCTAATTCATAACCTTCATTTAAAAAATCATTTTCGATCAGTGTTAGCAATAATGCAGATTCTTTAAGAGACATTTCTTCTTCTATACATAATTCTTGTAACAGATATTTTCTTGATTCAGTTATAATATCTATTTCATATATGTCGTCTATACTATATCCCTCATTTAAAAGATCTTGTTCACAAGATAACACGAATATTAATGCTTCTTCTAATGATACTCCTTCTTCAACTGCTATTTTTTTGGCTTTATTTTTTCTAAGATATTTAAGATTTGCTAAAGCTGTAACACCACCGCCTATAGCTGCAGATCCTAAAGCAACTTTAGCGGATTTTGTAAGTAACTCTTTTCCATCTATTTCTTTAGGAGGTTCATGTTCTTTTTTTCTTCTAAATAAACCTTCATTAAATACATCTTCCATAAGTTCTTCTAATTCACAATAAGGTATATATGATTCCATTATAGTCCCCTCCGTAGCAATGCTATTAAGTTTTTCATGACTTGTTTTACCATCTGACCACTGAAGACGTTTTCTAAAATCAGGATAAGATATTAAACCTCTAAATAAATCTTTATCAAAGTTTTTACATATTGTTGGTAAGAATTTTTTAAAATCATCGTATTGATTAAAATATTTAACTGGTACTTTACTAAACAATTGTCCTAATGTAAATGTAAGCATTTTATCAACTTTACATGGTTTAAATACTGTAAATTCTTTATAGTTAGCACAATGTCCATGTTTAATATCAGCAGTTGGCACGTTACAAATACGTATATAACAAGGTCTAGTTGAACGACTAGCTCTTTCTATAAACATTCTACAGAATGGAAATTCAGGGAATACTTTAGCATCATCTAAACCAAAATATTTCATATGAACGCCTATTTTTCTAAATACAGGAGGATATTTTCCATCTTCAGTAAATTTATTTATTTGAGCTATATAAAATCTAATTCTTTTAGCTTTTTCTGGATCACTTTGTTCTATTTTCTTTATTTCTTTGTTCATATCTTCACAGAAATCTATATACTCTTTAATAAGACCTTTACCTACAACATATTTAATAGCTTCCTCTTGAGTTGAGAAAAAGAATATTGCATCTCCAGATTGTTTGTCTATTCTATTACCAGCCGATGGATGTCTAGGATATAATACATCCGCTGGTCTTGTATCTGCATTATAAAGCGTCATTGTTTGTTTAAATTTATTAACAACAGTAGCTTCATTAAGAATTAAGTCATCTATATTTTTTTCCAGTTCATTATCCAAATAAATCATCTCCTTTTCGTAACATTCATTAATTGGCCTACTTTTAGCATTTATACCTTTATATTTTATATTTCTTAAGTAATTTATTTCATAAGGAAAAAAATTGTTACTATCAATATAACAGTCACGATGTTTATTAAATGGTACATTTAAATAGCAACCAGCACCGTGAATATGCCCATGTATATTTACTAAATCAGTTTCATATGGAAAATGTGTAAATATCATATCTTTATATTTAAGACTTTGAATAACGTAATCGAAACCTAAAGATTTATAATAATTAATATTTTTAATATCGTTATTACCTAAAATCATTATTTTTATTCCATTTAATGAATTTATATATTTTTTAATATAATTTTTAGACAGTGGGTATTCAGGATCTCCTAAGTCTCCTAGAAACAAAAATGCGTCTTTATCTGTTACAACCGAATTGTGTCTTTCATGAATCTTTTTAGGTATACCTTCCATTATTCTTTTAGGTTTATTTAAATGATAATCTGCAGCTACATAAATTTTATTAGCATTGTCTAAAATATTTGATATCTCTATAGAGCTACGAATTTGATTATATTTATAAAATTGAACAACTCTTTCCGGTTTATTTCCTACTTGCATTAACATATTTTCAATTGACACATCTAATGCCAAATCGTTACTTAATAGAGGTTTCAAATTATCAACACCTCCTTCGAGTTTTGTCATATATGTTTGTTTATAACACTTGTGGCTGCTAATATTCCATGAGCCGCAGCTTGCATTATTCCTCTAGTATAACCTGAGCAGTCCCCGATACAATATATTCCAGGTATATTAGTTTCTCCGAATTTATTTATTTTAGCTTTATTTGAATGAAACTTAGCTTCTATTCCGTAAAGCAATGTATTCTTTCCATCATTTAAGCCAGGACATACCTCATCTAATATTTCTATGGTATCTAGAATAGATTTTAATACTCTATAAGGTATTGTATTTGATAAATCACCAGGATATGCTTTTAATGTAGGGGTAAGATTCATTTTTTTAAGACTTTCTTCCGTACTTCTTCTAAAATTCTTAAGATCTTCAAGACTTTGAACCATTACTCCATTATCTGCAAGTTTATTAGTCATTTTAATAATTGAATATACATAATCTTCTAATGGATCATCTAAATCACCTTTAAAATTTTTAGTTACAAGTAGAGCAAAATTAGTATTATTAGTTTTAAGTTTAGGGTTAGCATAAGCATGACCATTTACCGTAAATATTTTTCCGTCTTTAATATCCCATTGCTCTGATGCTACCACTCCTGAAGGGTTTGAACAGAAAGTTCTAACTTCATCATCATATTCTCCTTTACAGAATATCTTAGCTTCATAAAAATTACTGTTTATATCTTTCATTACTTCATTAGTAGTTTCAACTCTAACTCCAATATCTATACGACTAGGAACAAATTCAACATCTATATCTTTAGTTAGTTCTTTTAGATATGAATTTCCACTTCTACCAGTAGCTATTATTACATAATCAAAAATTTCTCCGTTACATAAAAATTTTTCCTCCATATTTTCAATATGTGACACACTCTGGCAAATCTTTACGCCTTTAGATAAAATATACTCCTGAATTTTCCTATACAACTCTCGGCTTCTATCTGTGCCTAGGTGTATAGTATCACATTCTGCTAATTCCATATTAGGATTATTTTTAATTTTTTCTTTGATCCTAACAGTTTCTTCGTTATCATCATGACCAAATTGTTTAAGATTTGGATCCATTCCAAATTCATAGTAAATTTTAAGTACCTCATTAAATAAATTTTCTAATTCTTCTGGATTGTAAAACTCTCCTAGTGACCCTCCTATTTTACTGTATTTATCTAGATTTAATTTAGAATCACTATATGCTCCAGAACCTCCTATACCGCTAGTTATAGAACATATATTACAATGCATACATTGCTTATCTTTACCAGCTGGACATTTACGTTTTTCAATTAGTTTCCCTTTTTCAAATATCACTATATTTTCACCATTAAATTTTTTTAATAATGTATAAGCTGCAAATAATCCTGCAACTCCTCCTCCTATTATAGCTATTCTCATTATATTTTCTCCTTTTTTAATTTAATATTAACATGAAAATGTTATTGCATTCTATAACAAGTAAATATGATATAACAAGAAAGGAGATATGATATGAATAGCCAATATAATGAAAGAAAATACCAATTATATCAAGAAGAATCTATCTTAACAAAAGCTAAACAAGTAGTTTTAAATGTAATAAGACGTATAGTTAAATTTGCTAATGATGTTTGGTCTTTGATAATTAAAAAGATAAATGAATTAAAAGAACGTTTTAAAGGTAATACAAAAGTTCAAGCTTTATTAAATAGAATTAGAGGTAATAAAGTAAAAGAAGCAGTTGGTATTGCAAAAAAATGCCAATAATGAAGTAAATAGAGCAACAACTGTTGAACAAGTTGAAGAGATAAAAATTAGATGTTATCAAGCTAAAAACTTAGAAGAAGCTGAACTAGAGAATGCAAAAGAAGTAATAGATGAAGTTAAGAAATGGACTATACCTAATAGACCTCATTGGGACGAAAAAGATATTCATACTAAAGTTCCTAGAGCTGATATAAAAGATATGGATAAAGATCAAAAGAAAAGAGCTTTATCAAAAGATGTTTATCATAAAGAACTAAAATATGGTCTTAGATTTTATAAATTAGAACCATCTTCAGGTGATGAATTCTTCCCAAGAAATAGCAATAGTGCTAGTATGTTTGGTAATGTCATATTTGCTGATAAAGATGGATATGCTGTTGAACAAAGCTTTTCATTTGATTTAAGGAATGGTATATATAAAACTCAAATAAGAGATTGGGTAAATAAAATAAGAATAAGTGCTAATGGAATAACTCACGTAGTTCCAGATAGTGAAAAAGCTAAAATAAGAGCCGCTATAATGAAAGAAGCTGAAAAAGCCGCTAAGCTTTATGAAGCTGAACATAAATCTGATGGAGAAAATAAACATGTATATGAAAATGATGCTAATAGAAAAATAGACGATAAAAAGAAAATTAAAAATATATCATTTGTGGGCGGTGCTACAATGAATGGCGTAAATATAAGTGGCATAAAATGTGAAGTTGATGGTAAAGAATATACAATTCCACTTAAATCAGGTTATACTAATGTAGTGCAGAATGCAATAGATGGTTTTGTAAGAGAACATCATCTTTCCGATAAAGAAGCTAAAAGATTACAATATATGATAGATAAATATAGAAAAGCTGAAACTGAAAAATATTGGGATATGCAATATAAAGCTCAAGGCAGACATGAATACGCTCCAAAACATAAAATACAAAAAAGAGGTAAGTAAGGTTTATACCTTACTTACTCCATATATTTTTCAGCATATCCTTGTTCTATAAGATATTCATTTATGAATAAATCTTCTAAATATAAATCTCCTAACCATCTTCCATATTTGTCTTTGCCAACACATTCCATTTTTATAAAACTATTTAACGGAAGAAGTTCTTTAAGGAATTCAGTTGATTTTTTACCTTCAGCTTTTGATTCTCCTTTAACTTCGGGAGCGTTTATTCCATATAATCTTACTCTAACTTTTTGCCATACATTAAAACCTAAATCTATCATTACATCAATAGTATCTCCATCTACTATTTTTATAACTTCTACATTTTCATATACATATCTCTTTTTTGCCATCTAAATCACCTATTTACCTAATTTTCTAGTAAACCCAAATAATGCTTGTATTGCCTCATTTCCTAGTGTTCTGGCATTAGATCCAGATTGATCAAGCACATGAGCTTTACTCTTAATATATCTGTCAGCTTCCATATTAGCTTCTTGCGTGAATACTGCTCTAAGTGATACAGTATCTCCATCGTAGTCTCCCAATTATTTTACTATATATTTCTATATAGATAAGACTATATCTTCACTATTTCTAGTGCTTCCCATTTCCACCATTAACGGTGTACTCTACTCCCTTAGTATCGGTTTCGATAGTCGTTGAACCTTCATATTAAAATGCTTGGCTGCTGATTGTCCGTCTAGGAGTTTCCAGCAATTAAAGAAGTTTATACTCAGCTTTGACTAAACCGAGTGAATTTAAATAACTATTATGAGGTCTAACTGTATCTATCCATACTTCATTATCATCAAGTTTACCAGGATAATCTGGATAAACAACTGGATAGTTTTTAAATACTTCTCCATGTATTACTTGCTCTACAGTTTTTTGAGTACTTAGTATAGTTATTTTAGATGGATAAATATTCTGATATTGCTCGATAGGGTAGCGAGTCACATATACATGTTTATCTTTAACAATATCTTCTGATGCTAGATAAACTAAATCTGTAAGCGAAAAATCTCTATGTAAATCTTCATAATAGAATTTTACAGGTATTTCTCTTCCATCAGTTGTATGTACCATAAGTGGTTTAAATCTCAGATCTGGTGCTTTGTAAAATAAATCGACCATTTTATTTATTTTTTCTTCACTAAATTCTTCATTAACATTAACTCCTTTAGATTCAAGTTCCATTCTAAAAGGTTCAACCATATCTTGAACATATTTAACAAAGAATGGATAGAAAAGAACTATTATTTGAGATAATGGTACACCTGTATATCCGAATTTTACTGGAGTTTCTTCCCATCTGTTAACGTTAAATCTAGGAGCTGATATAACAGATCTAGTTGCATAATCTACAGATTTTCCTATAAGTCCTTGATGTATTATACCAGTTTTTTTAGCTAATGAACTAGTTAACATTTTGTATATTTCGTTTAAACACATTTGTACATTTGCCTCAGTATTTGTTCCACTAAATGCAAATCCATCATCATCACTAAGTGTTCCACATAGTCTTATTAATTTTCTATATAATTCATTTATTTCATCAACAGCTTCTATTCTTGATCCTTCTTTTTTAGGAACTTTATAGTCTCTTAAAGCACATGGTATAACTAACCATTTGTCAACGAATATTTGGTCTTTATTAAGTTTTGATAATAAATCTAGACGATTTTCTCTTTTTGTAGAACCTGTATTTTTAAATTTAAGTTTTTCAAAATTATTGTAAATAAATGTTATTCCATTTTCCCCATTTGGATCTTCAACTAATTCACCATTTCCATTTATGATAAAGTAACCTTGCCCCATTATACATTTTTCTATGTTCCTATTCAGTTCTTTAAGTAATTTATAAATTACTGGACTTAGAAAGCGTTTTCTTAAATTAATATATCCCCAATTATTTTTACGATCTTTTGATCCTAACTGACCAAATATTTTAATACTAAATAAACCATCATCAGTTGGAGTATTATCACTATTGAAATTTATAGGATTTGTAACTTCATTACATATATTATTTTTTATGAATTTATCGATATCTAAAATGTTGATCTTCATAATAGCCCTCCTTAATTTTTTTATCGTAACATAATAATTCATTGTTTAACATTTTATACAAACGTATATTATAATTAAGATGGTTTGACAATATAATACAACACAACAAAACTGAATATTACAACTGAATATACTACAATAGGGAGGTAGTTATTATGAATGATAAAGCTAGAGATTTTATCTCAAAGATTTTATCTAATTGTGGTAAAGCACTTAGTCTGATTGGTGACATCCTTAAACTAGTGCTTAAAGTATCATCTGAAGTGGTATTTAAGCTATTCAATAATTATGTTGAACAATTGAATACTGTTTTAGATAAGATAGATAACAATATTGAAAAACGTTTAGGAGGAAAACGTTATAGTATTGTTATTCTATTATTGAAAACTGTAAAAAAGTTAGTTGCTTTATTTTATAAATTCTTATACAATTCTAATATTGTATTTGAAGAGATTATAGTTGAAGTTGATAAAGCTACTAATAACTCATATAGTAAACCTGAATGTAAGTTGGATGATAACTCATATTCAGTTAATTGGAATCGTATTAAGAACGATAATATTGATTTTGGTCTATCTGGAGGAGTGTACTATCAAACTAATAAAGATACTTATGAATTTGATATGTATTTTGATGAAGATAATCAACCATTAATATTAAATGATAATATTAATGTACCTATTAATAAATTAAGAAGATTAGGAAAGATATATTTCTGTAATAATATTGTAAACCATATTTACAATAATAAGTATTCTCATAAATTAAATGATCAATTAGGTAATCATCTTGAAGATAATACTGAAATTAAACATAAAGTTTATGAACATTATAGAGTAACATTCTATGAAGATAATAAACAAACTGTATGTTTGGTTGAAGAGTATAAAAGAAAAGAATGGAAATTTATATGTTTATTTGAATTAAGTGATATTAAAAATCAATCTGATGTAAATTATTTCAATATTGAATATAATGATAATTTAGATATATTAGATCATAAAGACGATTATAATGATATTATTGACTCTATAATAAAGAATAATATTAAATGTAATAAAGTTAATATATTAGACTTATTAGGAATTATATTTAATAAAATTGTTAGTTTATGTACTACTGTATTTATAATATATGCATCATTTAAATCTATTAAATCTGTATCAATAAGTAATTTATTTAAATCATTAATTGTACAAGAATAAATAGATAGACTATATATAGTCTATCTATTATTTTTTTAATATATAATTATAAAGGGAGATGATATTATGAGTAATAAATTTAATTTATTGTTAAATAAATTTTATTTTTTTTAATTATAAATAAATATATTTATATATTTAATTTTTTTAAGTCAAATTTTAAATTTGACTGTAGTACCGGGTTAAACAATTGAATTTTCAGGAACTTAAATAATGTTCCATTTGAAATTGAATTTTTAATTCAATTGAAAATTGAAATATTCAATTGTTCTATAAATTTTGAAAAATAACTTTTTTAAAAAATTAAAATTTTTAGAAAATATATTATAATAAAACAATATATATTTTTTTAATTAAAAGTTATAACAATATAATAAATTTTGGTGTTAAAATAAAAATTAAATAAATAACATACTAATATTGAAAAAATTAGAATTTAAATAGAAAAGGAGACTATATTATGAAAATATTTAATTTTGATAATGAAGGATATGAAAAAGATTCATATCTATTAGAAGATGGTTCTTTCTTCTCAGATGTAGAACAACAAGCAATAGATGAAGAAAGTGCTGAATTAGATAGATTAATAGAACAAGCTGAAATGATGTTAAATGAAGCTGACGAATACTACATGGAAGATCAATTAATATTACAAGAATCTGTATTATTAGATGAATCAGGATTAATGGAAGATGATGATGACTTATTATTATCAGAAGATTTTTCAATAGTAGAAACAGTAGAAGCTTTATTAGAAGCTAATGTTGTCAAATTTGATAAAGCAACTCAATTAAGAAGACTTTTAAAAAGATGCTCATTATTTTCAGCTAAAAGAAGTGGAGACCCATTATATGATAAATATAAAAAACATGCAATACTTAAAAAACAATATAGACAAGAAATACATAGAAAACATGAAGGCAAAGCTAAAGTAATACTTAAAGAAATATTAGCTGCTAGAAAAAGAAGAAACGCTAATTCAACTCCACAACCACCTGAAAACCAATAAAACTAAAGATGATACGATTAGCTAATCGTATCATCTAAATTAATAGCTCGGAACAAAATTTTATTAATAGAAAGGGGGGTTATACGATATGGCAATACATGTTACTAGAGACGATATTATTAAATTAATAGGCATAAGCCCAGTAGAATCAAGAATAGAACCTTCATTTATAGGTCAATTATGTATTGATATACTTAATCAAAATTGTTATATGGCATATGGACTTGATTATAATAATTGGGTGTTACTTAATACTAGTGTTACAATCGATAACGGCGGTATAGACCTATCTAACCTAACTGCCGCAGATATATCATACAATACAGACGAAGGTGAAATTATATCTGTTAAACAAGCTTTAGATCGTTTACTTTATAAAAATTTAGTAATTACTGATTTTAAATGTAAAAGCGGTACTAATTTTGAAGTAGGCCAAATTCTAAATTCATTAATATTTGAATGGAGTTACAATAAAAAAACTATAGAAGAACAAAGCATAATATATAAATTAGATGGTGTCACTAAAAAAGAACCATTGGAACGAAATGAAAGAAGTTTTGCATATCATTCTGCAGTTTCAAAAAATATAGAATTTAAACTAGAAGTAACAGACGGGAATCAAACTATTAATAAGATATTGACAATTAGATTTTTAAATAAAGGTTATTGGGGAGTATCTAAAAAACCAGAAATTATTAATGCAAGTTTTGTAAGATCACTACAAAATAATAAATTAATAATAGATAGAAGCATGGATATAACAGTAGACGCGAAAAACGATGAATATATTTATATAGCACTCCCAAAAAGTATAGTAGAGAAAACTTATGCTGGAGAAAAAAATATATCATTTATAAATAATGGTTTCACTGGTGGTTTTAGAAAAGTTGGTGGTGAAAGTATTATTATCGTTAACAATTATGATTCTAATATCGTAGAAGAGTACTATGTATATCAGAGCGACAACCCTGGATTAGGTTTAACAAAAATAAGTGTTAGATAGGAGGATGAAATGAATGGCAATTGAAGTAATAAGCACTATTATACCTAAAAATAATGGTAATTTTCCTATAGTTCTATCTAATGACGTTCAGGGCGGTATTCATTATACAGAAACAGTGAATGAAATGAATAATATAGTCGATGAAAAAAAGCAAATTGGTATGCTTTGTTATGTTTCATCTAAAAAAGTTTATTATGTATATATTGGTAATAATAATTGGAAACCCTTTACAGCATCACCTGATTTTTCTACAAATTTAGAAAACCACGAAGCACTTAAAGAAATAACTATAAAAGATTTAGAAAATTGGAATAATAAAGTTGATAAAGAAGAATTAGATGACGAAGTAAATGATATTAAGAAACTTATAGATGAAAAAGTTGATAAAGAAGAATTAGACGACACATACCACCGTGTATTCAGAGTTGATAATGATATTGAAGTAGAACAAATATTAGGTAAATATGGGAACGCCGTTGGAACCGGAAGTATGGCGTTTGTCAAAAATACTAGAAATACATATATATTTTTAGGGGATGAATGGGCAAATATTAATACATTTGGTACTAATATTCACGTAGGTTCTGTACCTCCTGAAGATAAAACGATGGTTTGGATAGATATATCTGATGATGAAATAAATGAAGATATTATAAATGATGAAACTAACAATGGAATGCTTAAAGCTATATTAGAATCTATCGAAAGTCTTAGAAAAGACGTGGATAATATAAAAGCTATTATTAAAAATGGAAATATAACATGGCCTGATGATGAAGATAAACCAACTGTTGAAAATGTAATAAAATTAATTCTTGAAAACGGAGATTTCTTCATTACAGAAGATGGAGATTATATAGTCGATGAAGTAATAGAATATATTGAACCTTCTGTGCCTAAGAAAGATGTAATACTTCTTGAAAACGGAGATTTCTTCGTTACAGAAAACGGAGATTATATAATCAATGAAATTTCATCTGGAAATGATAATGAAAATTCTGAATCTTCGCAAAATACAACTAACAAAGTTATAGGGGAAACTGGAGACGTGTTAATAACAGAATTTGGTGAATACATAATTCAAGAAATTTAAGGAGGGAATACTAACATGGCTAATAAAAAAATTTCGGAAATGACACCGATTACAAATAGTGATAATGTTAAAGATGATTATATATTACCTATAGTTCTTAAAGAAGGAGATACATTATCAAATAGATCTATTACAGTAGATGTTCTTAGAGGTGCTATAAATAAAGGTGGAGCTGACTATGTTGAGTTATCTTCAGCTGATGGAAGTAAATTTAGAGTTAGAATGAATGGCGATGGAGAATTTGTTATATATCCTATTGAAGCATTTGAAGCACCAGAACCAGATCCATCAGCTAGTGGTACATATAACGGTTTAATTATAAATTCAATGTATGGGGCTGGAGATAAAAATGCAAATAATACACCTGCATCACATCATTATATAGAACTTTATAACAACCAGCCTAATGGTTTAGATCTTAATCTTAAAGGACTATATTTAAGTGTTAAAGGCGCAACAGGTGGATGGACAAGTCTTGCTCTTGAAGGAATAATACCATATCAACATTCATTTCTTGTTAGATGTAGACAAGTATCAGATCCAGTATTATTAGGTACTAGATTAAAAGTAAATAATTATGATATGGAGTGGGATGTAAACCTTCCAGAAGATGGATTTTCAGCATATTTATCAATAGGTAAACCACCAACTGATTCTCAAGGAGGTAACCCTTGGAATCACGATGGTAACAATAATAAAGCTATTGGTTATATAGATATGCTAGCTGCAGGAGGACTTACTACTGACAAAAAAGTTCAAGCATATGAATATAGATATGGTCAATTAATGAGTAAAGATATAGGTATACGTAGACTTGATTTCTGTCAAAGTGCTGCTGATTTTGCTTTTAAAGATCAACCTGAAAACAATCAAACTGCAGCTAGAGCATTAGACTTTAGAACTTGTGATGTTGAAACTTACAGACCAAGAAGTTTAAAAGATGGAAAATGGGATATATACTTTGATAAACTTAAATTAAAAGAAAATGTTCCTAACTTAGTTAATATATGTTATGGTAAAGATGGAGAAAAAACTCGTACATTTACTTATCAAACACCAGTTATGGACGAAGGTTGGGTAAGATATAGATTAGTTAATACTAATAAATGGGTTACTGTAGAAACTCAAAGAGAAATAGTATCTCATTTTGATACAGAGGCTACTATACATAGAGCTATAATAAGAGACTTAGAACCAGGTGAATACGAATATCAATGTGGTACTGAAGGTATGTGGTCAGATATAGCTACATTTAAAGTAAAAACTTATGGCGCTGATGACGTTATGAGAATATTATGGACTTCAGACCAACAAGGATGGACTACAGAACAATATCAAGCATGGAAAGTTAACTATCAAAATATAGTAGAACAAGAACCAGAAGGATGGGATTGGCATCTAAATACTGGAGAAATTTCTCCCTATAATTAGAAATAATTATAGCAAATTCTTTGAATTGCTGGAAGAGCCTAAAGCTAACCTAGCTACAGCACAAGGTTAAATCCTAAATGCGAATGCGGCGAAAGCAGAAAAAATAGGTTAGATGGTATAAGGTTAAAACCTAAGTACTAGTGCAATGGCAAATCAGCAGCGAAATCTTTTTTAATGTTAAAAATAGCTCAACAAGTAATTAGAGGTGTTGAGAATGGGTAGAAAAATAAATAATTTAGAATCTAGAAGAATAAATGCGATTAATAGTAATAAAGAATATTTGAAAAAGATAGGATATAGCTTTAGAAATGAAGATGATTATATTGATCAAAACACTAAACTTGATATAATTTGTGATAAAGGTCATACATGGAATACTACTATTTCTAATATACGTAACAATAGAAGATGTCCTCATTGTAAAGATGAAGAAAGATTAAATGAAGTTAAAAAAATCTTAGATAGCAATAATTATGAATTAGTATCTAATAAATGGTTAGGTTCTAAAAAGAAACTTGATATAATTTGCGACAAGGGTCATGAAATAAAAATGACACCTGACAGTATAAAAGCTGGAAGTAAATGTAAATTATGTGATAATAAGATTCATAATATTAGCCAAAGGCTTGACTATAATGACGTTAAAACAGTTATAGAAAAAAGAGGTTATAAACTTCTATCACAAACGTATGTGAGAAACAGTGATCATTTGGATATGATATGTCCTCATGGAAATCCATACAGCTCAACTTATATAAATTTCCAAAAAGGAAGAGGTTGTAATTGCGAAAAAGAATCAAAAGGTGAAAAGAAAATATGCGAAATTCTTGATAAATCGAATTTACAATACGAAAGACAAAAAAGATTTGAAAATTGTAAATATAAGTATACTTTGCCATTTGATTTTTTTGTAGAATCATTAAATCTATTAATAGAGTTTGATGGGGAACAACATTTTCAGAAAAAATTTGGAATGACTGATGAAGAATTTAATGAAATTAAAGAACGAGACAAAGCAAAAACTAAGTTTTGTGAAGACTCTAATATATTCCTATTAAGAATTCCTTATTACGATTATGATAATATTTCAAATATTTTAGATAAAACATTAAAAGAGAGACGTTCAACGACTAAGTTCCTTCAAAATCCGCAGAAGGACAGTGGAGAAGATCTTTAATAAGATCATGATATAGTCTAGTCTGTATAGAAATATACAGTGATTACTTAGCGGTGTAATCGACAATACACGATATTTCTCAAAATGCTAATAGATCATTTGAATGGAGAGGTTACTTCCAATATTCACTTGAATCTACAAGAAACTGTTGTCACATGATAACTTGCGGCAACAACGATCTTGCTGACAAAACAGATTCAAAACCATTTACTTACTATATGACTGCTGAAGACCATTTCTTACCAGAAGGCGAAGATAAATCTCCATATATTTCTGCTTATTCTTGGGATCTTGGACCAGTTCATTTTGTAAGCTTAAACTCTAACAATAAAGATAAGAGAATGATGGAATTAGCTACAGGTGATCCAACTAATGTAGATGGATGGATACAAAAAGAATGTGAATGGTTAGATGCAGATCTAACTAAAGACGAAGATAATGATAAAACTAAATGGACAGTTGTATATATGCATTTATCTCCATTCACTATAATAAGACCGCTATGGTTACAAAGATTTATACCGGTATTTGAAAAACATAGAGTTCATGTAGTACTTTGTGGACATAACCACACTTATTCTAGATCAATACCTATATATTCTGGTTATGATGGATATCCTAAAAAAGATGGTTTCGATGCAACAGGAGTTGCTACTGCTGAAGAAGAAACTGCTTTAGGGCATGGTACTATATCTCATGCACCAGATTGGAATAACGGTACAACTTATATAATGAATCAAGCTGCTGGATTTAAATTATCTGGTAAAGAAATAATACAAGGTGTTACTAATAACCCAGAAGTAAATAATAATGCAACTAGACCTTGGTGGTATGGATACGTTGGTGATCATCCACAAGCTCCAACTTATGCGATGATAGAAATAAGCAATGATCAATTTAGTTGTAAAACTTATCAATTAAAAGGAATAGTTGTAAAAGATGCTAATGAAAACGACGTAGTTGCGCCTTATGGAACACAGCAAGTAGAATTAGTAGATGAAATAGTAATACCATGGAGATCTAAAGGGCAAGAAATATTAGATCCAAAACCTAGATTGGATTAATTTATAAAAACAAATTATCATTATTGTTTAAAGGATGATGATGAAATGAGAGGTATAAGTATAGAAGCACAATTTGAATCTGCAGAAATGTTATTTGATTATTTGACTAAAAATAGAGGATATAATTTATTCTTAATAGATGAAATAGACAGTTCTAAATTAATAAAACTTAAAAAATTTATTGATGATAATAATCGAGTAGAGGCTGTAAAACTATATAGAGAGTTAGATAGGGATGCTGATATAATAAGAGATAAATACTGTTACAATGAGCTTCCTGAAAGATCATCATTTAGAGGTATTGCTAAAGATCTTTATAGAGAATTTAAAGAATCCTGGCTTTTATATGGAGAAGAACTTTCGTATATTGGACATATTTTAAGATTTATTAGTACTTCTGATTACTATGTTATTAGAGAATATTTAATGAAACGAAGCTATTCAATGTATAACTACAAAGGCATACCTCTCAATCCTGATAATTTTTATGATGGATATATACCTTTAGAAGCATTAATGGATTATATTTTAAAAATATATATAGATTATTCTAAGCATATAAACAACGAAAGCTAATATTAGCTTTCGTTGTTTTTTATATTGAAACATACATATATGGAAATAATCACTTTCCACGAAAGGGGTTGAAATATAAAATATGTCAATAAAAATCTGGGATCCGAATGCCATTGTTGAAGGAAAAGAAGAACGTGGTGCATGGGTCGTTAAAGCAAGCAATCTAGCCAGCCAACAAAAAGTATTAGACGTTGGAGGACTTTATGAGTCAAAAAATGTCGAAGGCTGTTTAAGTGAAATAGGCAGTAAAGTAGCAGAAACGCAGAATAGAATTGACACTTTGAAAACTGTCATAAAAAATGATATAATTGATTATATTGAAGAAAATGGTGGCTTAGGCGGCGGTGGAGGTGGTGGAGGTCCTACTGTCGAACAACCTACAATAGAACTATTATCAGAATCAGAGATTATGGTATCTACAGATGATATAATAGATATTTATTATTTTTTTAAAACACCAAATGAAGGATTTGGTACAGCATACATAAGTATAGACTATGTTACTCAGGAACAGAATATATCACCCGGTAATAATAAATTTACAATAAATGGTATAGAAAAAGGTGAGCATAGAGTTGATATTTATGTTGTAGATATCGCAGGTCAATTTACTAGTACAATAACAGTTAAGATAGTTGCTGGAGGTTTACATGTATCGAGTAAATTTGATGACTCTAATGATATAACTTTAGAAGACTTCGTTAAAATAAAATATGAAATTGATACAATTTCATATGATCCAATTACAGTATATTTAATATTAGATGGACAAGTGACTGAAATACAAGACCACCCAAAAGGATCAGCTACTTGGGACATAGGTTTTTTAGAAACTATGGGAGTTCATGAAGCTATAATATACGCAACTTCTGGTCGTTTAACTTCTAATAAATTAGTATTTAATTTAGTTTTAGCGGATAGTGGTAGTTTATATGTAAGTAGTAAGTTTACCCAAACTTCAATAGAAGTTGGTAGAAACTTACAAATAGAATATCGTAACAGTATGAAAGATGAAATAAATTTTTTAACTTATTTATTTATTGATGATGTGCATGTAGATACGACTAAATCATCTGCTGGATATAACTATTGGAACGTTGGAGACCAACTATCAATAGGTGTACATACATTTAAATTATATTCAACAAATCTAGATGGGTCTATAAAATCAAATGAATTATCTTGGACTGTTGAAGTAATCACAGTTGATTATATACCTTTTGAAATAGTAACACATGATTTAATATGTAACTTTGATGCGAACGGAAAACAACAAGACTCAATTACTAGAAATACATGGGAAGATACAAGTGGTAATGGAGTTAAATGTACTTTACATAACTTCAACTTTGGTACAAATGGATGGATAGATAATGCATTAGTGTTTAACGGAAAAACATATGCAGAAATAGACTGGGCTCCATTTGCTGAAAATGCAAGATACGGATTGACTATAGATATATTATATAAAGTTAAAAATGTTGGAGATGTTAATGGAAAAGTACTATGGTGTGCAAACGCAAATACTCCATTTCAAGGGGTGTATATAGATACTCAAGTAGGTAGTTTACGTAGTAGAAACTCCAAAATAACTGAATGCCAATTCCAAGATGATACTTGGACACGTATGACGTGGGTCATAGACAGAGACCAGAATATAATGATTCAGTACGTAAATGGTGTTATAACTAAAGCAGCGTATATGTCATCTACAGAACCATTCTCATTTGATGGTAAAATTATATTAGGTGCTTCATTTGATGAGATTGAGGATAATCTTGACGAACAAGGAAGACCGATACCTCATTATGCACAATGTGCTATTAAAAATTTCCGTATATATGATTGCGCATTAACTGATGAAGAAATTCTACAAAATGTTATAGCCGACATAAAAGATAGAGATGAACAACTAGCAAAAAGAGAACTAAACTACGGAGATTCCACAATACCTACTTTAAAATTTGAAGGTGTAATGGAAGGTATGTCAGGAGAAGTTGCTAAAAATCTTACTCTAGACTATGATGACCCATTAGATCCTAGTAAACGTTTCCGTAAAGAAGGTTGTCAAGTATCATGGCAAGGTACTTCATCACTAGAGTACCCAGTTAAAAACTACACTATAAAACTAAGAGACGGAGGTAACAATTGGGAATACGCTCCAAAAGATGATTGGATACCAGAAAGTCGATATACGCTTAAGGCCAATTTTATGGACTCTTCACAAGCAAACAACGTTGGAGCAGCAAGATATGTTAACTGGTTCTTTAATAAAGTTAATACACCGTACCCACAACAAATTAAGAATCCACTTACTAGATCTGCTATAGATGGTTTCCCGGTAAGATTAATAATTAACGGAAAATCTATGGGTATATACATGTTCAATATAGACCGTTATGCATATAATAATATGGGTCTTACAGGAGAAAAAAATGCAGTGTCTTATGAAATTGCAGTTAACTCGGTAACTGGAGCAGGGGCATTTGCTGATGATTCTTGGGAAAGTATACGTAATGAATTTGAAAGCCGTTTCCACTATGCAGGGGATGAAAGTGTTGTATGTGAAACTATAGGTGCTGGAGATAACGCTGTCACTGTTCTTAAAGCAGGTTACCATTCAGAGTTACAAGACTTAGTATCTTGGGTTAAAAATAGTACACTTGAAGAATTTAGAAGTGAATTAAAAGAACACTTTTCAGTAACACATTTAATCGACTATTATCTTATAGTATATTGCTTCGGGCTTGTAGATAACTTTGGTAAGAATATGGTTCTTACTACATTTGGTAAGAACGCCGAAGGTAATACAATTTGGTATCCATCGTTTTACGATTAACACAATGGTCGCCTATAATAGAAATATTATATGGAAAAATTGTCTCTAATTGACTTGGAACTCCTTTATGGACAACAGGGGCGAAGATTTAAAAATTAATAAATAAACCCTAACAATATTATATCATAGATTAGGGGGTTACGAAATGAAGATAGAAAAAGGAATGAAATTTGGAAAATTATTAGTTCTAAGTAAAGATGAAGAAAAAAATAAAATATTACGAGAAGAAAGACGAAAAGGATTACGTTCTAGCAGTCCAGTTTATTGGATTTGCAAATGCGAGTGCGGAAATACAACTAGTGTTCCAGCTCAAAAGCTAAAAGAAAATAAAATTAAATCTTGTGGTTGTGAAAAAATTAAATATAATCTAGCAGATTATGTTGGTAAACATATAGAAAGCTGGACTATTTTGAAAGTTGTTGACGATTCACACTTTATGTGTAAATGTGATTGTGGAACTATAAGTAATGTAAGAGCATATAACATTTTTGAAGGTAAAAGCACAAATTGCGGTTGTAAACGTAAATTAATGTTAAGAGAAAAACATGAAAAAGATATAACTGGAATGAAATTTGGAAAACTAACAATATTAAAGAAAATTGGTTTAAATGAACATGGAAAAAATGTATACGAATGTAAATGTGATTGTGGAACTATTAAAAATATCGTGGGAAGTATGGTTTCCGGTGGTTATACATATTCATGTGGTTGTGTTCATAGTAAAAATAATAAAATTTTATCAGATGTGTTGGTAGAACAAAACATTCCGCATAAACAAGAATATTTTGTAAAAGTAGATGATAATAATTACTTTAGATTTGATGTATTTCTTGAAACATTAAACGCTGCAATAGAATATGATGGAGAACAACACTTCAAACCTGTAGATTTTGCAGGTAAAGGTGAAGAATATGCTAAAGAACAATTAAAGATAACACAACAACGAGACGAAATTAAAAATAAATATTGCAAAGACAACGATATAACTTTACTTAGAATACCTTATTGGGAAAAAGATAATATTGAAAAATTAGTCATTCAATTTATTAATGAACTTAAATCACGCTGAACGACTAAACGAGACAAATCCCTATATGGGATGTGCGATAGTCTGAGCTAGATAGAGATATCTAGATTAACATAACTGTGTGACTCAATGTTGGGTCTTACAAATGACGGTCAGTTAAGATATGGACCAGGTATAGATATGCAATTCGATGATTTCAATACATCTCAATCTAACTTATGGGTTAAATTGAAAGAAATGTTCGGAAATGAAATAGCTGAAAGATATATGTACTTACGTTCTAATGGAATATTCTCTTATGAAAAAATAATGGAATTCTTTGAAAGTGAAATAATTAATAAGATAGGAGAAACATTCTATAACGAAGATCAACGTATAAAATATGTTAATGAAGAAAATAGTGCATGGATATACATGTCTAACGGATCGAGACTTGAACATATGAAACGTTGGGTAAGTGAACGTTTTGTTTATCTTGATAGCGTTTATGAATATGGAACATGGCAAAATTCTGCAGTTATACGTTCTAACGTACCAGACGGAGAATATACATTAAACTTTAAAACAGCATCACCTCAATGGATACAGGTATCATTCTCTGACCAAGCTGAAGGTAAAAAGAAATTCTTCTGTAATAAAGACCAATGGTATAGTGTAACGGGGCGAATACAAAATGCTGTCGACAATAATATGCCTATTAAAGGTATAGACGGTGTTATGTATATTGATGGTATAGAATTCCTTAATGTGTCATCATTACTACTTGGTAGTGCAAGACAACTATGTGAACTTAGCATACCCGATAATAAACGTATAATCCAATTAGAAGTTGGTAAAAATACAATGCTTCAAAAACTTAACTGTAAGAATTGTGCATTATTAGGATCAAACCCTAACTATAAATCTATAAATTTAACAGAGTGCGTAGCTCTTAAATATATAGATTTAAGTAACACTCAAATAGGTGAAGTCGCTCTTAATGAAAATGGGGGATCATTAGAATATTTTGATCTTAGCGGTTCAAAAGTTACAATATTAGACTGTAATAAACAAGAATTCCTTGATGCAATTTATATGGATAACTGCGCGGACTTAGCAACGGTTAGAATAAAAGACTGTAACGCACTTTACAATCTAAGTATAACGAATACTAAACTTGAATCACTTACAATACAAAATTGTGCGAAAATAACTAATTTAGATATATCTAACAACGGACACATAACTGAATTATCGTTAAGAGGTTGTGAAAATCTTAAATCATTAAATGCTGCTAACTTAACTAATACTAAGATGACAGAACTTGATTTAAGAGACTCTGTATCTCTTGAAATGTTAAATATAAGAGGATCATTTAATATCCATAATATTCGTCTTAATGAAAATTTAACTTCATTAAGTAGTATAATAGTTACAGAATCAGGAATTCAATCATTACAATTTGGTAGTGAAGCTAAACCTACTTATCTTGACTTAGGAAGATTCCCTGCAATGTCAAACGTGTCATTCCAAAATTGTACTTCTTTAAAAGAAATAAGAAATATGAATTTGGAACTAGACAATGCAAACTATACATTCCAAGGATGTAGAGAATTAAAATCAATTACTGGAAAATTAGTAGTAAAAGGTGATATGCGTCAAACATTTACAAATTGTACTAAATTAGTAACACTGCCTGAGATGGATTTATCTAAAGTTAAATATATGTACCATAGTTTTGATACATGCCAATCATTAAAATGGGATAATGTAAAAGCAATATTTGCAAGTCTCGGTGAAACATGTGAAACTATAGATAATATATTTAGTGGGGCTCAAATAACCGGTGGTAAATTTGAATCTGATTTATTAAGTAAATTAACTAATATTAAAACGCTACAGTATCCATTCAGAGGAATTAAAATGACAGGACAAGTTCCACCAGACTTCTTTGCAAATAATACACAACTAAAAACGGTAACAGCCGCTTTAGAAGGTGCTAGTGGAAATATACCTGATGATTTATTTGCAAATAACGGAGAACTTACAACAGTAACGTGGTTGTTTGGTTACGTTGCATCAAATACTGGAATAACTCAAGGTCCAACATCTAAATTATTTAGAAATAATCCTAAAATTACAAGTTTATATGGATGTTTCTATGGATTATTAGAAGCCGTATTTACATTGGATAACGACTTCTTTGCAAATCTTCCAATGCTAACTACAACACAAGAAATGTTCTATAACTGTTTAAAATTAGAAGGATCTATACCTCCAAATCTATTTGCAAATAATAAAGAACTTACAACTATTCAATCTATGTTTGCAAGAGATATAGGAGATTCTGAACACTCATATATAAATAATATATCAGGTTCTATACCTGGTACACTGTTCGCAAACAATTCAAAACTTACAATTTTACGTAATGCATTTGGAAACTGTGATAGATTAACTGGTGATATACCAATGGATTTATTATCGTATATCCCTAATGTTACAGATATATCTAGTTTATTTGCAAACTGTAAAGGTTTAACGGGAGCTATTAAGACAGATTTCTGGAAAAACTGTTCTAAAATAAGAAAAGCTGATGGAGTATTCCAAGGAACCGGTATAGGAAAACAAGATGGTACTGCTACAGATATACCTGAAGATTTCTTCTCTAATAAACCTATGTTAGAAACTATTGCTGGTATGTTCAGTGGATGTGAAAATATAAACTTTACACTTCATCCATTCATGTTCCAAGATTGTGTAAGACTTGGAGACGTTTCATCGTTATTCCAAGGATGTACTTACTTTGACGGACAATTGGATGAAAATATATTTACTATATTAAATAAAACAGCAGAAAAAGTATATTACAAAATTAATACTGAAACAATGAAACGTATTATAACTGAAGCACCTATTACAAAATCTGCATATGAATCACTTGAAGATACTGAAAAATCTAAGTATGTTGAAGATTATGTTGAAATAGACTCTCCAATACTTAATATATCAAGTATGTTTGATAATTGTAATAGAATGAGAGGCATGATACCTGAAGGTATATTCAGAAATCTTGTAAATACTACAAATTTAGGAGGAGTGTTCCAAAGATGTACATCATTAACTGGACCAATTCCTACTGATTTATTCAAGAAATGTAAAGCTGCTACTTCAATAAGAGCAATATTCGCATATTGTACTGGTTTAGGTAAAAACTCAGCAGAGCTTACAGACGTTAATCCTTATTTTGTAGAGGAAGATATTTTTGTTAATAATTTATCACTAACAGATGTAGGTTGGGCTTTTGCTTATATGACTAATTTAGAAGGTCAAATACCAGGTGGGTTATTTAGAAATAATACATTTATTAATAATATAGATTATTTATTCTATAACAATGGACAGCTTAAAGGTGAAATACCTAACACATTATTCTCTAGAATGCAATTACTTGAAAATATGGCATTTGCATTCAATAATTGTAAGAAACTTACTGCTATTAGTGCTACTTTATTAACTATAGCTAAAAACCCTAGAATTTCTAACATGCAATCAACATTCAATGGTTGTTCTGCGCTTACAGGGGTTGCGCCTTCTGTATGGAATATTTATCCAAGTGCAGTTAAATCAAATTGTTTTACAGGATGTACTAATTTAACTAACTATGCAAGTATACCAACTACTTGGAAATAAAAAAAAAAATAAAGAGAATGATCTTTATGATCATTCTCTTTTATTATTAAAATCCACCATCAAGTCCGTCAGATCCTAAATCTCCTAAACCATCGTCTCCTCCGCCTTGGTCATTTCCCATCATACCTTGTAGTTCTTCATCTGTTACTCCGCCAGCTGTTTCATCAGGTATTAATCTTTGCTTAGCTTTATCTAAACGCATTTCACCTTCAACTTTTTTAAGCATATCGTCATATTTATTCCAATCAAGATTGGTAACTAAATCTTTAGTTATTTCACGTTTAAATAATGCTCTTTTTTTACCTTCGTTTTCATCCATTCCCATTGTATTTTGATCTATATATGTATCTAATATGAAATCTATAGTAGTAGTTACTGTTGATAATTGTTCATTTAAGTTAGACATTACTAAGTAATTAGGACTTGGGAAGTTAACTGAAAATCCAGTCATTTTAGCATTATTCTTTTTACCTTTACTTTTGTTAAGTTTAGTTAATGTAGATTTATATTCACATGTATATAAATTATTGATAAGCTCTCCAAGTTGTTCGCTAAGCTCTCTTTGTAATACAACTATACGTTTTATAAAGTTTGCATTTTGTTGAATAAGAGTTCTAGCAAAATCTACGTCTTGTGTAGCATCAACTAAGTTAGATGGCAATCCCATACCTGTTATTATAGATCTTAATAAGTCTTTAAGGAATTCTCCATCTACTTCACTTTCTTGTCCTGGTATACTATCAAATCTTATAGGTTCTTCTCCATCTATAACTGGTATAAAGTAATCATCAAATGAAGAACACACATCTTTGATTGAGCTTATACTTTCTAAATCTGACATATGTATTTCTTTAGATTTTATGTCAGATACAACTTCTTGTATAGCCCCTTCTATATCGTTATCTATACCGACATCAACATATATAGCTCTTTTATCTTTACTTCTAGAAAGTTTTATCATTAATTCAGTTATTAATGTAGCTATGTATATTAATGCAAAGAATAATGATTTAGACAATATTGAAGTGCCATAACCATCTTCTTTCATACCTATACAAAGATGAGTAACTTCTTCAGGAGTAAAGTAAGATATTTTAATTTTACTATTGAATATTTCTTTAGTTTTACATAAATGATATATGTATTCTTTAAACTCTTTATTCTTAGTTATGAATTTACGATCTAATTTACGTTCTAGCGCTTTACCAAATACATCTGCTATAAGTTTATCTTTATTCATTGTATCATTTTTAACTATTGAACCATAATTATTAGCGAAAAAATCTCCTGTAGCCTGTCCCATTATATCTTGGAAGGGAACTCCATCTGCAACCTCACGATTTTTCTTACCAGATTTAGTACTATTAACATCTTGAGTTTCTATATAAAGATATCCATAACATACTCCATCTGAATAAAGCTTAACAGTTTTGGCAGGATCTAGTTTTTTAACAACTGCTCCATCCATTTTGATTGGTTGGAATGAACTATTCATTCTAGCATTTGCTTTATTAAAATCGTTTAATTCAACCATAGTATCAGCAACGAATCCAGTTATTGGCATTTCATCAAATTGAAATCTATCGTTTACTATATCTGCTACTTTTTTTCTAAGTCCCTTTTTAACATCTACTACTTGAAACTCTTTATCTTTAGAACGATTTTCTTTCTTTAAATACTGTTGTATATTTATGAATTCTTCAGCTAATGACTCTAATGCTTCGTCTTCTAAATCAACAAAATTTTCATTTAATAAAGTTTTATCATCTTCATGTATCATTACCGAATTATGAAATTGACCATTAACACGTCTAGCTAACATATCATTCATTTCATCGTCAAATTTCATAGTTGCTATAAATTGATCTCCTAGCATTAAAGTATCTCTTATAGCATTATTAAACATAGTTTCTATTTTAAATTTCTTTTCCAATAATCTAAAGTTCTTAGCTTCATCTGAACTTATTTCATCTATTGGTTTATCAAGATATTCTATATGTATAGATTCTTTAGTTACATCATCCGGTGAAACTACACTATCTCTTATAAGGTCAAGACAATAAGATATTTCAGGTATATAGCACTCAACTAATTTATAGTCTTCATATCTATCCATACGTTTTTTCTCTAATTCAAATAAATTAGATAGTTTAGATGATTTTATAACATCATTAAGAATTGCTTTACCTGATAAATTCTTTTTGTTTGTTCCTAACCTCATTCTATTAAGATTTTCTATTGAATTCTTAGCAGCAGTTAGTGTTGTAAGCATTTCAATAGGTGCTTTTCCTAAATATTTTTCAAATTCAACATTATTGTCATCAATAATTTTACTAATTGTTTCTATGTCAGATATTAATTTAGCATCTTTTTTAGAAATACCCATTATATCGCGTTCTAGCTTATCTATATCATTTTGAGTCTTTTTGCTATTATTTCTCGCCATTTACGTACCCTCCTTATAAAAAAAATAGAGCCTGGTTAGGCTCTACATTTGGCTATACGATAAAAACAATATACGTTGTCAAAATAAGTATTACCCGATTTTGACTTATCTATCAATTCTTCTTTAAGATTACTTTCTAATATTAATAACACTGTATCTTCCGTTTCTTCTAATAAGTATACTGTGTCTAATGTAAATGCGTCAAATGCCATGAAGTGAGCCTTCCAGATATCTATAAACACATCATCTTTAATTTGTAAACGTTTTCCTAATATATCTGTAGCTAATACATCTTCGTATTCTTTATAATTATCGCATTCTATATTAGTCATGTCATACTTAGGTGCTTCTTTTTCATATAAATTTATATCAAAATCATAACTTCCTAATAATTTACCTGGGTTTTTCTTATCAATTTTATCTTCTAATGTTATAGTCATTTTGTCTTCACGTAATATTATGTTTGTGACATTTTTACCAGTTAAGTTCTTACCAATCTCTATAATTTCTATAGGTTTTAATCCATAATTTTTAAATTTGTCTATAAAATTGTTAACCGCTTTAACTTCTTCTTCATCAGCAATCGTAAGTTTTTTATTATCTTTTTTCCATTTTCTATATATTGGATGCATTGTATAATATTCTGGTACTGTTTCTGAATTATATACATATAGATTTCCATCATCATCTATACTAACTATATCTTCATCATTAGTTCTATACTTTTTAATAACGTCTATAAAGAATTTAACACATTTGTTATAATACTTAGCGCTTATATTAATCATATCATTCCTCCTATAATATTGATTCTACATAGCTTTTTTCGTTCTTGATATAAATCGAATACATATATGTTGATAATGATGTGGTACAATCATCTTCATCTTCAGTCGACATCAATGTTACTTTAATATCATCATTATTGCGAAATGCTCGATTTATACTCTCATCTAAGTATTGTTCACTTAATTCATCGGAGTGTAATAAATTCATATACCCATTTGAGCTTAAAAGAAGTTGTTTAGTTTCGTTTTTAGGTATGTTGGTTTCTATTACAATATTACTAATACGCTTTACAACATCTGAAAGATTATCCTCGATGTATGTTTTTTTGTTAATTTCGTTTTCATCTACAAAATCGAATAAATTAAAATCTTCAACAACTTCTATATAATACATACATTACACCTCCAAATAATTTTAATATAGAAAACCTTAATTAAGGTTTTCTATATCTTTTATAAATTCATCAATATTATCAATAATATTAAATACTAATTTGACACATTCAGCACAATCATTATGATTATCTATCTCTAAATACTTAGCCGTTATCTTTGTTACTTCCTCTTTAACAACAGCTTCTTTAGCATCATTTTCATTTACTCCCATCATACCAAGATATCTCTTAAGCAATTCATACTTTTTCTTAAATTCATCATATACTGTAGGCTTTGTAATTTCCTTAACAATTTCTTTTTCTTTTGTAACTGCTTGTGTATTCATTGATTGTTTTTTAGTTATACTTTTTGGAGTTGATTTTAATATGTCTTCCATCATTTTTTCATATTCGTCATCTGCGATTTTAGACTCTGTAAAAGTATCCCATCTAATCATATCAGTTACATATGTTCTACCAGAAACTTCAACTACCTCATATTCAGGTTTTGCTATTGCTTTAAATTGTTGAGCCATTTCACCACTAGGATTTATATCTTCTGGTCTTTGTATTACACCTTTATAAATCCCTTCAGAATTTAATTCTATATCTAAGAAATCATTAACTGACACACTTCCAGTTGCCATATCTATGGCAAAAGCGAAGTGTGAACTCTTGCATACTACTTGATCTCCGACATTAAATTTATTCATAAGTTATAGCCTCCTATTATACATTATACGTTTATTATATATTATCAATCTCATTAAGAATATCTTCTATACCTGGTAAATTCATCCATTTCTTACCAAAGTTTATTACATCGCCAGAAGCAAAATCATTTAATAATTGTTCAGCATTACCTATATCACTATCTATCTTAACTTTACCAATACATGTCTCAGGTGATATATTAAATGCAAGTATTATTGAAGGATATAGAGAACTTAAGTCGAAATCTATTACTGATTCATATAAGAACTTACTAACTCGACCTGCTATCTCCATACCATTAAATGCTGTATGATTTGGATCCCCAACAACATATGTGTTAACTGTATATTGCTATACAGATCAGACTATATCATCGCCATTTCTGACGGCTCTTGTTTCCCTTTCGGTACTCTACTCCCTTATTAACGGTTTCGATAGTCGTTGAACCTTTTTTCAAGGCTGCTGATTGTCCATATAGGAGTTCCCAGCAATTAAAGAGCTTTAACGTGCGCCTGTTAGTTTAACGCACCACGTATCTTAGATGATTCGTCTTTAACATAAAGTTTACTACGGTTATTACTAATTATTAATCCTTTATCTCTATAGAATTTATCAGCTAGATTTCTTAAACACACAGTTTTCTTTAATGCATGTGTCACTCTAGTTTCTGTTAATGATGCAACTTTTTGGAATAGATCGAAGTCTTTATTCTTTTCTTCTATCTGTAATAACATGATAGCATCTTGTATATTGTAGAATAGGAACTTTCTATAATCTACAAAATGGAATGTTTTGATATCTCCTTCAACTTTATCTTTATGAATTCCTAATAATTTACCGCCTATATAATCCAATGCATATGATTCTTCTTTAGCTGATTTACGTAGGTTAGCATATATAGCAAGCTGATCAACATACACGCTATAGCCGTTAAATTCAAATAAGTCAGATTTATCACAAGGGTCGCTATTCTTCGTATCTATCTTAATATGAACTCCTTTATATTCTAAATCTTCTGGACAGCATACAGTTGCAGGATCGGCATCTAATCTTATTATACGATTATATAGATATTGGTAGTCGAATGTTGCATTCCATGCTGCCATAAAATCAGGTCTTTCAATTTCATTAACAATATAAAAGAATCTTTTGATTAAATCTAATTCATCATCAAATTCTTCTATCTTAAATTTAAAATCCCATTTAGTGTCTTTATATCTTTCTTTTAAATCATTTATTAATTCTTCTTGTCGGGACATACAATTTTCATAAGTTTCTGTATCATACTTAAGACATAATGTATATACATGTCCATTATCACAAACTAATGTTATAACATTGACTGGTGCCTCTGCTAAACTTGGTTCTGGGAAACCTACTATTACACTACCATCAACCTCTATATCCATGAAGGCCTTAGTTATACCAAATAAGTTTTCATCAGGATTATGCTTTTTATAGAATGCAGTTATATAACTGTCAACTATATTCTTATCAGTTCCATGAAAACCATAATCCAAATGCATTCGTCTTAATTTACTAAATACACCTTCACCACTATTAACAGCTTCAATATAGAAATTTTTTAGTTTACCATTCATTACACTAGCCATATCTTTATATAAATCGTCATATCTACATATTCTACCATTAACCTTTTCAGGTTCTATAAAGTTTACCATTCCTATGTCCATATATTCTGGTTTATTATAATAATACTTTAATTTAACGTCTTCTACATATTGAAACGTTTTATTACCATCTTTATCTTTTCTAACAAATACTATCTTTGTAGATGGATTATTCTTATTCTTATTAATAAGCATTGTGTTTACTAATTGATACATAGACATACCTCCAATTTCATTTAATTTAATACATGATCTACATACTCTTTTTCTGAAACTTCTGTGAAAAATAGTGATAAATTAGTTTGATCTATAATACAATGACAAAAATTTTCGAATTCTATAAAATTATCACATCTAATATCAAATTTTTCTTTAATTTGATTTTTTAAATCTTCAATATCTAATGAACTAATATAATCTACGATTGTATGATTATTCAACTGGACTCTCCAATATTTCATATAGATACCTCCCAAATTTCACTAATTTTCTGTTACTAAAATTTTGCAATTACAAAAGTGAATCAGCATAGGCTCTTTTAAAAGTTTTTGTAAGTTTCTCTATTATAATATGTCGTTCATTTTCAGTTAAATCAATATCATCATGATTAAATCCATTTCCTACTTTATAAGCATTTAAATAATAAGGTTCAAAATTATCAAGCTTAAATTTCATATAAAAACTGACGGCTCCATTTGTATCGTCGTCTTCAGCTAATGGCATCACCCATAAAGTAGCCAACCCAACATAATGAGTTTTATCAACTGACAGGTCTACATTAATTCTTTGAACATCTAATAACCCTTCTATATACATACTTATCATTTGCCATTCAAACATTAGTTTCCTCCAAAAATAAAACGTAGATAGGAATGTCCTATCTACGCTTGTTTAATTGATTATAAAGGTAATTGATATATTCTTGTTTTTCATCCATTAATTTTTTAAGTTCTTCATTTTCTTTACGTAACTCTTCATTTTCGTCTTGAACTTCTTTTAATTCATCTTCATTAGTATCTATGTTTTTAAGTTCTTCATTTTCCTGATATAATTCTTCTATCTTATATTCCATTTGTTCTATTGTTAAATCTCTATCATCTATACATTTGTCCATAATAAATATTGTTATTGCTGAAGCTAATATAGCAACTGCAGTTATTGCTAAAAATATTATATCTTCTCTTCCAAATTTCATTGTACTACCTCCTATAACATACTTTCATAAAATTCTTTTTCATTCACTTCTTTAAAATACCTATAATCGAGGAATAAATATTCCTCGTCTTTTTTACTTATTCCTATAAATTTAACATCTTCTGGTATAAACATCCAATCTGATTGACTCCATGTAATATCTTCTATAGAACAGTTTGGCTGTTTACTTACAAACTCATGCTTCATTATAGATGAAATGTGGTCTATAAATTCTTCTACATTTTCAACTTCATAATGTTCTTTTGTTTCTTTAGTTTTTTTCTTCCATGCTACAATGTACATAAAAAATGCCTCCCTATAATAATCTTTCAACATAATCTTTTTCAGTTATAATATCAAAATAATAGTAAGTTGAAACATACTCAGACAATATAAAATGTGAACTTTCACTTTTAGTAAATTCAATTTTTACTTTTAATACAGGATCATAAGAACCAAAATATGACATTGGATCCGAGATAGATTCTACTTCAATTTCAGTATCAATAATTCTTCCTTCTATCTTTTTATTGTCTATTGTAAAATCTATTACTTTTTGTACAAATTCTTCTCGGTTACATATTCTAAATTCTTGATATATATTATCGGTTCTATTATAGATTATTCCAATAAATTTTTCAATGCTTTCAACTATTCTAGCCATTTTAAATTACCTCCTATAATTCATACACAATTTTTTTATTACTCATTAAATCCTCATCATCGGTATCTAAATCATGACCTTCTAGTAATACTAAATTCATTGGATAACTAAAATACTCGTTATTATGACTTATAATGAATACTTGTTCTATACCCATTTTCTCAATTTGTTTTTGAATTATATCTATGAACAATCGTCTATTCTCAGAACTTAACGTTGCATCAACTTCGTCTAGGTATAAGATATTATATCTATCTATACTTTTTTCCATAATTGCTAATGATAATGAAACTGTAGTCATGGATAATTCTCCTTGACTTGCTTGTTTAATATCATTAAGCATCGTTCCATCACTTTTGTAGACTTCTATTAAAAAATCTCTAGCTGTAATATTGAATTTAATTTGGAATGCTCCATCGTATGCAACATTTAATAATTCGTTTACTCTATCACTAATATCTTCTAAATATGTCTTAATAAATAATACCGGGAATCCTTGTTTTGGATCTAGGGTATCTCTTAATGCTTTATACTTACTAAAATCTTTATTAAGTGTATTATATCTTTCAGTTATATCTTCGGCTAGTATAATTTTGCGGTCTAATTCTTTAACATTACTTTTATGGATTGTAATAGATTGCGTAAGTTTTTCAATTTCTTTATTAATAATACCTAGTTCATTACTAATTTCTTTAGAACGCTGAATAAGTTTTTTATTGTTAGTTACAAATTCATTAGATTCATTAACTTTTTCTAAACTATCAGTCACTACTTTTCTTGCATCTTTTACTGAATTTAAGATTTTTAATTTAGCATTAGCAACATTCATTCTTTTAATTAGTTTTTCAGCTTCAAGATTTATCTTTTCAATTTCTGATTCAAGTATTGAAAGCTTTACATTTGAATCGTTATACTTATTCTGAGCGTCTTCTGCCAATTGTTTATCTTTCATTAAATTATCTATCTTAGCATTTACTAATTCTAATTTAGATTTATTGTTTGCAATCATATCTTTCATCATTACATACATTTGCATAGACTCTAATTTCTTAATTTCTCTATGTTTTAATTCTCCAAGATTAGATTTCATTTGTTCTAATACATCTGTAGGATCAACTTTCCATTGTTGACTGAAATTAATAATTTTTTGTATATACTCATTATATTCGTCTATTGAACTTTTTCTGTTATCTAATTCTTCTATGGCTTTAGCTAATCTAATTTCTTCATCATAAATTTTTGATTTAGAGTCAATTTCATTTTGAGCTTCTAAAGCAGTTTTAATGAAAGCACAAGTCGGTATAATACAATTTTTGGGTCTATCCGCTAAAACATTAGTTAAAGATTTTAATTGTTCTAGCCTCATAATTTCTTTTTTAATATCATTTAATTCTTCAGTTACTTGCATGTAAGTTATCTCATCAAATGTTTTATATATTGGTGCTGATGCTTTCATTATTATATGTCGTTCTGTATGTGTATCGATAGACGACAGTGTATCCCAATAATTATTAGTATTATTAATTTTTAATAATATTGATTCAGCGCTTTCATTTGTTTTTATATAAGAATCTATTATTACATCTGCATCTTCAATATCAATTTCTAAATCTCTTTTTTGCTTTAACATCTCTTTTAAATCTTCTTCACTATATTCGACAGATGTCATATTATTAATTAAATCTATTGTATTATTATACTCTTTAACTAATTCATTTTTTCTTTCATTTAGCATATCAACTTTGGTTTTGCATTCAATTGCTACATTGCTTTCTACCATTATACTATCATTAATGCGTTTATCATCATAGTCTTTTAAATTTGCATACTTATTGTAAAGTTTATCCAGTTCAGCTTGGTTTTGCTTATATTCTTTTTCTGCTATCTTTAATATATTACCATATTCATCTAATTTATCATTTAATTCATCAGCATGTATATCTTTGGCTTCTTTTTCTAATTGTACCTTTTTGCCAGTATTAAATACAATAGAACCATTTAATTCATTAATTTCTGATTCTATTGTATCTCTGTTAGCTTTCATTACGTCAATATCTCCGAGTTTTTCAAACTCCCCTTCTAATTTCTTTAGTTCTTTTTTCTTAACATTAAAATTACTATTAGCAACTTCATATGCTTGTAATACATCGTCTATATTAGGTATAAAATTTCCAATATACTTCTTGCGATCTGAACTGTTCATAGACACGAAACTATCAATACCAGCGCCTAGTTTACCAATTTTAATATATTCCGTGTCTAAATTTAATTCATCTTTTAGTACATTTAAAAATGATTTAACTCCTCCATTATCATTTAGTTCTACACCATTCTTTTCAATAAATGACTTATTGTTCTTAGGTTCATAGTAATGAGTTATCTTGTATTCATCTGAACCGTCTTCTAACCATAGTTCTTTTACCCCAACAGTTTCTTTGATAATTAAATCTTTTCTATCATCAAATGTTTCTCTAAATGGTGTAAGGCATGACATTAAAACACTCTTACCTTTACCATTGGCTGCTAAAAACATATTCATCGTATTCTCTGAATTAAATTCAATATCAATTTCTTTCAACCCTGTTCCTGCATAAATACCCGCAAAGTTTTTTAATTTTATACGTGTTATACGCATTTAACTTCACACTCCTTCCATTGATATAATATGTAAACAAAATGCTTATTAGAAATCTGCAATTTCTACTTCGTCACCATCAATGTTTAATGCTATATATTCGTCATCGTCATTTAAGCTAAATACAATTTTTTTGTAGGCATCTGGTATTTCTACATTTAAAACTTCATTGTAATCTTCATCAACCGCTATTACATCACCTTGCATATTACATATAAATTTAATACCTTCTGGAATGAGTGATTCTTCAATTATTTCTTCATCAATTAATTCAAAAACTTCTAATTCAGCTTCATAGTCAATATCTTCATCAATTTCTAGACCCAATTTTTTAGCTAATGCTTTATCGGCTTCTTCTTCATTTGAAACGTGATCCATAAAATTAGTAGGATTCTTAAGTTCTTCCATACCAACTTTACCTTTCATAACCATATCATACATTTGCTTAGCGACTTCAAGAGTATATTCTTCGTTACCAACGTCTTTACGATTACGTATAATACTTAATTTAGTATCCATCATAATTTTTTTAGTATTAACTCTTTCTTTAGCCATTTTCATTTTGACTTCTTTTAGTTTGACTAGTGTTTCAGACTGTTGCAATAAGAAATTGTACGCTCCACTACCAGCTTGTGTTTTAGTTTTGTTTTTTACATTATCGTAGTGGATTTTCATTTCGTCATATAATTCTTGCATGGCATTCATTTCTGCATTTAATAAATCAATATCTTCTTGGTACAGTTCATCAATATCAGATAATCCTATCTCATCTATTTTTCTTTTTTCGTCTGCCATCTAACCACCTTCTCCACCAACTTTTTTTAGGTTTCTCTTGTTCTTCAGCTTTAACTAATATAACTCCATAAGCTTGACACTCTTCTTTAAGTATAGGATAAACGCTTTCTTTACCACTATATATTATCTTGGCAATTTTTGGGTTTCTACATATGTCTACTAATTGAATTATATCCTGTTTGATATCTTTACATTTGACTTCAAAAGTATCATCAATAGCAATACTATTGTCTAAACAAAAACTAAGTATTTTAAGTATTTCTCCATCTGGTTTTTCACTATATGCTAATGTAGCTACAACATCTTTTTGAATACCTATACCTAATATAAATTTACCTTCTGATTCTTCAAATTGTCTAACTTGTTCATGAAAATAGTATCTAGTTCTTCCCTCTCTATAAGGTGTTATTTTTCCAGCTTTTTCCATTCTTTCTAACGTTTTTAATGATATTCCTACTAAGTCAGTAAACTCTCGACTCGTCATTCGTTTGTCTTCCAATATAATCAGCCCCCTTATATAGTTAATTTCAAAAAAAAGAAGGGAAATATATTTCCCTTCTATAATTGTATGTTTTTTACATTTTATAATTGTAATTCTACTACTTCTTTATTCATCTTCTTGACATATTCTTCATAATTATCTCTAATTGTACATACTACTTTTATTAATGTCAAAGCAGATTCTCTACTGATAGGATATTCTATAATGTAATCATCTAATTTTTCAGATTTAGGTATTACAAATTTCCATCCTTCTTTATCTTTACCATAATACCACATATCAGAGTCATTTATTGTGCATGATTTAAAATTGCCAAATCGATTTCCATAATAGAAAAAGAATGGTTCTAGTTCGTATGTTTCTGAATGTATTAATACGCTTATATTATGAACGTTGTTACAATTATAGGCATTTCGTTTATAAATAGTGAACATTAAATATCCACCATCTACTTCCGATGCTTCTTCGTCTAATTGAAAATTAAATTTTCCTAATGTAAACACTTAATTCCTCCTTTATTCTAAAATTTTTATTAATTCTTCTTCTGTTATTATAGGTATTCCTAATTCTTTTGCTTTTTTATTCTTACCGGATACAGAATTAATATCATTGTTAACAAGATAGTCTGTTTTACTTGTTACACTTCCTACTAATTTATATCCTCTAGTTTCTATATATTCTTTTACACTGTCTCTTGTGAAGTTATTAAGTTTTCCTGTAACTACAAACGTATATACTTTAGAAGCTGTTTTTATTGTATCTTTAAAATTCTTAATGTTTATATGCTCTAACAACTCACTTATCATATCTTCTCTAACAGTTAAACCTTCTTCTAAATACTTAATTGTCTTATCTCCTATTCCGTTAATACTGATTAATTTAGTCTTAAGTTCACCAGCATTGTATATATCTATGAATTCGTCAAATGTCATAACTTTAAATATTAGCTTAGCGGTATCTCTAGATATCTCATCAATTCCAAGTCCACCTATAAGTTCATAGTCAAATACATCTAATTTGTCGTTTATAGCTTTTTTAAATTTCTTAGCCATAATTTCACTGTTAACAGCTAATGCCATGTCTTTTTCACTGCAACTATATAAATCAGGTATAGATGTAACTACTCCTTTTTCAAACATCATGTGAACATATGCCGCACCTATTCCTTTTAAATCTAGTTTATTAATCCAGTTCATTATCTGACCTTCCATTTTACTAGGACATAAAGGATTGCCACATTTTACATAAGTTTCTTCTCCAAATTCGTTAACAACTATCTCAACATCACCATTACATTCAGGACAATGATCTATAAATGGGATTGGTTCTATAATTTTGTCAGTTGCTAATGGTTCTATATAAGTTAAAACATCATTTCTAAATTGTACTGTTATAGGAGATCCTACACCTAAATTAAGCTCTTTAAATCTCTTATAGTTTTGTAACGATTGTTTTTCATGTGTAGCTCCTATAAAATGTACTGGTTTATAATAGCATACAGGTGTTATTATTCCTGTACCATTTTTAGACAGCCAAAATTCTATTCTTTCTACTTCACTTGTCTTTTCCATATATGGGAATTTTAATGCTATTGCAAACTTAGGTATGTCTTTACTATCATTTGTATATCCTAATTTATCTCTCAATCCTTGGTCTAATACTTCTATTACTATTCCATCTATCATACATTCCATACTGTCTGACACACGTTTTTGTTGTAAATCATTATATAACCACTCTATATCACTCATTACTTCATCTAGCGTTCCAACAGATTGATACATATTATTCATGTTAATATTATCAGGTATATATTGTTCCATTAATTGAATTTCATCAAATCTGCTTATTCTTTGTCCTTTCTTACGTATCCATAATGGAACAGCTGTTAAATACTTAGCATACTTAACACCATCATCCATACTAAATATACCGCCAACAACACTACGAGGGTTCTTATAATCTTTTTCAGTATCTTTCAAATATTGTTCAAAGTTTTTATAAGTCATAATGATTTCATACTTGATACCAAAATCACCTTTCATTTCTTTAGGAAATGTTCTAGGTATTGCTTTTAACAATGCTGTTACATCTTTTCCTTTTCCGTCTCTACCTCTTGTTAACCCCATTGTACACTCACCATCGTGCATTGTTTCAACAACAGAGTTACCATCATACTTCCATGTTATAACAACTTCAACCTCTTTATCACCAAATATACCTTTTAACCATTCTTTAGTTTCTTTTAAATTATTAACTTTATCTAATGTTCCTACTAAATCTATAAATTCATGATCAACATCTACTTGATTAGTTCTAGGTGCAGCTCCTATTATAGTTTGATTAGTATACTTACGGTACATTTTATATAAGTCATCATAAGTTTGATCATCTATTATTCTTTCGTCAGTATTGTAATACAAATCGGACGCTTTTTCCAATAAAGCTTTAATGTCTTTTTCATACTTTTTAAAACTATTCTTTAAATTTAATTCAGCAATGCAATTTTGATGCATTTTTAATAAAGACATTATCTCTTTCATATTATTCATATTACTTTACCTCCTCAAATAAATTTTCTAAACCTTTTAAATTCATTGCAAAGAATGATTTCTCAGTAATTTGCACATCCCAGTTGTTTTTAAATAATACGAATGATTCACCATCTTTCACATAAAATCTTTCAACTAATAAGTTCATTCTTCTGTATTCTCCAGTCGCATATCCTGGTGTAGCCCAATCTTTGTTAAAATCTAGTGGTATCTTTCTACTAAACATATTGTATACTAAATAGAAAGAAATTCCACTACATTTACCTTGATAAAATTCTTTCATAGATTTTGTAATATATCCCATTCTTGTAGCTTGATCACCATCGTCTAACAATTCAACTCTCATACGTCTAGGTAAACTATTAAATTTAGATTTCTTTAAGAAATTAGATCCTTCAACCTTTAGTCTATGTTCAAATATAATATCTTTAAATGCATTTTCAACTCTAATATAAGCTTCAACTAGCGAATTTAAATAAGATATATCAATTTCATCAGAATGTTCTATATGATATATTATTCTACTTTCCCATATAGCGTTTAAAGATCTTTGTAATAATTTAGCCATATCATTTCTAACAACATTATTCATAAAACTACCTCCTAAAATTTAATTTGATTTTGAGTAATTTTTAAATTGTTACTCAAACTTATAATATGCAAATGAAAAAAGAACAGAATATCATGATATTTTTTGAAATAAGGAGGTTCAATATGTTCGTAGAGGTAAAAGATAATAAAATACGTATTAAGAATATGAATATGACAAAACTGTTAGCTAGAATAAAAAACCTATATGAAGAAAAAAATATTGCTAAGATATTTGATCAGCAATATAGTAAAAAAGATTTAATGCTTTATAACATGAAAATAATTAAATCTAAAGAAAAAATGAAAATAGCAACTCTTGAATGTCATTTATTTTTTGCATTAGAGATATTAACATTGTTTGAAGAATTAGACATGAAATATAATTCTTATCAATATCGAATAATTATGTCTGAAATTAGACAAAAAACATGGGTTGGAAAAAAAGAAGATTGGCAAGAAAGACCGATAGATATGTCACCATTAAACGGAATTAGATACGATCTTAAAAATTATCAATCAGAATTTATAAAAACTTACAATACTCGTAAAATAAATAACTCACTTCGTGGTCTAATATTAAGCTTTGATCAAGGTTTAGGAAAAACTCTTACATCAATAGCACTTGCTGAATGTCTGAAGGTTCAAAAAGTATATATCGTATGTCCAAATTCATTAAAAGAAAACTGGGCAGTTGAGATAAAACAGTATTTCTATAAATATGAAAATAATGATAAATTATACTATGACGAAGTTTTCATAGTAGGTGGTAAAAAGAAATTTCAATATAATGCAGATACAACTAAATATGTAATAGTAAATCAAGAAGCTATTGCAAAACTTGGCCCATATGTAGATAACAAATCAAATATGATAATTGTCGATGAATCTCATAATTTCCGTAATTTTAAAGGTAAACGTGTAATAGAGTTAATACAATTTGCTAAAAAAATAAAATGTAAAGATATTCTATTAATGTCAGGTACACCTATAAAAGCTTTACCTAATGAAATTATACCTTCAATGTTATTAATAGATCCATATTTTGATATGGAGGCTGCAGTAGTATATAACAGAATGTTTAACGTTGACTCACTATCAAGTAGTAATATAGTTAAGAACCGTTTTAAACGTATAATACATCGTCGTACTAAAGATGAAGTACTAAAATTACCAACTAAACATGTATTGAGAATGCCATTAACAGTTAAAAAACCTGGTTTATATGAAGTTGAATCTGTAACTGCAGAAGTAAAAGCTTTATTTGAAAAATATATGAAAGAAGAACAACCTAATTTTGAAAGATATAAACGTGAATATATAGAGATGCTTAATCAACATAAAATGTACTGCCCAAGTGATGAATTTAATTTATATATGAAATTTGTCAATAATTTCCCTGATAAAGGATTAGAAGATTATCATGAAGTGGAACAAATAAAAATTGAAGAATTTACAAAAACTAATATATATCCTAGAATGTCCCCTGCTGAATTAAAAGTATTTAAAAAAGCAGAAACTATGTCCATCAGACTTAAAGAAAGTTGTATGGGTAGAGCTGTGGGACAAATATTATCTAGTAGACGTGCTGAAATGTTTATAACTATGTTCGAAGAAAATAAAAAGAAATTAATAGATATGATTGTAAATAATGATAAGAAAACAGTTATATTCTCATCTAGTTTACCAGTAATTAAATATTTACAAGAAAGTTTAGAAAAAGAAGGAATAGGAAACGTAGCTATTGTAGGTGGTACTGCTAATAGAATGGACTTAATAGATAAATGGAAAAAAGATGATAACTGTGAAGTATTATTAGCTACATCTCAAACACTTAGTACCGGAGTTACATTAATTGAAGCGAACCAAATGTTTTTCTTTGGTACTCCTTGGAGACAGGCAGATCAGTCGCAATGCGAAGATAGAATATATCGTATAGGGCAAACTACAGATGTGCATATATACATAACTATATTAAAATCTGCTAAATCTAACCTAAGTACTAGAATGGATGACATATTAAACTGGAGTGATATAATGTTTACCGGATTTATGGAACAATAACACTGAAAAGATCCCATACGACTGAGTAGATCGTATGGGATTAAAAAATAGGAGGTATTTATTATGATTAATTATTTGTTTATAAAATAAACTGTGAAACTAAAAAAAGAAAGTATTTTAATAATACTTTCTTTTTTTAGTTTAACTATATAGCTAAACTAATTCTTAAACATTCTTCCATCTCTTTCATTTCTTTTTTGTTTAATATATAATCTGCATTTAATCCTAATTCATTAGCTGGAACAGTTCTAATATGCTCTAAGAATAATGTAGCTTCTGTTTCTAAATGAACATGTGTATCTATTCCACGTTTTTTACTTTTTGTTGTTAATGCAACTATATATTCATTTGTATCTTTGTTATATCTTAATATAGCTGCAGGTCTTTCTCCATGTAGTTCATATTCTTCTAGTTTTCCGTCATCAACATTTAGCCATCTTACTTGTCCTCTTTTAAATTCTTTTTCTGTTATTAAGAATTCTGTTAGTTTTTTGTTTAATTCTATATCTTCTTCTTTAGTTAATTGTCCATAAGGTTTTGGTGTAGGTATTAATCTTATTCTATCTATTGTGTTTATGTCTTTATAATTTATGAAATAGTTTCTATTGAATAATTTTATCATTGGGTAATTTTTAAATTTATCTTTGTTATAATTAGTTGCTTCGTATAATGGAACAATTATAACATTTTCAGCATAATGGTTGCCTGTATCATTTTGTATAACAACTACGAAAGGTTTAATTTCTATTCCAAAACTATTCATACCAAGATCTGCTTGGTATATTTCTCCTCTAGTCGCTCTTACTAAACCATTATTATCTAACATATAATTACCACCTTTCACCATATTTAATTTAATTTTTTTAATTAACTTAGATGAATAAAGATATTGATAAATTGTGAATAAAGATAAAATATTTTATCTTTATTCACAATTATAATATATAATTTAAAATTTTATAGATACGGTTTATCGTTTATTCTTTAACATTGCTTTAGATTCTTCTAAAACTGTTTTTGCGCTATCTATTGTGTTTTTTTGGATTTGACGTTGTTCTTTAAGCTGTTCTTTAGCCTGCATTATTAATTGAGGGTTGGATGAGTTTCTAGCTTTAGAAAATATCATATTAGCTTTCATTAAAACTCTTTTCATGGGGTTATCAAATTTTTTAACTTGTTCCATTTTAAAATATGCTTGTCTTAATAGGTTAGACCCTCCTCCATTGCCAGAGACATCTATACGATTTTTTAGTTTAGCTAAATTATCATCTATAGTTGCCATAAATTTAGACCATTTCTCTTTTATCGTAGTTACTATTAATTTGAATAATTTTGTAAGAGTATCTAATTGTCTATCATACGTCGTTTGTACAACTTGTTTGGCCTGAGAAGAACTAACGTCAGCTCCAAATTCATTATATATGTTTAAATTATTAAGTGATTGGCTCATTTTTTTTCGCTCCCATCCTTTTATTATCATGATGGTATGTTTTATTAATCTAATGTTTCATAAATACGAATTTCTCTAAAATTGTCGTCATATTCTTGAAGTTTTTCATCTGAAAAATCTTCTGAAAATAGCACGTATCCAAAATCAGGACACATTGCCGCAACTTCTTTATTGTTTTGAAGCGAGTTATCTAAAATGTCTATTACATTTTTAGGGTGATCTTCAAATATAATATTGATTTTATCTTTATCTTTTATATACTTATTAATATAATCACTCTTGCGTTCTTTTAAAGGAACACGTATTAACTCCGATTTATCTCCAAAATTAAAATGTTTATCCATAAATCTTTTTTTACTTTCCCATGCAGGGCCTTCATCATTTTTGCTTACAAAATATATCTTAGCGACTTTTGTTGTTTGACATAAGTCTCTTATGGCAATTCCCATTTTTGTAGGTTCTAAGTCATCATAAAAATCTATAACATCGCAAACATCTAATATTGCTTCATTAATTTCTTTAGGAACTTTGTCTAATGGAATATCAGGATTTGCGAGCCATTTGTTTAAATAATATTCCCCTCTTTCAAGAACTATATCCTTATTACATAATAGTTTATCTAGTGCCAAATACTTATTCATTATTGGATCGTCTTTATATTGTTCGTATAACATTTTACACCATTTTGGTGTTTGTAATACTAATATATCGTCTATATCGCATATTATATATAATTTTATAGCTTGTGTTTCTTGAAATTTGTTTCCCATAGGCCTATTCTCCTTTTTTAAAATAGTAACATTATCCTAAAGATGGATAATGTTACTTGCAATTTGAGTTTTATTAGCGGTAACTGGTCTAAATCCTATAGCTTCTAATATTGGAAGTCCCGGTTTCATATTGTCATTTACTATAGTATCAATATCAAGATGTTCTATTATCCAATCGTCTAACTTATCTAAATCTTTTGGTACACATATTACTGTTGTACCTTTAGATTCTAAATCTGGAAATTCTTTAAATAATTTTTCTGTCGCTTCTTTAACAAAGTCAGGTATTGTTGGATCTTCAAATATATTGTCTATTGCAAGTTTAACAGTGTTTACTTTAGTTGGTATACTAATTTCTTTTTCTGGATATATTGCATTCCATAATAAAGTCCCCCTTACTGATTGTATACCAAATGGTAATTTATAAGTTTCAATCATATTAATTTTATCTGGTTTTGTAAATCTAGTTTCACCTTTTGCAAGTGATTCTCTTATCTCACTTTCTAATTGTTGATACTTGTAAACTACTCTGCTAAGTCTTATATCATCTGCTAATAGAATATCATTTTGTAGTATATCTGTAAAATGTTCTCTTACATCTTTGTTTACAGAAACTTTCTTAATAGGTAAACCTTTAATATCTAGTCCTCTTTCAGGTGGTACTAAGTTACCTTCTTGAAGTGCAACCATTCCTCCATAGTTTTTCTTATTCTTAGTTAACATGATACGTTTATAGAAAAATTCATTTTTCATCGCAATAATAGGACGTTTGGCTGTAGGTATTCCTAAACTAGTAGTCATTTCCCAATATTGTTTTGCTATAACTTTTCCTAACAAATAACCACACACATTAGTAGTTGTCATTCTGTTTAGGTCGTTATCTTTAAGATTGAACATATCAAAGCATGTTTTAACAAATGGTTGTAGATAAAGGAAATTTGAATCAGTATCACGCAAATGTTTAAGCCGGCTCGCCAGACCGACCCAATGGATCTAACTATTTCTAGTTAGGCCAGACCATATCAACATCTTAATAAAATAAGATGGCACCCATTTCCACTCTCATTATTGGCTTAGAGTGTACGTCATTACGACTGGTCGTTGAACTTTAAATGTATTAAAATATGAATCTAATACCGAATTAATATTCTTATAACTTTCGTATCCAATTCTTAACAATTTTAAATTATTATCCTCGCAAAATTTATTCTTTGCTGCGTCTCTTTTTTTAGTTTCTTCTAATTCTGAAATGTTTTTTCTAAAAATTCTTCATGTGTTAATTTTCTTGTCATGTAGTATCACTCCAAATTTTTAATAGTAATACGAAATTGTTATCGGTATCTTCAAATTTTAATACAAATCTTAGCTGCTGATTGCCCAATCCTGATTATTTTCAAACATTCACGCTCATCCTCACGGATCACGTTGTAGTTAATCAGGCTCTAAGGGGTTCCCAGCAATTAGAATGCTTTCGACATATTATCACTAATATGAAGGACTAATTAATTAATCGTTAATACTGTTTTTCTTTCTCTTACATCTGCGTTATCCCAACAATAGAAATCTTGATTATTATAGTATACCCAGTTTTCAAGAATCTCCCAAAGTCTATCTATATTCTCTTTCATTTCTTCAGGCGGCTCATTTGGATCTAGAAATTTGTCATTTCCTAAGATACCAGACATTAAATCTTGAACTGTCTTACTATGTTTTACAATTTCAAGAAGATTGTTACGATAATAAATTCTATTCAATTCAACTTGAGATAATGATTTTATAAACTTAGCAACTTGTACCATTTCTGGATTGTTGTCTGTTTTATCAACTAGATAGAAATATAAATCTTTCATATCAACGTCATCAATTTCAATATCTATATAATCTTCTTCTAATATATTAATCATATATTGAAGTACATCATCTTGAGAACGGAACATGATGTTATTACCGCAGAACTTCTCAAATATATTAACTGCCGTCATTATTATACGTTGGCCACTGAAAGTGATAGAGGGGCCGAAGTATGGATGATAAAATATACTATTAGCTTCTATACTTGCTCCATAGAATGAGTTTGCTAATAATTTTAGTGTTAGCTGTATCATCTTGTAGTTATTGTGTAATACTGGATCTGTATCTGCATACTTGAACATTTGCTTTTTAGCAACTTTACGTTCTTTAAGAAGCATATCGACCATTCCAGCCAATTCATTAGGAGCATTTTCATGTGATCGATATAAAGCGCCAAATGGAGTTATTATTAAATCTTTTTCTCTTATAAATTGAACTAATTTAAACACATTTGTTCTAGTACCTTCTAATTCACATTCAGGTATCTTCATTTGTTCTTTCATCTTCTTAACAACTATCTTTTCAATCTTTTCATCAGGAACATCAGGTCTTAATCGTTTGATATTCTTTATCATTCTTTCTTTGTATTCTGTTAATATATTCATAAATACCTCCCATTTAAATTAATTTAATTTGATGTTACTTATAAATTAAAAAGTGAATGACTAAATTTAGTCATTCACTGCATTATTATAATATACTCTTAAAACTTATTCTAATGGACAACCATTTTCATACCATTGTTGTATTAATATAGGTGTATTTTCATTCATTTGTATTGTAGCTATATAATCGTCATGAGCTATAATAATAGGTATTATTTGAGCCATATTAATTCTTATATCAGTTGCAGATCCTCCAACTTTAATATAATGTAATAATCCTATATTAAGAATATCTTTAGACATATTGCATAATCTTGAAAGATCTATTGAATTAACTTCAAATATAGTAGATACTGCTAAATTACCATTTTCATCAATTACATTAAACCAGCTAGTGTCTATTATAACTTTAAATTCACTAGGTAATAACAAACGACTTAATCCAGTTACAGAATCAGTCATCAATATATTTACATTTCTTGTAGCTTGATGCATTTCTATTTCAAATACCATTCCTGTTTCATAATCTTTAAATGACAGTTGTGAAACACCTTTTAGTGATTCTACATTTTGTCTAATGAAAGCAGAACCAATATCAGCAAATAGAGCAACACCTGTAAGATCTACTGCACCTTTTTGAACTAATGAGCGTCTACAATCAACTCTATATAATTCATTATTATTAATTTTTATCCCGATGTACATTCCTTCCATTTTTATGTGTTCCTCCTCTATTTGTTCGATTTTATTTACATTATATTAGGTTGTTTGACTGAAAAAACAACTAAGTATGATAAACGGAAATGAATAGGGGGTAACACAATGGAAATAGATTATAACAAGACTCGTTATTTAGACAAATACATGAAATTAGATAATTTAACGTATGAAATTGTATCTCAAGAAGATATTAATGATATTAAAAATGTAATAGATTTTGCAGAAGGATTAGTAATTAAAGATTATGACGAAGCAATGAAATATGAAACTTTAGAAATAAGTACAGCTGCCGATACTTACACGTCAATAGTGATGGATATAGGGGTTAGCGGGCTTACTGATTTAGAGAAACAAACAATACTTAAAACATATAAAGAAAAAAATAAGTATTATTTAAAATTAAATTCGGAATATAATATTGATTACTTTACAGCTAGACAAGCTAAAGATTTCGACATACTTAAAGCAACAAATAACTCGCTTGGAGATAGTGACAAAGCCATATTTCTTCAAGCCTATCATGACACAGTAAATTATTACTTCCAAGTTATTCACACATCAGGCCTTAATGGAGAGCCTCTATATAAGGAATATTTTAGAGAATTAGTTATATTTTTTGCAATTCAAAAGTATTTGACTAAAAAAATGGAAAGATTTTTTGATGTAGATCGATATACCAAAACTGATTGTAAAAATACATTTATAAGTTATGGATTAGATTATTTTGATGGATTGCCACTTACTTATCAGCGTAAATTAATTAAAAAAATAAATACCATTATACAATATAAAGGAACTAATAAATGTTTTGAAGTAATACTAGATGCATTTGGTTTTAATAATATTAAAATAAATAAATACGTTTTAGCTAAAGATTGGAATAATGATGATGTTTTTTTCTATAAAACGCCAATAGATCAGGTAACAAACGTTGAAACAGATGAAATTGTTTCATTTGAAAATGTTGTAGGTGGAGACGCATTATGGCAGGCAACCAAAGAAGAAGTATTACAACATGATTTTAATATAGTTGATTCTAAGTATCTATCAATAAATATTTTTAGTGATATTGTAAAAAATACAACGAATACTGCGTATTTTGCTTCATTAATATATGCGATTGAATCTAGATTTAATATTTATAAAGATAAAGAAAGATTTAAATTTGTTAATAAAAATATATCGCCACAACCAATTGATGTATTTAATGCGATTATTGCAATAACTATAATGATTCTAAAACGTAATAAGCTTAGTACTAAAATTAATTACACCAATATAGGTAAAGGCATATGGGGATTCGGGTCACTAAGTTCTAATGAAAAAATTGAGAAATTTTTAAAAGAATTGCAATATGAAATAATAAATAGTCGATATTGGTTGGATAAGGAAGGTAAATACACATTATTATATGAATTCTTTGATACATTCGCTTTAGAATCATTTACACAAGCAAGCGTATATACTAGAGATTATATAAAATCGTATTACCAGCAACATGATGAAATATATGAACAATTATTAAGATCTAGTCACTATTACAAATTTAATAATATATATGAAAAAATTAAAGTTGGAAAAGGTGATTCTGAATATATACTTTTTGATTGTTTACAATTTTATAGTGAAAAATTGATACGTAACAATCTCAGTATTACTGATTTTAAAAAACGTTTCCCAAACTTATATGACTATTTAATAAAATATAATATATACAAATATAATAATGATACTAAACCATTTGAAAATTTCAAAAGAATAATTGAAAATAATGTTAATGTTGAAATACAACTTGAAATGTTACTAAACAATATAAATAATATAGAATTAAATCAACTTTATGTTAAAAATGGTTTTGATATACGTTGTTTCGTATTATTAAAAGATATTATAGATTATAACCGTAGAGATATATTAACTGCCGATAATATAGATCGTTACCGTTCTGTATTAAAGAAAAACCCGGCAGATATTTTATACTATGATGATCTTAATTGTTATTTTGAAATGTTCACTCAATTTAATATTCAACAAGATGAGTATTACAGTATTGATGAATTTATGTCAATATTAAAATATAATATTGGTTTAAAAGAACAATTAGAAAAATTTATATTAGATACGAATAATTATACTTTATATAAAAATTATATGGAATTATGGGAAACTGCCTTTACAGAGCCTCAAAATATGAATTTATATATGATTAATGAATGTAAAACATGGGATGACTATTTAATGAAAAATGATATAGAATTATATAACCATATAAAAATTCCAATATCAGTTGCTGGAGATGAAATTAAAGAACAAGAATGGTACGATAAAACAATTTTTGAATTAACTGAAACTTTGGATATTTTCGTAAACGATCCTGCGTGCAACTATTTTATAGAAAATGAATTTATAGGAATTAGTGATTTTGTTAAAAAATATATAACTATTACATTAATGGTTTTTAAAGCATATACTACTGACATTCTTGACAATGAATATAATTATATATATGATGAGCCAGTATTTAATACAGTTAGAATGTTTGATGAATTTGTTATTTCATCTGAAGAATCAATAGATACAGATTGTTTTGATTTACAAGAAACACATTCTGAAACTGAAATATTTAATCTAGCTGAACAATTAACTTATAGTGAAAATATTAAATTTAAAAATATTATACTTGAAACTAATGAAAATGGTGAATTAATACTAGACGTGAATGGAGATTATATAGAAAAATATTCATATGACGAAGATGAAATTTCATGTGACACTAGATATAATATAAATTGGTAAAAAAAAGAAGTGTCCCAGATATGGGACACTTCTTTTATAGTATTGTATCTGTATAATACTTTTTGATACTTTTAGCAAATTTCCTATCTTCAAACTTATCACTAATCTCGGTTATGAATTTAAAACCTTCAATTTCACTTTTTGAAATTGAACGTCCGTACTTAACACGTTTCATAGCTCCTATAGTTCTAGTTGAAAATAGTTCGGAATATTCATTATTAATTAGTTTAACACAATTATCTATGAAGATAATATTAATATTATTAATAAAGTCCTTGTAATGTTCAGTCTCATTGGCAATTTCTATAAGAGCTAAATTGATTTCAGCTAAAGAAGAAATACAGCTCTTGAAACTACTAGCATCTGTTGCCCATTTATATCTAGGTTCAAATACACTACTATAACCTTTATCTGTTTTAACAGAGTCAAATATAGGAATACCTAAATATAATGTAGATACAGTTTCATTGTAATACTTTGAATTTTTATAGCAATCTAACATTTTTAATACAGATAAAAGTTCTTTTTTCTGATGATTCAAATTAGTTAGATAATTACAAACATTATCAAATGAATAAAATCTTTGACAGTAGTTTGTTATTCCAGTTTTATCCATAATATCATTTATTAGATAATGATATTGTTGAATTGATTTTAGATGGGTATCTAGTAGTTCTTTGTATTCATCAGATGCAAACTTCGAAATTGTAACATTTCTATCATAATTTGCTTCTTTAAGTAACAATGCAAATATCATAATCCAATAAACAGTATCAGAGTCTAATGTACTATCTTCTATTATATTATTCAATAATACACTCCATAGATTTGTATTCCTTGCGTTTCTTTTAACATCATACGAATCAAACTTATCAGGAATTGAAAATTTTTGTACTAGTTCTACATTCATGACAGTTACTAAAGCTGCTCTAAATAAAGGATCTTTTATATTATCTTCATTGATAAGTACTACTTTATCCGGTTTAAATGCATCAACTAATTCACCACTATGTCTTTTCTTAACTTTAGTTTTAATAAATGATGTGTACTCTAATCCTAAATAATTTTCAAATTTTATAGATTCTTTATAATAATCTAAAGATACAATGAATGACTTTTCATCACTTGTTATATTAGCTATTGTAGACATTATTGCTTTTGTCATAAAACAGTAATCATATATAGACTTGCATTTAATAGAATTTGTAACGTTGTTTAATTGGTTTACTAAATTTGTATTCATAAAATACCTCCCATAAATTTAAATTTAATAAATATATGTGTAAAGCAAATGCTTTACACATATATTCTATATTCCATTATTAGTTTATTATTAAGAGTTTTTAAAGATTTAGTACCAAATGTCACTCTGCTAAATAATTCCATATCTTTATATTGTTTTATATAATTATCTTCGCATGCTCCTTTAGTAGCTGCCATTTCTTCTTTAAACTCGGATTCAGATATTGTTATTAATTCTCCATTTTCGTCTTTTAAATAATTTAGATCTGAGTCGATTTTAATATAGTACTCTTCAGCCAGTAACAATCCCAATTCATTAAAGAAGAAGCCTCTAGCGTCCCAGTTTTCAATAGTTAGTTGTAACTCAGCATACATTTCATTACTTTCAGTATTAAAATTAAATTTAATATTATCAAAAGTTTTAGCAAAATAACTAACACTATCATCTGCGTTCTCTTCAGCCCAATGATATACTTCACGTTTAGCTTTATTAAAATTATGTTTATCTGGTAAAAATACACTAGGATTTGCATCCAATTCAGGATCTAACTCTTTGATAGAATTTGTTACTACAAATGGAATAGGATTAGCTAAATCTCTATCTGTAAATTTAGGCACAAATGGTTGAAATGGTGCAGATTGCGTATCAGCTCCTCCCATACCAATTTTGAATAAACATATTCTTCTTCTGTCATTTTTTATATATGATTGTTCCATCTCATTACGCGTCTCATCATCTGGCTTAAATAAATGCAATAATACGAATAATCTAGATCTTAAAACGATTAAATTATCTTTTTCTTCAAGAATATTACCATTTTCATCCTTTAAAATAAAGTGTCCTTTAAGTGTATCTTTTGCTTTCATAGCATCATTAAATTTTTTATAATCGATCATAATAACCTCCTTATTTTCATCAATTTTATAATATGTATTTAATATACTTATTAAATTTTTCAATCCATGTAGGTATAAGATTATGAAAACAATTAGTATTAAGTATATTAAGCGCTTCATCTACAGTTCTATTAATATCATCTGGTCTCCTAGCAACTCTAATTGCATCAAAGCAATCGCAAATTTTAACAGTAATAATAAAATTAGATAGATCCAAATAATCAAGATTGAAGCATCCTGTTCCACTTGTTGTTTCGTGATGAAGTGCTAATACCGGTGTAACATAATAAATTTGTTCGTAGTTATTTTTCAATATAAATTCAACACCGTATAAAGGATGTTTTTTAAGTATTATTCTGTCTTCATGTGTAAGATTTTTTGCATTTTTATTCATAATATCATTAGATATTTTAAGTTTTCCTATATCATGTAATATTGCTGAATTGAATATTTTTTTGTTATAATCGTCACTATTACCCAGGAACATAGAAAAACTACAAGCTAGACAGCCAACTCTATAACAATGATTATAAGTTATTGGATCTTTTTTATATAATTTATTTAATATTTCTTCACATATTGTAAAGTCGTCATTATTTTTAATGAATGTGTTATACATGCTATTAAAATCTATTATATCCACAATAAGACACCTTTTTCTTTTTAGATTTGTAATTAATTAACAAATAATTACAATACAATATAACGTATTGTTTATGTACGATAATTTCAACTTGATGATATAATTTATCCACATTATATTATTTAATACTATACTTTAATCCATATAGACTATCATAGTCTATATGGATACTTTTTTAACCGTATTTATAAATTTTTCATTCATATACTATATCTGTGAAATAAAAATAAATTTAAATTTGTGGAGGTATTTTTATGTTAAATAATATAATAGAAAAATTAAATGACAGTTATGAAGTAGATTGTATAAATGACGAAATAATAAATAATCTTGAAGTAAATGAATTAGGATTCATGGCAATAAAAAGTACTGAAATGTTAACAAACTATGGTTTTAGTATGATAGCTTTTACACCAGTAAAAAAAGATAATGAAATAAGACCTTTAATAATAGTAGATTTTGATTTTGAAGACTTAACTAAAGAAGCACAAGAATTCTTAATATATCATGAACTAGGACATTTCTATAAACAATATGACAAAACTGTAGCAGCATTAAATAATGGAGTAGCATTAGATAGAGACCTTAATGATGAATTTGAAGCTGATGAATATAGCATGAGTATAGTTGGAAAAGAAAATGCAATAAAAGGTTTATGTGATGCAATAGAATTAATAGAAGAAACAAGTTTTGGAACTAACGAAAAAGGTATAGAAGAGATAAAAATAAGAATAGAAAACCTTAGAAAATAAAAGAGCTTAAATAATAAGCTCTTTTATATATAAATTTAAATTAAATTTGAGGAGGTAATATTTATGAAAAATTTAAAAAATGAATTAGTTTATCAATGGAGAATGTTAAAAGCTGAAGTTAAAGGAGGATATCAAGAAGCTAAAAAATTATTAAACTATCAAGACATAAAAGAAAAATTTTTACAAGGTTTAGAAAACCTAAAAGAACAAGATAGATTTGAAGCTGAACAAAAGAGATTTAATAATAAGTATATATTACAGTATCATGATGTAGTATTATTTAGAGATCCTGAGAATTATGGAAATGAGATAAAAGCTGAAGTACTAGATATGGGAAAAAATGCTACAGGTGTATGGATAAAGATAAAAGTATTAAAAACTGGATTAAGAAATGATCATCCTTATGCTTATTTACAACAAGCAGATATAATGAACAATTTAATCAAATTAGAAAAAGCAGAAGCTTAAAAATTAAATTAATAAAAATTATAAAATTAAATTTGAGGAGGAAATTATTATGTTAAAAAGAATAAAAATGTTAGGATTAGTATTAGTAGTGGCAGGAGCTATAATAGGATGTGAAAAAGAAGTAGAACCTATAGACATACAAGATACTCAACAAGTACAAGAAATGATAGAAGAACAAGAAGAAAAAGATAAACAATGGGCTGACGACCAATTCATATTAACAAAACCTGAAGACGTAATAGAAGATTATTTTAATGAAGTAAGAAAAGGATTATATGAAGCAGATTTATTTAATTATTATTTACATCCTGAAACAGCAGGAATGTTAAGCTATGGAATGCAAAACCTAGAAGGAGATTTTTCAGAAGACGAATTAATGGCATTAGATGTAATTGATTTATATTGGAAAACAATAGGAGACGTAGAAGTATTAGAAGTTAATAGTAATAATGGATATGAATATAATGTTACTATAAAAGTTAGATATCAAGATCTTCCTGCAGTATTAAACAACTATTCTGGATACACTTATAATAGTTATGAAGAATTAGTAAACTTATTAGATTGTATGAAACGTGAATTAGGATTACCAGCAAGTACTAATGAAAGAGTAATGACAATAGTAATGGTGAATCCAGTTTTAATGGAAAGACATGGAATACCTGTAGATTTACCTGAAGTTTATGACCAATGGTTAATAAGCAATGGCTATAGTTTAGATGAACTTTTAGCAATAAGCATAATAAGATAAAGGCTACTATAGCCTTTATTTTTTTGTATGTTCCGCCAACAATTAATTAAAGGAGGTATATTATGTGGAATAAATTACAAAAAATTGTTGGTATTAATATTAAGCTACGCGCTCAAAATATTTATTACATACTAACTGTATTATTATCTATAATCCTTCCAATGTTAACTGCAAATGGAATGGAACTTTCAGATTTAAATTCATGGCAAGCATTGGGCGATTTGTTTAAAACAGTTGTAACTAGTCCATATGTGTTACTTACTGAATTTATTGCTATTTTAAATGCAACTGTCAATTTTGATAGTAAAGGTCTTAAAGATAACGTTGCAACTCTTACTAAAACTAATATAAAAGATGACGTTGCATTTGAAAAAGATATTTTAATAGGCAAATTACAAGAAGATTTAGAAGCATTATTAAATGAATGTGGTATTGAAGAAGAAATTGAAGAAGGGAATGAAGAATATTATGAGTAAAAAATTGGTAATACTTGATTCAGGTCATGCAAAAACAACACCGGGTAAGAGATCACCAGATAGTTCTTTATTAGAATGGAAGTTTAATAATGAAATGCAATATTTAATTAAGAAAAGATTAGAAGCTCATGGTATAATAGTACATTTAACTAACCCAGATCCTGGAACTGTCAAGGATATAGGACTAACTGCTCGTGCAAATGATGCTAACAAAAAATGGAAAGATTTAGGAAAACCTGAAGCATTGTTTGTATCATTACATGCAAATGCAGCAGGCAGTTGCAGCCAATGGCTTAATGCAAGAGGTGTCGAAGTATATCATGCAAATAATGCATCCCAAAAAAGTAAAAACGCTGCGTTAATCATATGTAACGAAATATTTAATGGCGTTTATAAAAATATAGATAAAGGATTTAAAAATAGAGGACGTAAAGCTGCAAATTTTACAGTTATATACAAAGCTGCATGTCCATCGATAAATAAAAAATATTAATGTCGATGTAAAATGATCTTAATTGCTGGAAACTCCTATGTGGACAATCAGCAGCCAAATCTTTTTATTTAAAAATTCATAAACAAATCCCTATATTTTAATGGGAAGGTGAATTTTATGAATACATATGAAGTATGGAAAAAACATCCTAAGTTTAAATACATGGAAGTTTCTAATTTTGGACAAGTTAGAAATTGTAAACCTTATTCAGTTCAAAGTAATTTAAAAACAAAAGAAAGAAGTCTTACTCCACGAAATAAGATATATTCTTTGCATGAATCTCATGGTTATAAGTATGTGAGTTATTCAGAAGATGGAAAAGGATACACATTAAGAGTGCATAGATTAGTTGCTGAAATATTCATTCCAAATCCTGATAATTTACCATATGTTAATCATAAGGATGGAGATAAAACGAATAATAATGTATTAAATTTAGAATGGTGTTCGGCAAAAGAAAATACAGATCATGCTATAAAAAATAATTTAATGAAACCAAAAGAACATTGGGAAAAAGTGAAAGATAAAATGAAATGTCCTGAAAGCATTTTTTCTCCCATTGAAGTTTATGATAAAAATAATAATTTTGTAGCAGAATTTAAAAGTATAGCAGATACAGCACGATGGATACAATCTATTGGAAAAAGTAAAGGAAAATGTCGAACTATTGAAATTGAAATTCTTAAAATTCTTACTAAAAAGAAAAAATCTGCGTACGGATATGTGTATTTTTATAAAAATAAAAAGAAAGGTTCAGAGACTATCGAAACCGTTAATAAGGAAGTAGAGTAGGGTAATTAATATATTATTCGAAAAGGATCATGTTAGAAATAACAAAGATATAGTCCAATCTATGTAGAAATATATAGTTAATATAAATGATTAATCGAATACGCATTTTATGATAATAAATCAGATATAAAATTATTAAAAAATTATAAATATCAATTAGCTGAATATACAGTTAAGGGTATATGTGAATATTTTAAAATTGCATATTTACCTGAAGGATCAAAAGTGGTTAAACCTATAGTTGAAGATGATAAACCTGTAAAAAAAGAAAAATTAACTTATTATAGAGTAATTACAGGGTCTTTTGCTGATAAGAAAAATGCTGAAGCAGAGATATCTAAATTGAAAAAACTAGGTTATTCTGCATTTATGGTAGCTGCTAAAGTTGGCGGAAAATCTTTTTATAGAGTAATTGCAAATTCTTCTACTGATAAAAATGATGCTAATAAAGTTATGAATGAACTTAAGCAAAAAAATATAGATTCATTTATATCTATATATGAAAAAGAATAAGAGACAAATGTCTCTTATTCTTTTTTTGTATTACTTAATCAGTAATCTCAATTTTATACGAATAAAGTGCGTGGTACAATTTTTCTGGAATTTGATTTTTATACTTGTCTGCTACTTTTTTAATTACTTCTTCTTTTTTTCTTTTGTATGCGTCGAATGCCTTTTCAGGTGTATCAAAATAACCTAGTCTATGTCGTTTACCTAGAGGATCGCAACATGCTGATTGATACTTTTGATGATCTTCGTTCCAATTTACACCTAGAGGCAAAGCTCCTCGCTCAGCTTTTCTATTAGTGAACATGCTGTTTATAAATTCTGGTACTATGATGCAAGTATCAGGACTATAAACTTTATTGTTTTTTATTAGAATATCTTTATCTATATGCATTTCACAGCCTTCAATTTGATAATAATTTTCATCAAACCATCTGGCGAAATTTTGATAATTTTGCCATTCATCGCATACAGAACAACCATTATACGATTTTTTATTATTCTTATATCTTTTACTATAACATCTTTTTAACATATTATTCCATCTGTCATAGTTGTTATTTTTATTCTCTAAAGGATCATAAGGGCCAATTCCAATATAACCGATGGATAGAACTGTTCTATCCATCGGACATTTTATACTTCCTGACTTAAATTGTTCATATCTTATGTGTTCTTTTATATAACCAAATTCTTTAAATTCAACAGTTAGATCAAAGCAGCTATTATACTCAACAATTGTATATTCGTTACCGTGCCTGTTTGTCATTGATTCACCAATTCTGTTTTAGTAGCCAAACTATCACCTCTTTTTATATTACTTAAACCATATGTCATTGCTATATTCTCTTATAGTTCTGTCTGTTGTAAAATTATAAACATTCATTATATTAATAAAACATTTTTTATTCCATTCATTTTTATTAGTTCTATATAATTGATTCATACGATACTTAGTGTCTACATAATCTTGTAAATCAGATAACACAAAGTAATGGTCATTATTGACTAATGTTCTGTATAAGTCAAATCCTGCAGATCCTATTCCTGGTAAGCTTCCATTTATTAGCATATCCATAGCTCTTCTAATATTGCAGTTTCTATCCATCATAAATTTTCCACCAAGATCAGTCCAAGTATTATATCTATGAATTACTTCATCTGATTGTAGCCCGAAAATAAATATGTTTTGAGATCCAACATTTTCAGCTATCTCAACATTTGCGCCGTCTAATGTTCCTAATGTTAACGCTCCATTCAATGCAAATTTGAAACAGCTAGTACCACTCGCTTCTTTAGACGCTGTACTAATTTGTTCACTTATATCAGCTGCTGTTACTATTCTTTCAGCTTTACTTACATTGTAGTTTTCTATGAATACAACTTTCATCTTATCGTTTACTCTAGGATCATTGTTTACTAAATCTGCTACTGCATATATTGCTTTTATTGTGCATTTAGCTTCGTGATATCCAGCTGCAGCCTTAGCACCAAATATAAATGTCATTGGATAGAAATCTTTATTAGGGTCATTTATTAAATCATTGTATATCATTAATATTCCTAATAAGTTCATTAATTGACGTTTATAGGCATGTAAACGTTTTACTTGTATATCAAATATTGAATTAGGGTCTACCTTAATACCACTATCTTTTTCTATCATATTAGCTAAATTAACTTTATTAATATACTTGATAGAACCTAGTGTATCATAAACATTAGGATCTTCTACATAATTGTGTAATTGTTTTAATTGACTTAAATCATTTTTCCAATTGCTATTAGGAATTAATGTATCTATAAATTCTGTTAGATCTGGGTTGGCGCTAAATAACCATCTTCTATGAGCTATACCATTAGTTTTATTATTGAATTTGTGAGGTTCATCTTTATAGAAATCTCTAAGTGTATCCTTTTTAAGGATTTCAGTGTGTAACGCTGCAACACCATTTACACTATGACTTCCTACTATACATAAGTTAGCCATTCTAATATTACCATTATTATCTATTATCTTCATTCTGTCTATCTTTTCAGAACTATATCCTTTGTCATTTCTTAAATCTTCAATATATCTTCTGTCTATCTCTTGTATTATCATGTATATTCTTGGTAATAATGATTGTAACATAAATCCAGGCCATTTTTCTAATGCTTCAGCCATTATTGTATGGTTTGTATAAGACATAACTTTAGTTGTTACTTCCCAAGCTTTATCCCAATCCATTTTTTCTTCGTCAACTAATATTCTCATCATTTCAGGTATACATAAAGTTGGATGAGTATCATTTATATGAATTGCTAAATGCTTATCTAAGTGTTCTAAGTTTATTCCTTTATCTTTAAATTTCTTAACTAATGATTGAACACCAGCGGAACACATAAAGTATTCTTGTTTTAATCTTAATTCTTTACCACGGAAATGAGAATCATCTGGATACAGTACATCACAAATTTCATCTATTGAATTCTTAGTTTTTAATACATCATGATAATTTGTAAAGTTTATTCCACATTCATCTAGAATTTCATAACTTGGGCATTCTGCATTCCATAATCTTAAATAGTTTACAACTCCATTTTCATAACCTGGTGTTGGTACATCATAAGGAACTGCGACTACTGGTTTATAGTTTTCTGTTATGGCTTCTAATCTTCCGTTTATAGTTTCAAATCTTACATTTCCTCTAAACTTAACTATGAAATGTTCTTCTCTTCTTACATCCCATGCATATATTCCATTTTGTAACCATAAATCTGGTAATTCTTTTTGATACCCATTAACTATCTTTTGTTTGAATAGTCCTGATTTATAACGAAGACCTTGTCCATATCCTCTTATACCATTTGAAGACATACTATCTATGAAACATGCAGCTAATCTTCCTAAACCACCATTACCGGTTGAAGGTTCTGGTTCGTATTCTATTAACTCATCTAAATTCCAACCAAGTTCTTCCATTGCATCGTTTATCTCTGTTGTTACTCCTAGGTTGAGGATCATTGATTTAAGCTGTTTACCTAGTAAGAATTCCATTGAGAAATAATGTACTTCTTTTTCATTGTTTTCATTCTTTTCTCTTTCATACCAACTTTCTGTCATTGAATCTTTAAGTACTTTAGCTAATACATTAAATCTTTCAGCGACATTACTACTTTTAGCATCTTTAAAATACATACTTCTCATGGTACTTTCTATATTCTCTACAAAATTAACAGTTTTCATCATAAATAAATCCTCCCTAATTTAATATAATTTTTTATTAATTTAATTTTAAAATTATTCATCATCAGAGTTTTCAGCATTATTGTCTTTTTTGTTTAGTTCGTTTTTAATTTCTAAAATTAGTTTTTCCTTATTCAATTCTTCTTTAAATTTTAGTCTATAATAAAAAGCTAATCCTATTGAAAACCATGCCCACATGTCATTGTCTAACCACGCGTTCAATCCAGCAAGTATTAACGATGTCACCATCCAAAAATACCAATAATTGCTTCCAACCATATATAATCACTCCTACTAATCAAATATCAACAATTGATAAATTTCCATCTATTCTATAATCTATTATTAGTTTTCTTAAAGCTCTTACTAAACGTTTTTTATCTTCTTCATCATCTTTCATAACTTCAAATATTCTTCCTATAAATTTTCCATTTGAGTCAATCATAGTTAGTTTATCCATGTTAAATTCAGTACTATATAACATATCATCTAAAAATTCTGGTTTTCTTCTATTAAATGCTTTAGCTGAATCGTCTTCACTATAAACTAAGCTATCATAACTTTTACCATTATATTCAAACTCTTGTAATTTAATCAATATATGAACAAATTTTACTTGAATGCTAGGCTTGTCAGCTGTAATAAATGAAACAAGTCTAGCTGCTCCTCCATCATTTATCATTGCGTTCTCCTTCTATTCTAGTTTTTTCTTCTTTTTTAATTTTAGAATGTATAATGCTATTATATATCAAGAAACCAAGTATACCAAATGCAAATGTAACTGCTGCAAATATTAATGGACTTATGTCTACAGACGGATGTTTTTTACTTAAACTAACTCCATATCTATACATAATTAAAGCCATTACAACTGATGGTATTAAACCTGATATAAACTCTAAATACATATCCATAATAAATTACCTCCTAATTATTATAATAATCTTTATGAGCTTTTTCACATATATTAGAACAGAAAGCTCTATCATCCATTACTCTGGCACCACACCAACCACATATAGTACATCCGCCGTCTGGTACTACTCCTTGATATAAGTTTTCATCTTTTTCCGGAACCATTCCAAGTTCATCTCGTTCGTAATTTTCATAAGCTGTCCCTTCAGCGCTTACGGCACAACCTTCACTACAACACCCTCCCCATGTATCGTATTGATCTTCATTTATAGTTTTTCCACACCATCTACATTTAAAAGTAAGTTCTCTTTCTTGCTCTTGTTCTTGTTCTTGTTTAATTCTTTCAACACAATTCTGACATACACTTTTCTTATCAGAATCTTTTAGCGGCCCATTACAGTATATGCAAGTTGCTTCAAATTTTTCTTCTTTCTTTGGCTCTTCTTTCTTTGGCTCTTGTTTCTTTGTTTCTTCCGGTTGTTTTTCTTCTACTTTTTGTTCTTTATCTTTGAGATTTATTGATGGCGTAAAATCAGAATGGACATGATTATCATGATTGTTAATTGATGGTGCATTTGAAAAATTAGGTCTTATAGTAACTTCTGTTTGATTAGTGTTACTACAAGCACATAGCATAGTAGATATTAAGAATATTGGAATTAATTTTTTCATATATAATTACCTCCTATAAATTATATTGTAAATTATTGATATAATTATTATACTCTAATATTATCTCATTTATTATATCTAATGTTTCTTGTGCTGAATATTCTATATCTGCAATAGTCATGTGTAGCACTCTTATATCTGCATAAGAGATAGCTTCATCTAGAGTGTAAGTGAATTCAAGTACTACTGGAAGTGCTCCTAGTTCTTCATCTACAAAAGTACCTGTAACTGTTACATGATATGCAACATCTCCACCTGTCGCTTCTACTATCTCCCATTGTTGATTTTCGATAAATGTTATTGCACTACCCCAAGTTAATCCACTATTATCATCTATTACTGTGTTTTTCATTGCTGTTATTCTGCTATCTTCGTATTCATTTTGAGGTTCTTCTGTGATGTTGTTATTAGGTGTTTGTTCTTCGTTAGGAATTACTTGTTCATTTATACTTGGAGGTGTTACAGATTCTACATTATCCTTTTCGTTAATCATTGCAAATGTAATTATGATTACTGAAATTACTAATGACGCTATTATAATTCCAAAGCCGGTATATACTTTACCATAAGACTTTTGACCATTTCCTGAAATTATTAGAGTTACACCTATTCCACATACTCCTATTAAAAGTCCTAAAATTATACCTAATATCATACACACTACCTCCAAATTTAATTTTTTATTACCATATTAATAATATGCTAATAAAAGTTAAGATAAAATTATGGGAATAGTGAGATTTCACTATTCCCATTGTATTATATTAGATTATCCAATAATGAATTACCAGATTTATCATAAATTCCATACTTAAGTGTAGTTAATTGTTTACTTAGCTCTTCAAAGACTATTGATTTAGTTAACGATTTTCCGTTAAGAATACTGTCTTTTATCTTACACATATAATAATCTGGTGTTTCTTCATTGGCCCATTCACTACGACTATTCATTATTGTTAAACATCTAACTATTAATTCTAAATGAACTGCATTAATGTTTATTCCTGATTCTTCTATTAGTTCCATTAAGTGATTTACAACTTCTACGTTAGTATGTTCTTTTAGATAATCATTTTTATCTAAAACGTCTTTTAATCTCATTAATGCATTTGATAATTCTATATTAGCCATTGTATAATAGAATATATCAGTGTCCGCTTTATCTGATATTAAATAATAATCTTCATCTTCATTATAGTATCTATCTATATCTATCTCATTATTATTAACAGTTAACGGTAATGGTAACTCTATAACATGTTCTTTTTCATGAGCATCTATTATTGTCATTTCTTTAAAACTATATAAATCTGTCATTTCATCAAATTCCATGCTATCAATTCTTATCTTAATTTTAGGGTTTGTATATGAAACATTATCTATATTAATTTGGAAATATTGCTCAAATGTGTCTCCCCATTCAACTTTACGTGATTTAGTTGTTAAAAGGTGTTTAGAACTTAATACCTTGTGTTAACTGCATATTTCTATGCAGAGCAGACTATATCTTCACCATTTCTGGTGCTTCTTGTTTCCACTCATTCCGAGTGTACTCTACTCCCTTATTAACGGTTTCGATAGTCGTTGAACCTTGTCATAATGACCTGGCTGCTGATTATCCCAATGGGACTTCCCAGCAATTAAAGAAGTTTTACAACACCTAATAGTTTAAGCGTTGAGTAAGCGGTTCCGTTAATAATAAAACAGCTACAACTCCTATATTAATATCTCTATTGAATTTACTTAAAGATCCGTAACATCTTTCACATATACCATCGTCACATGCACAAGTTGCTGGAGAATAAAAATCTAAAGTTTTTCCTACTAAAAATGTACATTCTGGCGTTATTAGTTGGTCTTGCCCTACAGCGTCTCTATACCATCTACCATTTAAACGTTTTAATACGCTTTTATTAAATATGTGTATTGGTACTAGATGCTTTGTATCACAAGCTTTAGTTTTACTTATACTATGCTCATCAAGACATGCTATAGTTGCTTTTCTGTTTAGATATCCTGATGACTTAACTTGAGTACTGTTCGTTATTAACGCTTTGCGACACCCTTTACTTACTATGAAATAGCTAGGTATATCTATTCCTCTTATAAATGAACTTTCTATAGGGATTGGTATTATTGTACCGTCCAAATCTGGTTTATTACCTATCATGTTAACAACTTGCCCTAATTGTTTTAAGTTAATACCAGATCCACTTGCTATAAATGTTTGTAGTACATTTTCTTCTTCCGATAATATCTCTGTAGTTCTATCTAAAGAATGTTTAATATAACCTTCAATTTCGTTAAATTGTAAATTACCTTCTGGTAACTTCATTCTCATTAAATCATGAAATTCAGGATTTCTTTTCCCTAAATCTATTAATGATTTAATGGATATTGTATTACCATAGATTGTGTTTATAACTCCTGACACATTTGCTAAATCTGATATGATTAGAGTTATTACTTCTTTAACCATTTGGAAATCTTCTTCTTCCAAATGATATAATGTCCATTCTAGTACGTGGTCCATAAACTTGTTAATTTCATCTACTCCGTCTGATGGATCGAATAAGAAATCTTCGCTAAATGTACATTTAGTTTCTAAGAATACTCTATAGCATATTAATAGAGTTAATAAATTACCTCTTGTCATTTCATATTCTTCACCATCAACTATGACTATTACTGGTTTTCTTCTGTTTTCTACATTAATTTGTATTGAATCAAATATCGAATCTCTTACTTCTGCATATTCTTCTTTATCTGTTAATAAGTGGTTCATATCATACTTAATAGTAGCTGCCATTTTATTACCTCCTAATTTAATTTGATACTGCAGTTTTATAATATGTGTTTAAAATAGTATTGAATCTCTACTACCATCAGACATATATTGGTAAGTTATATGCATTATCTGTTTGTCTTTACCTTTAACCATATCAACTTTATAAACTTTGTATAGTTTAATTCCAATTTCTTCTAGTATTAAGTCTCCAGGATCAGCACCAAATATATTATATATAGCTCTTTCTGTTGGAACATAGATAATTTGTATTGGACCATTTTGTCTATGGATTTTATAAACTGTATCGTCTCGTATATCGTCTAATTCAACTAATTTATTATAGTACTCTTCGCTTGTTAATACAATTTCATATGATGAATGCTGAGGCTTTGGTTTAGGTGCTGGCGCTTCTGCACCTTTCATTCTATCTTTAACGTTTTCTAAAATAGTTTTTTTAACTCTTTCGCTATGCCCTATTACTGGAAGATAGTAACCATGAGAAACTATATCAGGTTTATATATCATGCACCCATTAACATTTTTCCATACTTTTTCACCGTCTACAAGAATTTCAGTATACTTTCTCATCCATATCCATTTTAAATTATCTTTATGATCTTTAACTTTTTTAGGTATAAATGCGAATTTATCTTTTAAAACTATCTTTAATTCATTCATATTACATACCTCCATATACATTTTCAAAAACCATTTGCATAATGTCTTTATCATTGTCAATGCTATACTCAATTTCTAATTTATCTAAAATAATATCAATGTCAGGGTATCTTTCCTTTAATTTTGTTACAAATGTTTTAAAAAATTTAATTCTAATAAGTATTAATTTAGACATATCTATTACAACTTTTTCATTCTTTTCCATTTCAAGAAGAACAGCCTTTGCAAGCTGTTCCCCCTGTTTTTCTGTTTTACCTTTGCTACCATTAATTACATCCTTTACATTTATATTACTCATTAAATTGTCCCCTTAGTTACATATATTATCTTGTATAAACACTTTACGATTATCTGCATTGTTTCCGAAGAATAATTTACTAACTTCTCTAGCAGACTCTAATTCTTCCATAGTTACTTGAAGTAGATCTCTTTTATTAGGTTCTAGCGTTGTTGCAGCTAGTTCGTCTGGGTTGCACTCCCCAAGACCTTTATAGCGATAGCGAGTAAATTTAAATGAGTCTTCTAGATGTAACACCAGATCAAGTATGTCACATTCATACTCTTCTTGTTCAACAATATCTCCAAATATTATCGTTGTTTCTTCATTCATAATGCTTCTAAGTGTTTGTATATCTTTTTTAAATTCTTCATCCGCTGTTAAATCTATCCAAATATCTTCGTATAATCCTTGTATATAATTTCCATTAACTTCTAATCCCAAGTCTACACATTCTGTTAAAGCTTCTTCTAAAGATTGACGCATAAATATGCTTATTATATCATTATTGATATTATACTTGACTCTTATTATATTAGCTAATTCTAAAAATTGATCAGTGTTACTTACAATATGATTCATATCAATATTACATTTACCTATTATAAATTTTTCTTCTAAATACTTAACTTTAAATGTATTATATTCTCTATCATTTTTAAAATACTTAAATTTATCTTTGCTTAAAGTTATTCTATACAAAGGTGCAACTCCTATATATAAATAACCTCTTTCTATAACTTCAGGTAAATGTTCTAAAAAGAAAGATGTTACTAATGAAGCTATGTGATTTCCATCATCATCAGCATCACTAAGAATAATTACTTTCTTAAATTTAATTTTATCTATATTAATATCCTTAAAATTACTAACTCCAAATAGGATTTGTATCAATTCGGATATCTCTTGATTTGCCATTATAGTTTTACTTGAAGACCCTACTGTATTAAGAATTTTACCTTTTAATGCGTATATTGCTTGGAAATCAGCGTCTCTACCTCTCTTGACACTGCCTGAAGCCGATTTCCCCTCAACGATAAATAACTCAGCTTTATCAGGATCTTCAGTTACACAATCTATAAATTTATCAGATAGTGTCATTAACGAAGTAGTAGAACCTTTTATTATCTTATCTTGTTGCTTTTTGATGTTTTCGGTAGCTCTAGCAAATTGGATTATACGAGTACATAATTTTTTCATTAATCCTTCGTTTTCAGCTGCCCATGTTGATAAATTTGCATTTAATAATGATATGATATGACCTACAACTTCTTTATTAGTTAGTTCATCCTTTGTTTGACCCTGGTAACTTGGAGAATCAATTTTCATATTGATTATACATCTAACGCCTTTACGAATATCTTCACCTTTGATATCTAACTTTTCATCTTTTTTACTTAACAATCCTTTTTCTTTAATATAATTACTAAAGAATGTAGTCATAGCTCTTCTGAAACCAGTTTCATGAGTACCTCTACTTAGTATTATACTATTACAGAAACCTTGTATATTCTCTTCTGTAGAGTTTTCAAAATTAAATGCTAATTCATATTGATTTCCATCAAATTCTCCTGACATATATACAGATTCAGCGTTATATAATGGTTTATCTATTAAATCATTTATATAGTCAACTAAACCTTCTTCAGCGTAATATTCAATCGGTTGAGCATTATCTATGACTAATTGTATCTTTAGCCCTTTATTAAGATAACATCTTAATTTGCAAGTTTCTTTAATTTGATCTACATTAAATATAGCTAACTCTCCAAGTAAATCTTTATCTGGTATAAATTCGGTTCTAGTACCAGTTTTGCCTGTAATCTTTTCGTCTATTGCTTCTGATGTTGCTTTACCTTTACTGAATTCCATATATCGTCTAGTATTATCATCTCTTTCAGATGTAACTTTAAGGTACTTAGTTAATGCACATAAAGCTTTTAAACCAACACCATTTTGTCCACCTGAAGTTTTAAATTCTTTATTACCATCGAATTTAGCACCAGAATGGAGCATACAGTGTAATATCTCAATATTATTCTTATTAATTTTTTTATTATGTCCATTCGGTAATCCTCTACCATTATCTTGTATAATTGCTTTATTCTTTTTAGTATCTATATTAACTGTAATTAAATCTGCATACCCATTCATAACCTCATCTATACTGTTATCTAATACTTCTTTTAGACAATGGAATATCGGCTGTGAACCCACATACATGTGAAAGCGTTGTCTTATACCTTCTAATCCTTGTAATACATTAATCGAATCGTCATTATACACTTGTGAATTTAATTGTTCTTTCTTAGCCATTATATCTACCTCCTAAATTTAAATATAATCTATTACCATTATTATAATATGCATATAAAAGTATTGTTAATTTGTATTTAAAAAATTTATGACAATATAAATCGGCGTTCAAATCAATCATCAGTGAACAAATATTTATGCGTCATATCAAATAAATAAAGGAGGAGAAGAATTTGAATTACTATAACATTCATTATACTGGTGACGAAATTAATGCGTTATTAGGTAAAATTAATATGGAAAACTATTTAGAAATAATTAGAGACAGCTATGTAGTTTATGAAGATTCATTTAAACTATTAGATAATGATGGCGTAAAAAATGCAATTTATAATTATATAACTGTTGATTTCAAAGAAGATTTTCAATTAAAAGATGGAAAAATATTCGGATATACTGATATTAATCCAAATTTAGCTAGAATATTAAACATTGGTAGAGGACTTGCCGAAAATAATAATGACAGAATTGAAGTTGTTTGTTTTGGAATAAATGACCAAGTAATGTTTGTATTTAATATCTCAGCTGACGGATTTGAAGTAGTATTAAAAGATATGAAACAGATAATAACTCTTAATGGTAATTTCTTAGATGTTATTGTTAATGTTGAGGAATTTGCTAGTAAAAAATATGTACAAGAAGAGTTAAAGAAAATTGGGGGAGTCGATCCTGAAGAATTAGCGGTTATAGATGCTAAACTTGCTCTTAAAGCAGATAAATCAGAAATACCTTCTATAGAAGGTTTAGCTACTGAAAATTTTGTTAGAAATGCTATAGCTGAAGCTGAATTAGGTGGTGGAGACCAAGAAATAGATCTATCAGGATTAGCTACTAAAGACGAATTAGCTAATAAAGTAGATAAAGTAGAAGGTAAATCTTTAGTTGACGACGCTGAAATAGCTAGACTAGCAAATGTTGATAACTATGACGATTCTTTATTAAGAGATCTTATATCTGAAAAGGCTGATAAGACTGATTTCCATGTTCATGAAAATAAAGCACTATTAGATACAATAAATGATGCTAAAATAATTGAATGGGATAATAAATTTGATATGCCTGCTGACGGTTTAAAATTTTCTCATTTAGGAAATGACATAAAAGATGAAATGGCTAAAATATTCCCATTTAGCGATATAGTTGATCCTTTATCTGGTAAGGTGAGAGATGAATTATTACCTGAAAGAGAAGGAAGTATATCAGGTGATTATGTATCAAAAGAAGATTATGAAGATTTCATAAATAACGAATGGGGAATTCATAGAGACGACAACGATGCTCATGTTCTTTCAGGTGAAAGAGACATATGGAATGCAAAATATAACAAACCTGATGATGGAATTCCTGAAGAAGATCTTCATCAAGCTGTAAGAGATAAAATAAATAATGCAGTCCAAGGAATTCATATATTTGGTGATGATAATTTAATTCGTCCTGAACTATATAAAGTTCCTGATTTAAGTAATTTAGCTACTAAAGATGATTTAGATCAATTTAAAAATTACGATGATGCTGAATTAAGAGGATTAATTGATAATAAAGTAGATAAAGTAGAAGGTAAATCTTTAGTTGACGACGCTGAAATAGCTAGACTAGCTAATGTAGATAATTACGATGATACTGAATTAAGAGAAATGATAGATGGTAAAGCTGGAAAAGACGAACTATTCAGTAAAGATTATAATGACTTAGTTAACAAACCTGAAATACCATCTATAGATGGACTAGCTAGTGAAGATTTTGTTAATCAAAAAATAGCTGAAGCTCAATTAGGTGGCGGCGAAAACGGTGAAGGAATTGATTTGTCAGGTTTTGCTACTAAAGAAGATTTAGATGCTAAAGTAGATAAAGTTGAAGGGAAATCACTAGTAGCTGATGAAGAAATAGCTAGACTAGCAAATGTTGATAACTATGATGATTCTGAATTGAGAGTATTAATAGATGAAGAAAAACCTTATCTAACTGATGTTGCAGCGTATCCAACTAGTAAATTCTTATTTGCTTGTGGTCAACCAATGACAGTTGAACCTAATATAGGACATAAGTATGATGCTGAAAAACCTGAAGATGCAGTAGCATTCGTTTATAGATGGGCGGAAGGATTTGAAGCTATAGTAGTTGAAAAAGAAGAAGCTGCTAAAGTTTATTTAGTTGGTGGTTTTGGAGATAGAAATATTGGAGCTAGACGTTCCATACCTCAAACTAATATGATTGTTAGAGATGTTAAAATCAAAGGTTTAGTTGGTGGATGCTATTTCGAAGGTATGGTAGGCCATGTTAACATGGAAGCTGAAAACTGCGAATTTGTTTCTGTTATGGGTGCTGGTTGGTGTGGTGCATCTGTTAACGGTAAAGCAACTAGAATGAACGTAGTAGACGATATAAATATTAAAATGACTAATTGTAAAATATCTTCTACATTCTTCGGTGGATCACAAGGAAATGGTGTTGCAGATGATGTTTATGCAGAATTTAACAATTGTGAAATCGGTTGGGTAACAGCTGGTGGTTCTAATGGTATGACAAGAAATGCTGAAATAGTTCTAAACGGAGGTTCTGTTAAAGTAGCTCAATCAACAAACAGAGGTGTTGTATTCAAAGCTAGATTTGTATTAAATGACGGTATTGTTCAAAATCTATACTTCGGTGGAGAAACTGAAGACGCTACTGTTAATGGTATAATAGAAGACGGATTTGTAGAATTAAACGGAGGAACAGTTAATAATTTCAAATTTGGTACTGACAATGGAGTTGAAATGATTGCTGAAGACGTTAAAGGTTCTATAATGGACTGTGTTGTCAACAATGGTGATATTTCTATGTTAGAAAAAGTAGAAAGACCAGTTGACGAAGATTTAGCTTATGATGATTCTGAATTAAGAGAAATGATAGCTGATAAAGCTGATAAGTCTGAAATACCATCTGTTGAAGGATTAGCTAGTGAAGAATTCGTTAATCAACAAATAGCTGCAATAGAACATCCTCAAGTTGATATATCTGGTAAAGTAGATAAAGTTGAAAATAAATCTCTTGTAGATGATGCTGAAATAGAAAGACTAGCTGGAGTATTCAATGCAAACTATCAATTCAAAATTAATATGATAGCTGCTGGAGAAGCTGCATCTGTTTCTATGCAAGGAGATTATCCAAATATTACTGTTGTATTTAACATACCTGCTGGAAGCGTTGTTGAAGGCGGTGGAGAAGGAGAAGAGGAAGAACCAGGGACTCCAAAAATGTGGTATGGATGGATACCATATGACGAAAGTGGAGTAGCAGGATTCTCTGAAGTAGATCATATAAATGAAAATATGACTTATGATATAATGAAATTCGGTATAGACAATGGAACTTTAATTGAAGCTGAACCAGGAGTTTTAGGAGCTACAGAATTTTTAGTAGGAGCAAATGGTTTCTTATGTACAATACTACCATTAGATAGTAATTTAATAGGACTTATAGATGATGGTATAGGAAATGCTGGAACATTTAGTGACTTTGATACAGTTTCTGGATTATCATTAGATGATCGTACACTAGTTAACAAAATAAATGGTGTTACATATAAACTTTCAGGAATGTATGATACTAATGGTGGAGCAAGATATACAATTTATGTTCAAGAAAAATAATTTAATATAATAAGAAGGGGATGTTATAATGGCTACAGATTTTAATCTTAACTCATCTGCTTCTAAGGGCGGTTTTAAACCGTCCTCTACTGATACACCTTTGGATATTAGATGTAGAGTAGAAACAGAAGCAGACATTATGTCAATACCAAAACCATATATTGGTATGGTAATATATGTTAAAGATACTGGTAAAAGATTTGAAGTATTATCATTAAAAGATATTAAAGCTGGATTATCTGTTGTTAAAAACGCTGCAGTTAATGAATATAGAGAATTAATAGTTTCTTATAATGACTTAGCTGATAAGCCTGAAATACCTAATATAGAAGGATTAGCTACTGAAAACTTTGTTAATGAAGGGTTAGCTAACAAAGTAGATAAGGCAGAAGGTAAATCATTAATTGATGATGCTGAAATAGCAAGATTAGCAGATGTTGATAACTATGATGACGCTGAAATAAGAGGAATATTAGCTAATAAAGCTGATAAATCTGAATTATTCAATAAAGATTATAATGACTTAGTTAATAAACCTGAAATACCTAGTATAGAAGGTTTAGCTAGCGAAAACTTTGTTAATGAAGGGTTAACTAACAAAGTAGATAAAGTGGAAGGTAAATCTCTTGTTGATGATGCTGAAATAGCAAGATTAGCTAACGTTGACAATTATGATGACGCTGAAATAAGAGGAATATTAGCTAATAAAGCTGATAAATCAGAATTATTTAGTAAAGATTACAATGATTTAACTAATAAACCTGAAATACCATCTATAGAAGGACTAGCTACTGAAAACTTTGTTAATGAAGGACTAGGTGCTAAAGTAGATAAAGTAGAAGGAAAATCTCTTGTAGATGATGCTGAAATAGAAAGATTAGCTAACGTTGACAATTATGAACTTCCAGTTGCTACTAATGAAGAATTAGGTGGTGTTAAAGCAGGTTCTAATATTCAAATAACTCAAGATGGAGTTATTAATGGTGCTAATTATCAATTCCAAGTAAATATGATTGAAAATGGATTTGAACCTTCAGTTGAAATGGTAGGAGAATTCCCTAATATAACAGTAATATTCAATTTACCTAAGTGTTATCCTGTTATGGCTGGCCCTGCTAATTCAAAAATGTGGTATGGATATATACCATACGATGAAACTGGAGTTGCTGGATTCTCTGAAACTAATCATATAAATGGAAATATGACTTATGATATAATGAAATTTGGTATAGATAATGGATCATTAATAGAAGCTGAACCTGAAGCTGTAGGTTCTGTTGAGTTAGAAGTACCAGCTAATGGATTTATATGTGTAATATTACCTGTAGATAGTACTTTAGTAGCTTCAATGGATGAAGGTAATGGTAAAAAATGTAGTTTCACAGAATTTGATACAGTGTCTGGGTTATCATTAGACAATGTTGAATTAGTAAATGAAATAGACGGTATCAAATATAGACTATCAGGAATGTATGATACTAATGGTGGAGCAAATTATACAATCCACATCGATGAAAATTAATTTAAAAAAGGAGTTGATAATTAATGGCTACAGATTTTAATCTTAATGCATCAGCATCTAAAGGCGGTTTTAAACCATCTACTACTGATACACCTTTAGACGTTAGATGTAGAGTAGAAACAGAAGCAGATATTATGTCAATACCAAAACCATATATTGGTATGATTGTATATGTTAAAGATACTGGCAAAAGATTTGAAGTATTAACATTGAAAGATGGTAAATCTGGTTTATCTACTATAAAAAATGCTTTAGTTGATACGTATCAAGAATTGCCATATGTAACTAAAGAGTTTGTTGAAGACGCGATAGCTGAAGCTGGAGTAGGCGGAGGAAGTGTTGATATATCTGGATTAGCAACTAAAGAAGAACTAGAAGAAGTTGCTGAAAATGATGTATTCAAAGCTGATATGAAAACTGTATCTGCGTTAGGCGGAATACCAGCCGGAACTGATTTAAATGGTATGTCAATACAACAAGTTTTAACTAAATTATTATATCCTTACGTTCAGCCAACTGTATCTGCATCATTAGGATACACTCCAACTGGTGGAGTATATGAATTTGGTCAAACTATTGAAGTTAGCAGAATAACTGCAAATGTTATTAAAAAATCAGAAAATATAACTAGTGTTAAATTTTATGTAAATAATGCGGTTGTTGAAGAAGTAACTGAAGACGTTGCAGGTGGTGGTAGTTTTGTACACGAATTCGATCCAGCTCAACAAGTTATTAAAACTGCGTCAACTAGTTACTTTAAAGTTGTAGCAACTGATGCAAGTGGAAAATCAGTTACAGCTAATACTGTAGCTCTTAATTTCTATTATCCATATTATTATGGAGTAGTTGCAGATGGTGTTGAAATAACAGCTGACGTAGTTAAAGGACTAACTAAACAAGTTGTTGCAAAAGGTAATAAAACATATTCATTTACATCAGACAATCAACGTATGGTTATAGCTTATCCTAAATCTTATGGTGTTCTAAAATCAATATTAGACCCTAATGGATTCGAACAAATAGGAACTTTCACTAGAACTGAAGTTTCTGTAGTAGGTTTAGATGGAACAGCTCAAGCATATTATGTATATGCTAATGGAGCTAATACAAATACTAACTTCAATATGACATTTAAATACTAAGAAAGGGAGATGGAATTAAATGGCAGATAATAACACTTTCTTTGGTAGGGGAATTCCTTTAGCATCTGGATTTGATCTAGGTGCTAAAGCACCATTAGACGCACGTTTAGTAGCTAATACTATAGAAGAACGTGACGCTCATGTTACAGGTAACCGTGCTTATCCAGGGTTAATTGTATACGTAATCAGTGAAGATAAGACATACCAATACAATGGAACTGAATGGAAAGAGTTTGGTGTAGGTGGGGGAGAAACCGCTGCTGGAGATTCACACGAACACGATAATAAAGATGTATTAGACCAAATTACTCAAGATCATATAGAATCTTGGAATGCAAAATCTAACTTCAGTGGAAATTATGAAGACTTACAAGGTAAGCCAGTTGATCATGTAACTACTGGAATGTTAGGTGCTGAATTAGCTAACTATGCTACTAAAGATGAAATACCTTCAGTTGATGGTTTAGCTACTGAAACTTTCGTTAGAAATGCAATAGCTGAAGCTGAATTAAATGGTGGAGATCAAGAAGTAGATTTATCTGGATATGCAACTAAAGATGAATTAAGTTATAAAGCTGATAGAACTGAACTACATCAACACGCTAATAAAGATGATCTTGACAAAATAGATGCTGCTAGAATGGCATTATGGGATGCAAAATCAGATTTCGATGGTGACTATAACAGCTTAGAAAACTTACCTGAAATACCATCTATAGAAGGATTAGCTACTCAAGATGCAGTAGATCTTAAAGCTGATAAAACTGCATTAGACGCTAAAGCCGATATATCAATGCTTGATGCTAAAGCTGACGTTTCTATGTTAGACGCAAAAGCTGATAAAACTGATTTACATACTCATAGTAATAAAGCAGTTCTTGATCAAATCGATGATGCTAAAATTGCTTCTTGGGATGAAAAATCAAATTTCACTGGGTCATATAAAGATTTAACTGATACTCCTGAAATACCTAGTATAGAAGGATTAGCTACTGAAGCTTTCGTTAAAGACGAAGTTGCTAATTTAGTAGATTCTGCACCTGAAACTTTAAATACGTTAAATGAGTTAGCAGCTGCATTAAAAGACGATGCAAGTTTTGCTACTACTGTTTCTAATCAAATAGGATTAAAAGCTGATAAAACTGATTTAGATGGAAAAGTAGATAAAATTGAAGGTAAATCTTTAGTAGATGACGAAGAAATTGAAAGATTATCCAAAGTTGATAACTATGATGATTCTGAAATACGAGAAGCTTTAAATGCTAAAGTAGAACAAAATGATTTAGTTGGATTTGCTACTAAAGAAGAAGTAAATGCAAAAGCTAATCAAACTGATGTTGATAATGCTTTAGGATTAAAAGCTGATAAAACTGATTTACATACTCATAATAATAAAGCAGTTCTTGACAAAATCGATGATGCTAAAATTGCTGCTTGGGATGAAAAATCAGAATTCAGTGGTTCTTATAATGATTTAACTGATAAACCTGAAATACCTAGTATAGAAGGATTAGCTAAATCTACTGACTTAGAACCATTAGCTAAATCAGAAGATGTAAATCAAGCATTAGCATTAAAAGCTGATAAATCTGAATTACATAACCATGAAAATGCAGACGCGTTAGCTCAAATTAATCAAGATCAAATAGATGCATGGAATGCTAAATCTAATTTCAGTGGAAAATATGAAGATTTAGAAGGTAAACCAACTGATCATGTTACTACTGGAATGTTATCTACTGAATTAGAAAGCTATGCTTCTAAAGAATATGTTACAGAAGAAATAGCAAAAGCTAAATTAGAAGGAGAAGAAGTAGACCTTTCAGGATTTGTTACTGATTCTGAATTAGCTGATGCTATAAGACCTCTAGCTAATCAGGCAGATGTTGATGCGACATTAGCATTAAAAGCTGATAAATCTGAATTACATAACCATGAAAATAAAGAAGCTTTAGATGGAATAAATGCTGAAAAAATAGCTGCTTGGGATAATAAAGCTGAAGCTGATCATAATCATGACGAAGATTATGCCGCTAAAGCTGATTTAGATGGAAAAGTAGATAAAGTTGAAGGTAAATCATTAATAGCTGATACTGAAATTGCAAGATTAGCTGAATTACAAAACTATGACGATTCTGAATTAAGAGAATTAATCGACGGAAAAGCTAATTCTGGAGATTTACATAGTCATGCTAATAAAGCTGTACTAGATAATATCGACGCTGCTAAAGTTGCTGCATGGGATAGTAAATCAGAATTCAGTGGTTCATATACTGATTTAACTGATACTCCTGAAATACCATCTATAGAAGGATTAGCTAAATCTACTGATTTAGAGCCATTAGCTAAAAAAGAAGACGTAGACCAAGCATTATCTCTTAAAGCTGATAAAACTGATCTTCATGAACATGAAAATAAAGATGCGTTAGACCAAATAAATCAAGATTTAATAGATTCTTGGAATGCGAAATCTAACTTCAGTGGAAAATATGAAGACCTAGAAGGTAAACCAACTGATCATGTTACTACTGGAATGTTATCTACTGAATTAGATAATTATGGTACTAAAGGATATATAGATGAAGCAATACAAAAAGCTCAATTAGAAAGTGATGGAGCTAACTTAGAAATATTTGTTACTGACGAAGAATTATCAACAGCTATAAAAGACAAAGCTAATACAACTGATGTTGATAATGCTTTACAATTAAAAGCTGACAAAACTGATCTTCATGAACATGCTAATAAAGATTTATTAGATGCTTTAACTGCTGAAAAAATAACTGCTTGGGATAATAAAGCAGCTGGAGATCATAATCATGATGAAGATTATGCTGCTAAAGCTGATTTAGATAAGAAAGTAGATAAATTAGAAGGAAAATCATTAGTAGCTGACACTGAAATAGCAAGATTAGCTGAGTTACAAAACTATGATGATACTGATGTGAAAAATAGACTTGTTGCTCTTGAAGCGGATACTCATGAACATGCTAATAAACAAGTTCTTGATAATATCGACGCTGCTAAAGTTGCTGCTTGGGATGAAAAATCAGAATTCAGTGGTTCATATAATGACTTAGAGGATTTACCAGTACTATTCAGTGGTTCATTTAACGATTTATCAGACGTGCCTGAAGAAATAGTTATGGTTGACGAAATGAATACTGCGTTAGATGTTAAAGCTGATAAAGCTGATTTAGATCTTAAAGTAGATAAAGTAGAAGGAAAATCATTAGTTGCTGATACTGAAATAGCAAGATTAGCTAATGTTGATAATTACGATGATACTGATGTAAAAGAAAGACTTGAAACACTTGAAGCTGATACTCATGAGCATGCTAATAAACAAGTGTTAGATGGAATAGATGCTGCTAAAGTAGCTGCTTGGGATAGTAAATCAGAATTTAGCGGTTCTTATAATGAATTAACTGAAAAGCCTGACTTAACAGTATATGAAACTAAAGAAGAAGTTAGTAAAAAAGCTAATCAATCTGATGTTGACGCTGCATTAGAATTAAAAGCTGATAAAACTGATCTTCATACTCATGCTAATAAAGAAGTATTAGATAACATCAATGCTGATAGAGTTACACTTTGGGATAATAAAGCTACTACTGAATATGTAGATACTAAAATAGGAGATTTAGTAGGGCAAGCTCCTGATACATTAAATGCTTTAAATGAGTTAGCTCAAGCTTTAGGTAATGATCCTAACTTTGCTACAACTATGACTAATACATTAGCTACTAAAGCTGATAAAACTGATTTAGAAGGATTAGCTACTGAGAACTACGTTAATAACAAAATAACAGAAGCTCAATTACCTGGTGGATCATTAGACATGACAGGATTAGCTACTAAGGATGAACTTCAAGAATTAGAAAACTTATTAGCTACTAAAGCAGATGTACCTGCTAAAGATCCTGCATATCCTACATTAACTCTTTATTATATAACTGCTGTACCAACTAAAGATACAACAGTATACCCTGATTTAGATATATAAAACAGATTAATGAAGCGGGAATATTATTCCCGCTTTCGATAACAAATTAATATTGAAAATAAAACTTATATGAAAAGGAGAGATATTGTAATGGCGAGCAAAAAAATACTTAAAATAGGTGAAGAACAAATATTACCTATTACGAAAATGGACTGTGTTGTTTGTGAAGAAGGAAAATTATTAAATGAAGTCCTTGAAGCTATGAAAGCTGACATAGGCGGTGGAGAAGGTTCAGCTTTAAAAAATTATATGACTGCTACTGATGGTAGATTAGATGCTTTAGAAGGTACAGTTGGAGATGCTTCTAAGGGATTAGTTAAAGATGTTGCTGATTTAAAAGCTAAAGATGAAAACTTAGAAGGAAGAGTTGCTGCTAACGAAGCATTTGTTAAAGCTCAACCTGCTATAGACTCTGCTCAAGATGCTAAAATATTAGCATTAGAAAATGCTAATAAAGAAGGCGGAGCTGTTGCTAACGCTATAAAAGCTGCTGCAGATGCTGCAGATGCTGCTCAACAAGCTGCAGATAAAGCTCAAGGTGAAGTAGACACTTTAGAAGGTGTAGTAGGAAATGCTGAAGGTGGATTAATTAAAAGAGTTAATGAATTAGAAGCTGATCATGGTGAATTAAGAAGCGAATTTGCTGCTGAAGATTTAAAATTACAAAATGCTATAGATGCTATAAATAATGCTGAAAATGGTTTATTAGTTCAAGCTGCTGCAGATGCTAAAGCCAAAGATGATGCTTTAAAAGCTGCTTTACAAAAAGAAATAGACGATGCAGAAGCTGCATTTGCTGCTGCAGATACTGCTTTAAAAACTGAATTACAAGCTGAAATAGATGCTGATGTTAAAGTTGAAAAAGAAAGAGCAGAAGGTGTAGAAGCTGCTATAAGAGGAGAATTTGCTGCTGCTGATACTGCTTTAGGTGGAAGAATAGATGGTGTTCAAGGTGAAGTAGACGCTGTAGAACAAGCTTTAGCTGACGAAAAAAATGCTGATAAAGAAGGTTCTTTAGCTAATAAAATAGCTGCTGAAGTTACTAGAGCTACAGGTGCAGAAAATGGTTTAGATGGAAGAATCACTGCGTTAGAAGGAAAAGTTGGGGAACAAGGTGTTGACGCTGCTATAGAAGCTGCTGTTAACAAAGCTGTTGAAGATTTAGAAGCTGAAGACGAAAGAATAGCAGGATTAGCTAATGCTGCTCAACAAGCTGCAGATAAAGCTCAAGGTGAAGTAGACGCTGTAGAAAAAAGATTAGATGACGAAGGTGGATTAGTAGACAGATTAGAAGCTGTTGAAGACTTCAAACAAAATCATGACCATAGTGTTATGGAACAAGGAATAGCTGACAACCTAGCTGCTATAAACGTATTAAATGGTGGAGCTGACGTAGAAGGATCTGTTGCTAAAGCTGTTAAAGCTGAAGAAACTAGAGCTAAAGGTGTAGAAAGCGGATTCGAAACTAGAATAGCTGCTAACGAAGCATTTGTTGCTGCTCAACCTGCTAAAGACAAAGCTCAAAATGACAGATTAGCTGTTATAGAAGGAAATGGAGACGGATCAGTTAAAAAAGCATTAGCTGATGCTAAAGCATATGCTGATGAATTAGTTGCTGATGTTAATACTGCTGCTGGAAACTTAGAAGACAGAGTTGAAGCTAACGAAGCTAAATTCGTTGGATTAAAGAAAGCTACTGTACAAGCTGCTATAGACGAAGCTGAAGCTGCTGCTAAAGCTGACGCTGCAGGTGCATTAGCTGCTGCTAAAGCTGCTCAAGAGGATATAGATGCTTTCATGGCTGCTGCTGACACTGGAGAAGCTGCTGTTGATACATTAAAAGAAATCCAAAAATATATAACTGATGATGGAGCTGCTGCTCAAGCTTTAGTTGCTAGAGTTGGAGCTAATGAAACTGCTATAGGCGTATTAAATGGTGGAGCTGAAGTAGCAGGATCTGTTGCTAAAGCTGTTGCTGATGAAGCTAAACTTAGAAAAGATGCTGATGACGCATTAGCTGGAAGAGTTTCAGCTGTTGAAAGTTTCGTTGCAGCTCATACTCATGATCAATTACAAGCTGCTATAGATGCTATAAACAATGCTGAAACAGGTATATTAAAACAAGCTAAAGATTATGCTGACGAAAAAGATGCTGCTATACAAGCTGCTAAAGATGCTGCAGACGCTGCTCAAGACGATGCTGATGCAAATGCTGAAGCTATAGCTGCTATAAATAACGAAACAACTGGTATATTAGCTCAAGCTAAAGCTTATGCTAAAGAACAAGCTGACGGAAAAGATGCTGCTATAAAAGCTGCTCAAGATGCTGCAGATGCTGCTCAAGGAGAAATAGACGCTTTAGAAGTAGTAGTTGGAGACGATAGTAAAGGATTAATGGGACGTGTTAAAGTTTTAGAAAACGTAGACGCTGCTAATAGAATATCTGCTTTAGAAACTGCAGCTGCTACTCATATAACTGCTGAAGACTTTACAGGAAATCTTGCTGATTTATAAGATTTATTTAATGAAGAATAGGTGTACACCTATTCTTCTATTTTATTATTTACCTTTAACCATTTAAAGTTTTAATAAAATAATTATATGATTAAGAAAGTAATACCTTTCCAACATTATAAAAACAAATTTATATGTTATTTATTTTAAGAGGTATTATGATATGATAGAAAGGAGAAATAGACAAGTATGGCTAAAAAAATACTTAAATTAGGCACTGAAAATATAATTCCTATTACCAGAGCTGATGCTGTATATATGCCTGGTACTTCTAATACTTTAGTTAGTGCATTGGCTGGAAAATCAGATATATCACATACCCATACTGCTGATGAAGTAGGGGCTAGGTCTAATACTTGGGTTCCTAACTGGAATGATGTGACTAATAAGCCTTCAACTTTCGCACCTATATTAGGAGAAACTTCTACTACAGCTTATAGAGGCGATAGAGGGAAAATAGCTTATGATCACTCACAAGCCGCGCATGCTCCTGTTGATGCTCAAAAAAATAGTCATATAACTAAAGCTGAAATAGAAGCTAAGTTAACTGGTGATGTAACTACTCATAATCACGATAACAGATATTATACTGAAACTGAAATCGATGGTAAAATAGAAGATATCAATGAAGTTATAAATGGGGAAGTTGCTGAAATAACGGGAGCGTTAGAAGTTTTAAATGGTAATAAATTAGATACAAGTGTTGCAGCAGCTAATTTTATTCAGAGTACCTTATTTCAAGAAGGCGAAGTTTATGATTCTCATACATTAATTAAAGGCGAAAGAATAATAAGCCCGATGGTACGTTTCAATACTGTAATTGATGATGATGGTACCCAACTAACAGCTTATTTAAGTTATTTTGATACATCTATAAACACTTTATTAACTTCAATTGGAAATGGTGATGAATTATTAACTGATGCAAAAGATAATATGGTTGCATGTATTAATGAATTACAAACAGAAATAAATAATTTAAATAATGAACTTGATACTAAAATAGATGATATAACTGAAGATGAGTTAAATGCAATATTTACAGCAGTTGGAATATAGTATGAAAGGGAGGGGTTATAAATGGCCAACAAAAAAATTCTTAAAGAAAATGGAAATCAAATATGGCCTATAACTAGAGCAGATTGCGTATATGTAGATGGTTATAATAACAGTACATTAGATACAGTATTGGAACAAGAAATAAATGAAGTTAATACAAAAATTGAGTCTAAAATGCCTATAGAGCCAATGACTGAAGAGGAATTAAATAATATCTTTTTATCAGTATTTGGATCTTAAATAAAATAAATTAAGAGGAGACGATTAAAATGCAAGAAAAAACAATATCAATGCAAGAATTAAAAAACGTATTAGGTGTTCTTAAAGAATATGTTGATAATAAATGTAATATGGCTGAAGCTGAACTAATAACTGAAGACGAATTAAATGAACTAATGAATTCAATATTTGAAGGATAATCGAAATTATTTGGAGCTGAAGTAAATATATCTAAAATCTAAATAAAAGGATGTGAATATAAATGACAATAACACAAATACTAGAAAAAACATTAGAAAGAATTAAATTATATACTGATAATAAATTTAATTTAGAAGGTAATGCTGATAGTATATCTAATCGTATAGGTAATTTAGAATTATTAAATACAAATGACAAAAGTAATTTAGTAAATGCTATCAATGAAATACATTCAAAATTATAAAATAAATTAAGGAGACGATTAAAATGCAAGAAAAAACAATATCAATGCAAGAATTAAAAAACGTATTAGGCGTTCTTAAAGAATATGTTGATAATAAATGTAATATGGCTGAAGCTGAATTAATAACTGAAGAGGAATTAGATGAACTAATGAATTCAATATTCGAAGGATAGGTTGGTGAATTTAAAAAAAAATGAATAAGGAGGAGATATAAATGAATATATCGGAAATATTAAGAAATTCATTAGAATGTGTTAAAAATTATGTTGATGGTAAATATAATACTGCTAGTAATAATATAGGTGAACTTAATAATTTGCAAACTATTAATAAAGATAATGTAGTTAATGCGGTTAACGAACTAAATCAAGGTGTTAATGATGGTAAAGAACTTATAGCTGACGCTATTGGAGAACCTCTAAGCGCAGAGGATACTTTTAATGATATGAGTGGAGATATAAATGGATTATTAACTACATTTAAGACTAATATGATGAATAATGGAGTAACAGTAGAAAGTGGAGATAAGTTTAAACAACTTATAGATAAGATAGCTACATTAGCAGATAATGAAGGCAGAGGAATGCAGTTAGCTTCAGGTACATTTACCGGTGAGTTAGTTGATATTGAGCATCGAAGTATATACGCATACGGTTTAGTAGTAACAGATTTATCATTTAAACCAAATTTAGTAATTGCAAACGCTAAATTAACTGACGGTAATGATTATAATGCAATAGGAATAACAACAGATTTTTACGATAATAATGTTATTTGTACTTATTTTATTAAAGGAATAACTAACACTTCTTATGAAGAAGGGAACAGATTTAATTTTACTAATGCACTATCTGATAATGGATTTAGGTTAGCTGTACATGATGTACCAATTGAAGCTACAGAATTTACTTGGTATGCAATAGGAGTAGGAGAAGAAGATAATACTCTTAGAGACTCTCTTGCTTCTGTACTTGAAGATGAAGATGTAGAGGTTTTAGAAGAAGATACTATGGCTGATTTAATAGTTAAAACTGACGAAGAGTTTGATAGAAAAAATGCTAATAAAGGATTAGATATAATAAGTGCCACTGAATTACCTGCTACTGGTAAAGAAAATCAAATATGTGTAATAACAGATAATCCAGTTAATTTATTTTACATAACTTCAAATTATGATGATGTATATAACAATGATGATGGTATTACATTATATGTAGGAGATTCTACTACTCATGATGGGCATCTTGGTAATTTAGTAACTGTTAATACGAATAACATTAAACATAATTACTATATATATAAAGTATTACAAGGGCATACTACAAGATTGTCATCGTATATTTATAGAAACTCACAATGGGAACAATTAACTCAAAAATCAGTATCTATAATGGAAGATAAAGCATATGTAACTGGAGGAAACTTTATATTTAACACATCAAGCCCATTTGTTTTATACAGTACTACGGATGGTTTACAATTAAAAGGCTCTGGTCTTTCTGGTAGTGTTGGAGATTATGATGGTCATAACAGAAGTGGTTCAACTCTTAAAACATTGATCAATTTCTCAGATTTTAATAAAATAAGAATTAAAGCTCGACATAGTTTCTTCACTTCAGATGATTATGGAGAGCTTCCAACTAAAATAGTAGCATTTAGTGGAACACGTAGTTCTACTCATAACTCAGTTAATATAAATTCAGTATTAACTGGTTTAGGTGCTGTAGATAAATGTGAGGTTTTAATAACAGAAGCTCGTAGTGTAATGGAACCGTTAGAATTTGAAATAGATATATCAAATTGGAGTGGTTCATATTATTTAGGATTTGCTATTCATTCAGAGGATCAACATTCAGGAACTGTATATATCTCTGATATAGAACTATACTAATTATTTTTAATTATAGAATATAGTCTTTGACTATATTCTATTTTTCTTTTAACAATATTAGAAGTATATTTTGTTAAAGTCGATTTAATTGTTAATATCGATGAAAATGCAAATGATGAGGTAATGTGACTTTGTGTTAAATCTAGTAATCCTGGAGTATGAGAAGTAGCTGAAGCAGGTAATAGAATGATAGTTCAACTCGTTAAAGTAAAATCTAGTTAGAAAAATAACTATATTAAAGATATAATAGCATATTAACAAATTAATATTAAGATAATATTATAAAAGGAGGAAATATAAATGAATATATCGGAAATATTAAGAAATTCATTAGAACGTGTTAAAAATTATGTTGATGGTAAGTATAATGTGGCTAGCAGTAATATAGGTGAACTTAATAATTTGCAAACTACTAATAAAGATAATGTAGTTAATGCGGTTAACGAACTAAATCAAGGTGTTAATGATGGTAAAGAACTTATAGCTGACGCTATTGGAGAGCCTCTAAGTGCAGAGGATACTTTTAATGATATGAGTGGAGATATAAATAGTCTTCTAAATACATTTAAAACTAATATGATGATTAATGGTGTTGCTATAGAAAGTGGAGATAAGTTTAAAGCTTTAATAGATAAGTTAGCTACATTGGCAGATAATGAAGGTAAAGGCATACAGATGGCTAGTGGTACAGTAAACGCAATATCTGCAGATACATCAAAACCTTTAATATGTAGTGTTTCAGGTTTTTCGTTTACACCTGATTTGATCTTTGTATGGAATAGCGGTGCTATACGTTTTATGTACAATTCTTTAAAATCTACAACTACGTCAGAATATTATTATGCTACAACATCTAAAAGTGAATTGGCAGTATCGGTCGTATTAGATGGAACTAATACTTATGTTAGAGAAGGTGAATTTGCGTTATCTGCTGATATACCTAGTTATTATGGTACTAATACAAAATGTAATTGGGTTGCATATGGAGTAGGAGAAGAAGATACTACTCTTAGAGACTCTCTTGCTTCTGTACTTGAAGATGAAGGTGTAGAGGTTTTAGAAGAGGATACTATGGCTGATTTAATAGTTAAAACAGATGAAGAGTTTGATAGAAAGAATGCTAATAGCTGTGAATTAAATACACCTATACCAGAAAATACTAATGTATGTATATATTATGATGCTAATGCAGCTTATTATGGTGGTAGTGAATGGGCTGCAGAAGGAGCTAATCTTATTGAAGGTTTTGAAATGCCAGTTTCAGGTACAGTAAGATTTGAAACAGTATTGTTATGTACTGGTCGTAGTGGTACTAAATTATATTGTTATATAAACGATAGTTTATATTCAACTGATGACTGTACTACATCTAATACACCGACTATGACAATACCAAATACTGGAATATGGGATGCACTTACTTATGACAATGATGACATGCAGGCATATCTGATACAAAAAGAGTTAACAGTTAAAAAAGGAGATGTTATAAGAGTATTTGCTGATAATAGTAGTCCTAGTTATTATTATGGTTTCGCATTATATACAGCAGCGTTAAGATGCTCATTTTAAGTAAATTTAGAACCAGAGATTTATATCCGTTTATTGTAGGTCTTGATTTTTATAAAATTATAATTACAACTATAACTATAATGTTATAGTTGTAATTATTTCTATTTTATATTTTTTAATAACAGAATATTAATATAAATATTACGGGGTGAGAAATAATGATTGATAAAAAAATAAAAAAAGAAGATCTTCTTAAAGAAAAACAATATTTAATATTGTTAATCGAGAAAGAAATGGGTGAAGTAATATTCCCATTAATGATAGATAATTTGAATAAAATGTCAATAAATGAATTAACTAATCTTCTAGAACATTTATATGAAGAAAATCAAGAAGAAGAATTTGAAGAAATAGTAGAAGAATGTGATCATGTAGATCAAATAATTGAGCTTAAAGACCAAATTAAAGAACTTAAAAAACAAATAAAAGAACTTAGTAAAGAACTTAAAAAAGCATTAAATAAAAAACCAGTGATAATTAAAGAACCAGTTGAAGTAGAAAAAATAGTTGAAAAGGTTGTTGAGAAAGAAGTACCAGTAGAAAAATTTATTGAAATAACAAAAGAAGTACCAATTGTTGTAGAAAAAGTAGTAGAAAAAATAGTTGAAGTAGAAGTACCTCATGAATGTAAATGTGACAAAGAAAGAAAATGTGATATTGGAAAAAAGCACCAACGTTTTTTAGAAAAATCCGACTTCTTTTTAAAAAACGAAGATAAAGCTAATTCAGCAGTCCATGTAATTAAAATGCTTGAAGAAGCAGGCTATGAACATGGCGATGCCGGTAAACTAGCATTAGCGATAATCATGTCTACAATTGAAGATAAGTAGGTGATTTATGTGTATAAGGGTGATATTCGAGATCTAAGATTCAAATTTGGAATAGAAATAGAATGCTTCGGTTGTACTAGACAAATTATTAAAGATGAATTAACAAAATTAGGAATAAACGCAGAAATACAAACATATAACCATATAGATTTAGAAGGAATATGGAAAATTACTTATGATGGATCTGTAACTAACGAAGGAACAGAACCTATATTAGATTTATACGGAAACACAGTAATAAAAGGAATAGAAGTAGTATCACCACCCTTAACTGGCGAAGATGGATTAGAAGAATTACGCAAGGTTTGTATGGTTCTAAATAAAGTCGGAGCTAAAGTAGATTCAACTTGTGGATTGCATGTACATATAGACAGCGAATTTTTAGACTATACTGATATAAAAAATATACTAGTATTTTATTATAACAATCAATATGTAATCGATAATTTATTTTCTGAAGAGAGATATGCTAGAAATTGTAAATTCTGTAAAGAAATTGAATTAGAACAACTTGAAAAAGTTAGATATGCTAAAAGTAAAGAACAGATAGGTTTCTTTATGAAAACTAGACACAAAGTTGTTAATGCAAGATCTTACAGAAGACATGTTAATACAATAGAATTTAGACAACACCCAGGTACAATTAATTTTATAGAAATACGAAATTGGTTATTTTTGCTTCAATATATAGTAGGGTATTCTAAAGATTTAAACGGAGTACTTAAAATTAATAGAGACGAAAATATTATAGACCAATTTTATAAAATGAATAAAGATTTAAAACTTTATAAAACTCCTGTATTTGCATATATTATGGGAAAAATTTTAAAAGAGGATGACTATGATTAGTCATCCTCTATTTTTTTAAGAAAACAGTTAATTATATTGTATATTATGATAAGAAAGGGGTAAAACAATGGCAATTAAAAAAATACTTAAAGAAAATGGGAATAACATAGTTCCTGTCACTAGAATTGATTGTGTATATAATAATGGTGAATCATTAGACAGTATAATAGAAAATTTTGCTACAATAAATTATGTAGACAATAAATTTGTCGATGTGAATGCAGTAACTCTTAATGGTTATTCGTTATGGGTAGGAACTACAGAAGAATTAGAAAAAATAGAAAATCGTGATGAAAATACATTGTATTTAGAAATAAATGATACTAATGAAGAATTTATACAAGTAACTGAAGAGGAAAAGGAGTATTGGAATAATAAAGTAGATTTAGAAGATTTACCTTGTTATGATAATAGAGTTTTTGAGACTATAACTTCTCCAGTTGTTTTTGATGGAAATTTGACAGATAAAACTGTTGTAGAACTTAGTCCAGCAGAATATTTTGTTAAAGTATCTGACACAGCGCCAGTTGTAAATGGTGAATTATTTAGCCTTGAAGTAACCGGGTTTGATACTGACGGAGGTGAATCCACTAGACAAATACAAAATCCAAATGTAGATAAGAATGATTCCTATATCAATTTTAACGACTATATAATCTTTGTTTATAGTGAATCTACTGTAACATTATTTAATTATGATGAAGAATATACTCTGACACCAGGAATCTGGTTTTTTAAAGTACAAGTTGATGGTTATGAATTCTATGTCAAAAATTACAATATGACATTTTTATTGGAAGGAGAATTAAAAGAATTACCTTCTCAATTTGTTGATTATATAACTGGTAAAAAATTTGAAGGCGAGACTTGTGTAGTGTCTATAGCCCAAACAGGTTCAGATGGTTATCCTGAGCAAGTCGATAATATTGAAAGAACAGCCGGAGAAGGTTCAGAAATATTTAATGATTACGAAAATAATAAAGCAACTGGAGATTTTTCTCATTCAGAAGGAACAGAAACTATGGCTGTAGAAACAGGGGCACATGCCGAAGGTGTTGGTACAAAAGCTTTAGGACATGCAGCTCATGCTGAAGGAAACCGTACTAGCGCATTAGGTAATGGATCTCATTCCGAAGGTATTAGATCAATTGCAATAGGTGGAGCATCTCATGCAGAAGGCTATGAAACAGAAGCCAATGGGGAAAGAGGTCATACTGAAGGAGCAAATACTAAAACTGCAAGAGGTACGTATTATGGTCATGCAGAAGGCTATAAAACAGAAGCGAATGGTCAATACGCATCACACGCAGAAGGATATTATACAAAAGCAAGTAGCAGTTATCAACATGTGCAAGGTAAATATAACATTGAAGATGCAGCAAATACATATGCTCATATAGTTGGTAATGGGACTAGCGAAGCTAATCGTAAAAATGCTCATACATTAGATTGGGATGGTAATGCATGGTTCCAAGGCAATGTAAGTGTAGATGGAACGCCTACTAATGATAATGATTTAACAACTAAATTATATGTAGATAATATAGTTAATCCTACATTAAATATAATTAATGTAAATGATTCAGTAATTAATTTGACTACTGATAAATATCAAAAAGTTGAAATAACAGATGGAACTGAAATAGTTTTACCAACAGTAACAGATTTTACTGAAATACACTTATATTTTTCAACATTGGCTGATTTAACTTTAATATTCCCACCTGGTAAGTATCAAAAACAACCCGAAATAAATGCTAATAGAACTTATGAGTTTATTTTTACTTATATAGGGGAATGGCTTATAGGTTACATTGAGTATGGTAATTAGGAGGGATTGCGAATGAGTAAAAAATTATTATTTAATGAAAAAGGAGAAAAATTACCAGTAATAAATAAATTTACTATTACTAAAACTAATTATCCGATAGAAATAGTTTCAGAATTATTAGATGAAGAAGAAAAAACCTATATAGAAGAAATAGAAGGAAATACTGTACAAAATGAAAATGATTTATTAGATATATCTTCTGTAGGGGAGAAAGCTTTAGATGAAGTATATGAAATAGAAATAATACAGTCAGCATGTCCATATGAATTTGGGAAGGGGGGTAGAATATAGATGGCAACAACTGGTGAAAACTTATTTCCTAAATTTAATAGTGGCTATTGGATTTTTGAAGAAGAGAATGAGGTATATTTTGTTGATAAACAAGACTATAGTGTAGAAGTATGCTTTGAAACAGCTGACTATTCTATACATAGTAGTTTTGGTACACTAGACATGATTGCAGGAAAAACTATAAAATTAGGAGTAGCATCTATACCTTCAGGTATTTATATGGAAATAGATTCAAACCCTGATGTTGTTACTAGTTATAATAAAGAAATTACCGTTACTATTGTCGACACTGCTCACCCAACGATTTATATACGTTCTACTAGTAACTATGTTATAGAGGGTTTTATCGAAGGGGCATACTTATATATAGATGATAGTTCATCCGAACCAACAACTTATACAGTAACATTTAAAGATTGGGATGGAACGGTGTTAAAAACTGAACAAGTTGAAGAGGGACAATCTGCAACTGCTCCTTCTAATCCTACTAGAGACGGTTATACATTCATAGGATGGGATGTTGATTTTACTAATGTAACTAACAATTTAACTGTTACTGCTCAGTATGAAGAAATAATTTATTATACAGTAACATTTAAAGATTGGGACGAAACAGTATTAAAAACTCAAACTGTAGAAGAAGGACAACCAGCATCAGCACCTGATAATCCTACTAGAGACGGTTATATATTCATAGGATGGGATGTTGATTTTACTAATGTAACTAGTGACTTACTAGTAACAGCTCAGTATGAAGAAATAATTCATTACATAGTAACATTTAAAGATTGGGACGGAACGGTGTTAAAAACTGAACAAGTTGAAGAGGGACAATCTGCAACTGCTCCTTCTAATCCTACTAGAAACGGTTATATATTCATAGGATGGGATGTTGATTTTACTAATGTAACTAGTGACTTACTAGTAACAGCTCAGTATGAAGAAATTATAGTCAAATATAAATTCAATAATACTTTATATGATTTAATACCAGAATTTAATGCTGAGTTTACAGGTTATGCTTATGAAGATATAGTGGACGGAGAAGTAACTACTAGAACTATATATAGTAATAGTTTACCTACAATGGTTAGATTTGGTAATCCTGATAGTAGTGGTAGTGGAGGTGAAGCATCTAAAGCAAAATTCAGGGCAATAATTGAATTAATATATTTAGATGCAACTAATATAACAACATGTGAATTAATGTTCCATGGATGTTGTAATATTAATTATATAACACCATTTATTATAACTGACAAATGCACTAATATGTATGGAATGATGAGCGGTTGTAATAATTTAACTATATTAGATGTAAGTAATTGGGATACTAGTAACGTAACTGATATGGAATATATGTTCTATGGTTGTAATAATTTAACAACATTAGATGTAAGTAATTGGAATACTAGTAATGTAACCAATATGTATGCTATGTTCTCTGATTGTACTAATTTAACTTCATTAGATGTAAGTAATTGGAATACTGGTAAAGTAACTGATATGGAAAGTATGTTCTATGGTTGTAATAATTTAACTTCATTAGATGTAAGTAATTGGAATACTAGTAACGTAACTGATATGGAAAGTATGTTCAAAGATTGTCAATCATTAACTACATTAGACGTAAGTAATTTTGATACTAGTAATGTAACCGATATGAGTTATATGTTCCATAATTGTCAATCATTAACTACATTAGACGTAAGTAATTTTGATACTAGTAATGTAACCGATATGAGTAATATGTTTTATAACTGTGAAAATTTAAAACACATAGGTTTACTTTATTCAAATAAAAAAACATGTGAAATGTTGCAACTAGCATTTCCAAATGCAGAAGGTTTACAAAGAACTATATGGGTATTGGACACATCTGCTGAAGATTGTGCTTCTAATGAATATACTTTATTCAGAAATTACACATTTGAAACACAAAAAGTTAGAATACCTCAACAATTAAAGTCTATAAATAATATTAAAGATAAATTATATTGGGACAATTCTAAGCAAAAATATTGTATAGAAAAATGGATTGATATACCAGAAGATTATATTGGTGAAATAAATGAATCTTTAGTTTTATCAACACCAGAAATTATAGAAACTGATATAACTGAAAAAATAGCATTTAATACACATAATCCGTATATGAAAATATATACTAATGAAAAAGAAGTAAAACCAGTTAATATGACTGCTAGATTTCCTTATAAAGATTACTTTAAAAGCGATATTACTGTAAATAATTTAATATCCGAAAGACATTTAAATGAAGAATTATTCATATCAGCGTCTATTAATTTAGCTAGAGGTGACTATTTAGAAGCTAAAATGAGTTGGGAAAATAATGTAGGTAGTGGACCTTTAAATCTTATAACAATTATGGATGAAACTAGAACAGATCAAATCAAAATTAATTTCTATCCTGAAAAAACTGAATTAAATTTTGCTATTTGGAACTCTGTTAATGATGAAACATTATTTTTAAGTAATGTAACTATGTCAGAAGCTAAAGAAATAAAAATAAAGTTAAACAATAATGGTATTACGTTTAATGATGATTTTATTATAAACTCTTCATCTATATTGAAAACTATAATAAAACTTAAAAAATATTCAACATTATTAGTTGGTAACGATGGAACGGCTGCTAATTTAAATTTCGTATTCAACTATATAAGGGTGATTCAAAAGGATTCAGATGGAGACGACATAGGACATCTTGGAAAATATAATCATTATTATCAAACTTATACAAATTATCCTATGGTTGTTGAAAGTGAAAATTTATGTTATATACATGATTCTTATATAACTGAAGTGTACGGAAATACAGTTCAAAATAAATCAAATTTATCAGATATACAATCAGTTGGACAATTGATATATGATAAATATAGAATTAAATTTAATGTATCAAGTTGCCCAGTTAAATTTGGAAGGGAGAGTGAATAATTATGGCAACAGTAACAAGTACACCGAGCGATTTATCGATTCAGCTTAGAAATAAATTTACATCAGGTTCAGGTACTATTGAATGGACAGCACCATCTATACCTAGTGGCGCAACAATTACGTCATGTATGCTAACTGGTACAATTACTCCTGGTGGAAGCATTACTGGAGTAACAATAAATGACGAGTCTATAGCCACTACATCAGGTTCTTTTAGTGTTTCTTTAGGAACTACAATAACTAGCTCTGCAGATGTTACAGTAACAAGAACTGCGCCGTCTAAAAATACTACTATTAATGTAAAATTTACTGATATGACATATATTGTGACTTATACAGAACCAGCAACTTACACAGTAACATTTAAAGATTGGGACGGAACAGTATTAAAAACTCAAACAGTAGAAGAAGGTTCTAGTGCAACAGCACCTGATAACCCTACTAGAGATGGGTATGTATTTACAGGTTGGGATATTGATTTTAGTAATGTAACAAGTAATTTAACTGTAACAGCTCAATATGCGGAGACACAATATTTTACAGTAACATTTAAAGACTGGAATGGAACAGTGTTAGGAATTCAAACTGTTGAAATTGGCAAAAGTGCGACAGCACCATCTAATCCTACTAGAGAAGGATATACATTCATAGGTTGGGACACTGATTTTAGTAATGTAACAAGGGATTTAACCGTTACTGCCCAATATGAAGAAACAGTTGTTTATGATATTAAGGTAGTAAAATATAAATTCGACAATACTTTAGATGTAATACCTGCGTTCAATACTGGTTTTACTTATACATATGAGGATATAGTAGAAGGAAACATAACAACTAGAACCATATATAGTAACAGTTTACCAACTTCAATGGACATGGGAACTAATTCTTACAAATTAACTTATGTTGAGTATATCGATATAAGTAATTTAACATCTTTAAGATATATGTTCAATGACTGTTTAAATTTAACTAATATAAATAATATAAATAACTGGAATACTACAAACATAGTTAGTATGCAAAATACGTTCAGTAATTGTACTAGCCTAACTACACTAGACATAAAAAATTGGAATGTTGATAACATAACTAACATGAGAGAAATGTTTTATTGGATGACTGGTATAACAGAATTAGACTTATCTAATTGGAATACTAGTAACGTAACTACTATGAGTTATATGTTCTATGGTTGTAAAAATCTTGCTACAATAAATTTAGGCACGTTTAATATGAATAAAGTAACTGATACCTCTGGTATGTTCTTAAATTGTACGAATTTAACTTCTATAATAATGAATAATTCAGATTATAATTCAGTTAATAAAATTATAGAAAAAATACCAACTAGAACAAGCGATTCTCCAGGTACTTTAAATATTGAAGGGGTAGATGATTTTAGTCAAGTAGATATAACAACAGCACAATCTAAATTCTGGAATGTTGTTGAAGAAACTGAAATTAACAATTTAGTAGCTAGATATACAGCAAATGCCGCAGGAGTAGTCCCAACATTTAATAGTGGATATGCATATGAATTAACAGAAACGGAAAATAACGGTATATATACTGTAGAAATAATTTCAGAAGAAGATTTCAGTACTTTTAGCTTTAAAAACAAAACGAATTTACTAGGCATTGAATATTTAAATGTGACTTCAGCAGTTACTAGTTTAGATAGTTCATTTCTTGGCTGTACTAATTTAAAATATGTAAATGGTATTGATGAATGGGATATTAGTAATAGTTCACTAACACGTATGTATTGTTTATTCTCTGATTGTCCTAAATTAGAAACTATAGATTTTAGTTTATTAACTAATCATAATATAAACATGATGATGTCTGCGTTTAGAAGATGTAGCAATTTAACATCTGTAAATTTAGATGGATTTATTAATTCATCGATAAACATATCTTATCTATTCCAGGATTGTTATAGTTTAGAAACTATAACAATGAATAGTTGTGATCTTAGTAATGCAACTGTAAGTGCATCATTCTCATTGGGTACAAGTAGTTTAAAAAATATTGAAATGAAAAATACAAACTATACATCAGTAAATAAAGTGATCTCTGATCTTCCTACTAGAACTAGTGAGGATCCAGGTACCTTAAATATTGAAGGAGTAGATGATTCTAGTCAAGTAGATGTAACAACAGCACAATCTAAATTCTGGAATATTGTTGGAGTATCAATAGAGCCAGAAGAACCTGATAATAACGAATTAATACAAGGTGATATAAATGATAGTACTGGTGCTTTTGAAGATGAAGTTCCAAATGTTGTAAAAACTAAATATATTGATATATCAGGTAAAAAACAAATCACTGTAAATGTATTAACAGAAAACGTTTATGTATTGAAATGCTATTTATACAACGCTAATAAAGAATTAGTAAAAATAATTGATATATCTGAAGAGAAAAAACGTATGTTTGGAATAGATATACAAAAATTAATAGATGAGGTGATGAATGATGGCAACGAATAATGATATAGCTTATATATCATTTACATTTGAACATGAAGATAATGTAAATATATCACCTAATGATGTTGAAGTAGAAATTACGGTAAGCGACAAATACAAAATAGCAGAATATAAATTCAATAATACTTTATATGATTTAATACCTGAGTTTAATGCTGAGTTTACGGATTATACTTATGAAGATGAAAATGCAGTATATGAAATAATTATAAGTGATTTCAATTGGGAACTCGGTGGTATAGACGGCAATACAGGTGAAAATACAGAATTTTCCGATAGCACTATATATCGAAATGGCAATTATATAGAAGTTATTCCAAATACTATTATTAGAGTAACACCTAATAGTGGACAGTTGTTAATTGACTGGTATGACGAAAATAAAATTTTTATATCACAAATGGATAGAAGTCTTGTAAATGAAATCGATGTGCCTGATAATGCAAAATACTTTAGAATTTGGGGGGGAAATATACGAGAGAATATAACAGAATTACGAGCTCTAAATTCGATGGTTACTAGAACTATATATAGTACTGAATTACCTACATTAATGAGATTCGGTAATGAAAGTGGTTCTGCAAATAATTTTTCTAATAGTTTGTTAGAAGTTATGTATTTAAATACTAGTAAAGTAACTACTATGACTAGTATGTTCAATAATTGTAATAATTTAACTTCATTAGACGTAAGTAATTTTAATACTAGTAATGTAACTAATATGCTAAGTATGTTCGAAAATTGTAATAAATTAACTCAATTAGATGTAAGTAATTTTGATACTAGTAATGTAACTAATATGTATGGGATGTTCTATTATTGTAATAATTTAACTCAATTAGATGTAAGTAATTTTGATACTAGTAATGTAACTAATATGGGTTATATGTTTGATCATTGTAACAGCTTAACTTCATTAGATTTAAGTAATTGGGATACTAGTAATGTGACTAATATGAGAAGTATGTTCTGTTATTGTAATAATTTAACTACATTAGATGTAAGTAATTTTAATACTAGTATTGTAAATAATATGGATTCTATGTTCTATTATTGTAATAATTTAACTACATTAGATGTAAGTAATTGGAATACTAGTAATGTGACTAATATGAGTTTTATGTTCGTTCATTGTAACAGCTTAACTTCATTAGATTTAAGTAATTGGGATACTAGTAATGTAACTGTTATGAGAAATATGTTCTATGGTTGTAAATCATTAACTTCATTAGATGTAAGTAATTTTAATACTAGTAAAGTAACTACTATGAATAGTATGTTCTATAATTGTAATAAATTAACTTCATTAGATTTAAGTAATTTTAATACTATTAATGTAACTAACTCAACTTCAATGTTTGAAGGTTGTAATGCTTTAAAATATATAGGCATGCTGTATTCAGATAAAAATTCTTGTAACAAAATTAAAGATGAATTACCAGATATTACAGGATTAAAAAGAGCTATATATGTTCAAGATACTAAATTTTATGAATACGAAAATACTAATTATTTAGAATTTAGAGACTATAAAGAACAGAAAATTATTGTTTATTTACCACAACCTTTAAGAAGTATAGGCGAATATAAAGATAAATTTTATTGGGACGAAGGAAAAGGTAAATATTGTATAGAACAGTGGGTAGCAATTCCAGAAGGATATAACGAAACTTTAAATGAATCATTAATTTTAGAAACACCTATTATAATAGAAACGGATATAACAGAAAAAATAAATTTTGACACAACTATTTCATATATACAAGTAATAACAGATGAATACAAAATACAGCCTAGTAATATAACAATAGAAGCTTCTATGGCTGAAAAAATAGAAGGGGAAGGTGAATAATAATGTATGCTAAATTAAATAATGGTGTAATAAATTATGCACCTAAAAACTATGTAACGGAAAATGGGCAATACATAGCAAATTTTAATAAAAATGTAGGTCTTATGATAAAATATGGGTTTAAAGAAGTAAAAGATATAAGACCTGTATATAACGAAGAAACTCAATATTTACACATTAAAGGTTATAATGTATATGGTGATTATATATTCATAAGTTATGAAGTATTAGAATTACAAGAACCAGAACCAGCTCTAGAAGATAGAGTTACTAATTTAGAAAATGAAGTAGGAAATTTATCTGCAATGTTAATACAAACATTAGAACTTAACGATGATAGCTTATAAAATAATATATAAAGGGCTCTCAATTGAGAGCCCTTTATAAAATTTTAAGAAAGGAGAGTACAAATGAATTTAATAGTTAAGTATAAATTTAGTGGTACATCCAGTGTATTACCAACTTTTAATACTGAATTTACTAATTATACATATGAAGATATAGTAGATGGAACTATTACTACTAGAACTATATATAGCGATGATTTACCTACGCACATAAGTTTTCAAGGAAAAAGCAGTTTATTAGAAATTTTAGAAATGGACACCAGGGAAACTACAAATATGTATGGAGCATTTTATAAATGTTCAAATTTAAAATTTGTTGATTTTAGTAAATCAAATTTTAGTAAAATGGAAACCATAGAAGGTATGTTCAATTCTTGTAGTAAATTAGAAACTATAGTTGGTTTGGAAAATTTAGATGTTAGTAATGTTACTAATATGGGAGGTCTTTTTTCAGGCTGTCGTTTATTAACTTCAATAGATGTTGGTAATTGGGATGTTAGTAAAGTAACTAATTTCGGAGCTATGTTTAGAGGATGCTATGTTTTAAAAGAATTAGATGTTAATAATTGGAATACAAATAATGCAGAACTAGTTGCTGGTACATTCCAAGATTGTAGAGCTTTAAAATCATTAGATATTAGTAATTGGAAAATTACTAATGCAACTACATTAGCTCAAATATTTACTAATTGCGCTGCTTTAGAAACAGTACTATTATTTAGTGATAATGAAAATGGTAGTACAACTCTTATGTTTAGCAACTGTCCTGCTTTAAAAGAAGTTCAAATACCTAAAAAAACAAATGTAAAATTTTTAAATAAAATAATTGAAGTATTACCTACAAAAACTTCGGATAATCCAGGTAGACTATTTGTATCTGAAATGGATAGTACTAAGGGAATTAATATAAGATCTTTATATAATAAATATTGGAACTACGACGGTATGCCTTTATTAATAGCTCAATATACTTTTGATAAGTCTATACAAGATAATTTACTGCCTATGTTTAATGAAGAATTTGTTAACTATGAAATAGTAGATGAATATTTAAACACTCAAAATGTATTATCAACTAATCCTACTTTATTAATAAATCTTGATGAAAATGATGAACCTGATCAATATCCAATAATGAGTACTGAATACGAAGAACCTGTTTCAACACATACTGCTGAAAACTTAGTTACCAGATCAATATATAGTACTGATGCACCATCTAGTATTAGTTTTTACGGTTATACTGGATTGATTGAATGTGGATATATGGAATTTAATAATGTAACCGCATTGACAAGTTGTTTCCAAGGTTGTTCAGCGTTGACTAAAATAGATTCAACTGATTGGAATATGTCTAACGTAACTCTGATAGACCTAATGTTCTATATGTGTTCAGCATTAACTGAAATAATTGGGATTGAAGACTGGGATACAAGTTCTTTTGGATTGAATAATACAACAAGAGCTGTTGTTGCTCCATTTGCAAATTGTACGTCGTTGACTAAGTTAGATTTAAGTAAATGGATTATAAATTATAATGTTAGTGCGAATAGTATGTTTACAACATGCACTTCATTAAATTATTTAAGTATTCCAAAATTCAATGGCGAAATTAACGTACTTGCAATGTTCCATATGTGTTCATCATTAGAAGAAATTATAGGTTTAGAGAATATCAAGAAATTATCGTCTGGAAGTAATAGACGTATGTTTGAAGCGTGTTCTTCTTTAAAACGAATAATTATGCCTAATTTAGATGCGTCTCTTGCAACAACGTTAGATACAATGTTTTCAGATTGTTCTTCTTTAACAAAAATAAATATGGATAATGTAATATTAAATGATTCATGTGTATTAAATCCCATGTTTACTAATTGCAACTCTTTAAAAACTTTTAAAATAAGTGGAAAAAACAGTGATACAATTATTAATACAATAATAGGATTACTTCCTACAAAAACTAATGATGATTGGGGTAGAATGAAAATACTAGGTTTCGAAGATATATCTTTAATAAACTTAAATACAGCTGAAAGTAAATATTGGAAAGTAACTAAGAATTCTAATGTAAAAATATTTGGCAATTCAACATCAATTAAAACAATAAGTTTAGGTAATAGAAAAATTAAACGAATAAATTCATCATTATAAAAAAAGAATGACTATAATAGTCATTCTTTTTTTACATATCTATATCCCATATATTTTCTTCAAGACTTCTGTCTTCTATAGTTACTAATTGAGTATCTGGTTCTAACAATGGAGTTTTAACAACTCCAGATCTATCAACATCTTTTTTCAATCCATCTGCCTTTTGACTTCCAACACATCCAGGAACTCCAGTAGCCTCTATATGTTTTTGACAACCTTTAGTACTTGGTGGGCAGAATTTATCTTTAACAGCATCTAATTTTGCACTATTTTTTATACATTCTTCTATTATAAATTTATCAGCTTTCCATTCATTAAGTAATTCATTATTATTAACTGCATTTATTAAATGCTCGTAATATTTTATACAAGCATTAACAGAAGGTTCTTCAGCTTCCATTAATTTTAAAGCATAACAGTCATCTATATACCCTCTTATTAATTCATAATCCTCCATAAATGCATCTAAACAATTTTCTCTAACAGCAAATGCTAAATCATCACACATTTGGTCAAATTGTCCTTTTCTTTGTTCTAATAATACATCCTTAGCAAATTTGTATGATCCTGTAAATAATGAATTTTCAGACAATACTCTTCCTTGTGAAAAATCCGAAACATCTTCCAGCATAACCATTGGTTGCTCTTTTTCTGGTATAGTTATCATGCAATCTCTACTAAAATTTTCACAGAATCCAACTTGTGAGTTATCAGGTATATATACATCTTCTTTATATAATTGATCATTATCTATAAATTTCTTTTTATAGTCTTTATCTAAATATTTCATAGTTATCCTCCTTTATATATTAGCTGCTAAACCTGGATAGTTTGGTGAATCTACTTCTCTGTATGCTATTAATAATATTTGACTTATATCATATTCTATTATACGGCTTGTTGATTTTTCTTGAAATCTTAATATTTCTAATCCTTCGTCAAATTCTAAAGTTCCTAAACTAGGTTCGTCATTTTCATCGTATGTAAAATACCAGTTATTTTCATATATTCCGTTTCTTGGATTGTTAAATATAGTTTCTTTATTTGGATCTATAAACTTACGTTTACGCTTAAATCCCATTATACTGTTAGCTGGGAATTTTCCGTTCGCAGATGTAATCATATATTCAAAATTTTGCCATTTATTAGGGTCTTCCATAAAACTTTTAACAGCTTCTAATTTCATTAAGTTCCCTCCTATTTTTTCTTAGTAGATTTATTATGTCCTTGTAGTTTACCTTGAGCCTTTAATTTATCTAAATATTTTTGATAAGGTTCAACGAATAATTCATCATCAGTATATTCAAAATCTAATTTTAATGATTCTTTTAAATTAAAATCTTCATTAAATAGGCTTTCTTCATTTTTCATATAAATCCCCCTAAGTTGCGTAATATAAAGTTGTTATTCAAATTTTTCACAAAAAAAGAGAGGAACATAATTCCTCTCTTTCATTCTTATCTATTACTAAATTCTGTTAGTAGTCTTATACGTTTTATTAAGTCTTTGCGGAACGCTTCAGGTTTCATTCGCCACTTCCAGTTAATACCTACCGTTCCTGGTGTGTTCATTCTAGCATGTTCGTCTAAACCTAAATAATCTTGCATTGGAATTATACAAGTATCAGCTTTACTAGTCATTACAAGTTTTATCATTTCCCAATATATATCATTGTGATGTTCGAAATAACTCTTACATAATTCTTTTTCATCATTTGATGCGGTTTCCCACCAACCTTTTAAAGTATTGTTATCATGAGTTCCTGTATACGCTACACAGTTTGTAGTTTCGTAATTAGCTGGTATCTGTTCGTTCTTATCTCCATAACCAAAAGCGAATTGAAGCACTTTCATTCCAGGGAAACCGCTATCTTTTAGTAATTGTCTAACTCCGTCAGTCATTAATCCTAAATCTTCAGCAATTAGTTTAACATTACCTAATTTTCTTTTTACCTCATTAAATAGTTCCATTCCTGGTCCTTTCTTCCAGTATCCATATCTAGCGGTTGTTTCACCATATGGTATTGAATAGCATTCATCAAATCCTCTAAAATGGTCTAATCTTACAATATCATACAACTCAAAGCAATGTTTTATTCTATCAACCCACCAACTATAATTTGTCATTTTATGATTTGGCCAATAATATAATGGGTTATTCCAAAGTTGTCCATCCTCTGCAAAATCATCAGGTGGACATCCTGCTACTTCAGTAGGTTTTCCTTCCCATAATTTAAATAATTGTTGATGACACCATACATCTGAACTGTCTAGTGATACATATATAGGTAGGTCTCCAAATATCTCTATATCTGATAAATTTGCATATGTTTTAATAAGCAACCATTGTTGATAAAATTTGTATTGTTGGAACTTATAATAATCCATTCTGTTTCCTAATCTAAGTTTTGCTGCATTAACTGCATCAGGATATCTCATTTTTAATCTATAATCTTCCCAATCACACCACATTTTTCCATCATTTTCATCTTTAATTGACATATATAATGAGAAATCTTCTAGCCAATACTCATTTTTCTTACAGAATGTGAAATAATCTGGATTTAGTATAGGCTTAAATCGTTTAAATGCTTTATATAATACTATATTCATTCCATTACGAACTTTATCATAATCTACAAAATCTATGCTATCTCCCCAATTAATACTATCAACCTCGTATTGTTCTAATAACCCTTCTGTAATTAATTGATCTAGATCTATTAATAACGGATTTCCTGCAAATGTCGAATATGATTGATAGGGAGAATCACCGCCACCAATTGGAACTAGTGGTAATATCTGCCAAATTTTTTGTTTGGCATTTTTAAGTTGGTCTATAAATTGAAAGGCTTCTTTAGATAATCTTCCTATTCCATACTTAGATGGTAAACTTGTTATTGGTAATAATATTCCGCTTTTTCTCATGTAAATCCTCCATTATCTTAATATTATTAATTTTTCTTCTGCTCTAGTCACTGCAGTATATAATAAATTTTTATGCCATTTTTTATTAAGGATTTCTTCTATTAACAAACCTTTTTTCATACTGCTACCTTGTAACTTATGCACAGTACATGCATATGCAAACATGAAATAATCTAAATTACTATAAGCTTCATCATGACGATGTAATTGTAACTCAGGATGGATATCTAATATATTATCTCCTTTAGGATCTACTTTAGGGTCTATAAATGGAATATTATCCATCATAATCGGGTCATAAGGGTTATCTGAAAATTCAGGTCTAAATACTATATTACTAACATTAGCTTTTTTATGAGATTCTACTAATCCATCCATGTATCCAATTATTCCATTTACTAAAAATATCTCAGCACCATTTTCTAATTTAACAGAATTTCCCCAGTTGTTCTTTACACACATTAATTTCTCTCCCACTGTTGGTAGAGGTCTATTATCTTCGGGATATATATCCAACACCCTAGCCCTATATAAATCATTAATATACTTAGCCGTCTTGTTTTTAGCAACCATAACTTGATCGGCAGTTTTAATAAGCTTAACAAGATTATCCTCGGAGACAGAAAGTTTCGGAACAATTTGTACATTTCCTCCATACCTCCCGTAATCCACATAATTTCCTAAACGAATCTCATTAGCTAACCAGAATATTGGATTGTCTAAAGCTTGTCTATGAGGTTCATCTAAAAATACGTCCATATAGTCGAATAAGTCATTAGAACCCGTTATCGGAGGTAGCTGTTCAGGGATCACCTACTGTTAATAATTTTATCCCAAAACTCCTTAGTTGTTCAAGAATATTAGGAGGAGTCATAGAAGCTTCATCATTTACTATTAACTTTACTCCGTCTAATTCATCTTTAGTTTTTAATCTATATACATACTTATACTTTTTAGTTTTATTATCTTTAATTTTTGCAATATTATAAATTGTTCTATGAATAGTTGCTGCCGGACACTTCTTTCTACTTAACACCGATGCAGCCATTCCAGTAAATGTACAAAATAATACATCTTTTCCTATTGTTAAACCTAATTCATTTATAGCTTCAAATAACATTGTTGATTTACCGGATCCAGCTATTCCAGCTAATACAAATACATTAGAGTCAGGATATCTGCTTGTGTAATTACCATTATACCAATCATATATCATTTTTTTAGCTTTCTCTTGTTTAGGTGTTAAAGTTATCGCCATTAGTTACGCCTCCTGATTTAATTAAATTTGTACATCTATATCAATTTTTTCTTTATGTTTTTCTATAAATTCTGTAATTTGTTTTGTTAATTCTCTAGTTTCATTCCATAGCTTTCTATTACTTACAATACCACCTGTATGAAAAACTAATAAAGGAATACAGTAATGCATGACATATATTCTGAATTCCGCAAAAGAAGAATCATCGTCTACAAAACACGATGGCATACATAATATAGATACTTGTTCATCATGTATCTCCTCATCTTTAATCCATACATCACAATGGTCTATATATAATTTAAAATTATCTCCTTTAGCTTTTTCAGCATAGGCATATGTTCCAAATTTAATTTTCATAAATTACCTCCTCTAATTTAAATTAAAATATCTATATTAATTCTTTCTTTATAGGTTTCTAGAAATCGTACTATATCTTCAATTATAAGTTTATCCTCTTCTAATGTTTTTAATTGTTCTTTACTTCCATAAGCTGTGTTATCTGTTAATATCACATTTGATAACGTGTGTGTTTCCTCTCCAAATATAATTCTAAATGCTGCAAAATTAGTAAATACTGAACCTGAACTAACGGGATTTTTTATAACATGAGTATCTATAGTAGAACATATTAAAGTTACATCTCCTCTATATTCTTTGTCATCTTTAATTATGATATTGTCACTAATGTTTATTATAATTGGTGTATTATGTTCACGCACTTTAGCAGTTGCACACTTACAAACTCCAAGTTTAATTCTCATAAATTGCCTCCTCTAATTTAAATTTAATTAAGAGAATAGTTTTATTAAACTATTCTCTTATATATTCGCAAAGTCATCATCATTTGGATTTAATGCATCTACATCTTGTCCTAAATTACGTTTACTCATTTGCGCATTTACACTTTGTGATTTTCCACCAAAACGTGGATTTACACTTTGGTTTATATTAGGATCAAACTTATTAAGTTTTTCACTTATTGTTGCTGTTGACATAGACTTAGTCATTCTTAAATCTTCTTCTAATCTCATACCATTACCATCTACAAATGGATGTGCAAAATATGGTTTCTCTACATCTTTATATCTACAAGCAACACATTTAAATGTTAAGAAATTTTTATTAAGTGTAGCACTTGCTTCTTTATTAACTACTATTGCCATATCACAGTTGTTTATAATTAATTGTGATTCACCAACTTCTGCAGAACCTATCTTCTTAGCTAAGTCGGAATTATTATTGTCTATTCCATTTTCTAATTTTCTTAAAGCTTCCCTATTCAACTGTCCTGCCGTTAATACAGGTATATTCCTACTTTTAGCGCAGACAGTGAAATCGTTAACAACTGTCCCATAATCTATACGAGTATCACCAGTATATTCAGAAGGTTTAATACGAGCTATATAGTCTTGTACTAGCATTATACACTCTAATCCTTCTATAGCTAAATCATCTAATAATGCATCAAGATCCATTGTACTTATACTCCTATTAGGTCTATACCATATAACTAAATCTGTTTCACTGCCTTCAATAGTAAGTTCTTCTAGTATTAGATCTTGTGCCTGTCTCGTTGTATACTTCTTAATGCTTTCTCCACTTGCATAGTGAAATATACGTTCTAATGTTTCTTCAGAACTGTTTTCCATACTTATATAAACAACTGCAGGTTTTTTAGTTGGATCTTTGGTTACAACGTCTTTATTATACTTAGCACCCCATATAGCTGCATTAAGAAGTGAACCACTTTTAAAACGTTTAGGAAGACCAAGGAGCACGTAGCATCTACCACTTTCCCATCCTCCACCTAACATGTTATTCAATTCTTTAATACCAGTTTTAATAAAGTTAGAAGGTTTGTTTAATTGTTTGATAGTTCTGTTTGTAACTTCAGTGAATGATCTTTCGTTTCTAAATGAGAAATCGCTACTTCCCATATTGCTCTTAGTACTTCTTGCGTGTTTAATATTGGTATACAATTCAGTTATTAACGTATCAAATCTTTCATTAAGTTCTTTAATACTAGTATTACCTGTTTTAAGTCTTTCTAAGCATTCATTTAATGGAGCCTCATACTTATAAAGATATAAATTAGTTAGTCTATCTGATACATAATCATTTATAAATTGTATGTCACTATTAGATAACTCACCAAATTCCTCTATACTTTCAAGTATAATATCCATGTCAGATTTCATGTTTTGATCTGTTAAATTATTCTCTACATGGCCTCTTATTAATTCATACTCTCTTATTCCATTAGATACTACTGCATCTAACGTAAATTTAAGCATAATTATTCTTAAATTCATTCCATAGTCATTTTCATATTGTTTTTCATCAACCATATCTACGAAATTCTTTAAATTCATTATTCCTCTCATTGTGATATTCTCATTGCCACTATAGCAATATGCAAGCATCAGATCTAAATGATTAGAATTTAAATCAAACTTATACTTGTTTTCTCCTCTCTTTTTCAATGCCATTTAATATCACTCTCCTCATAGTTAACTATATGTTAAATTTTTACTACAAAAATATAATATGCAATTATAAACTAGCTTCAATTATAAATCTATCTCTATTATCTTTGATGGATTTTATAATACTATTAAATAATGGATATTCAGTACCTATTCCGTATGTTCTATTAGGTCTACTTCCGACAAATAACATCATGTCATCCAACCAATCATTATCAATTCGTCGGAGTAGATTTTGTATAAGAATTTCCATTCTGTCCACATGGAATAATCCATAATATAAAACATATAATACTGATTCTACTTCTTCCCCTTTTTCTAAAGCTATTATGTCAAATTCTATAGTGAGATTATTATTAAAATGTATTCTTTTTACTCCTTTTATCTCCTTGACGGTAGGCAAGTTTATTCCTCCTTAATGTTAGTTTGTATGAATTCTTTATCTAAATCTATACCGTATTGCAACTTAGCATAACGTTTTATCTTTTCATCTAAATCTATTGTATCGTCCAATACAAATCTATATTCTTCTGGTACTTGTTTGGTTTCCGTTTGTTGTTTTACTTGAACTTTAATATTAGTTGAAGCTGTTAAAGCTTTAAGTCCTTCTGCGTCTTTAGAATTACTTATTATTCTTATATAGTCATAATCCTCTCTTATCTGATTTATAACTGACATTTTTTCTATATCAGTTTCTCCTTCAATCTTATCAATATTAACGGTTATATACTTAGGAGCTTTTTCATTATTCTTATATTCTACTTCATGTTCGTCATCAGTAATGTTTAATAATATCCAACCTCTATCTCCTATCTCATCAAAGCTATTAGCGCTATAGCTTCCTATATAATACACATTACCTTTCTGTTGTCTATTATGAACGTGTCCAAATAATGTAACTCTAGATATTCTATCAAATAGATTAGATTTGAATGTTGGTGCATTTTTAAGTTGTCTTTCTTTAGAGTCTTTATTAAATCCTGCAAAATCAAACATTCCGTGCCCAAATATTATGTCATAATAATGTTCTTCTACATTAAAGTACTTATCATAATATCCATCTTCAATATATTCTTCTGGAACATACAAAACTTTAAGCCCTGGTAAAAGAATATCTTCTGTTACAGTATTAATAATTTTAAAATATGGATTATTAATACGTGCTAGATTGTTAAGCTGATTATTATCATGTGTTTTGGTTCCTTTTAATATAATTAATGGAACTTTATGATTTATTGAATACTCATTTAATTGATACATTGCATTGAACGAGTACTTGCTTGGAGATTCTGTAAGTTTAAGTATTCTATGATACCAATCTCCACATATTATTATAGCATCAGGTTTATCTTCTCTTAAATGTTGCATATATAACGGAAACTCTTCATAAAATAATTTATTATCATCTTTACAACCCCAATGCCAATCGGCAGTCACGCTAATTTTATAATTATACATATTCATACCTCCATTATACATTTTGTTTCTCATTTTTATAATATGTAAATATAATCAAAACAAAACCATATGAATTAAGAAAACGGAGGTAATACGATGGCGAGAAGAACATTAAATGACTCATTTGTTTTTAGTATGATGATAAAAACTCCTAAAATGGGAGAAATGATATCTAAAATTGATCTAAGAAGAGACGCAGTTGAATTATCTGTTCTAAGAGATGCGATAGATCAAATAAATAGAAAATTAAAATACCCTACTAGTTCAAAAGTTGCAGATTTAATGCAACAAGGACGTATAAAATTTGTATATAACCCTGGTGTTGTAAATTTACCTAAATATTTAAATGTAGTTGGTATACGTAAACCAGGTTTCCCTAAACCATACTTTGTAGTAGATTTATCAAGTATACCTTGCAGAGGTAACAGGGATGAAGAATTAGTAGTAAATGCTAGAACTTTATTCTGCTTAATGCAAAATGCAGCAGTGCTTGAAATGTTTAACGAAAAATGGGAAGTAGTTGCCAATAACGATAATTTAAGAAAACAAGGAAGTATAGCTTATAGTAAATTAGCTACTAAAATATTAATAAAATTATATGCGGTTGATAATGATGCTATGAAATCAGATCTTATAAGATTCATGTTTGCTAAATTTTATCTATTAAGTATGTCAGGATGTCAACTAGACCAAAAAGCATTACATGAAATAGCATATATGTCATGTGTTGGAGGAACTAGTAAAACTGAAATAGAAAGATTAGAAGCTGAATTAGGTAGCGATAAGACCAAATATGAAAATATAAATACATTGTTTGCAGCGTTTAAAGGAGTTCCAGGTTTATTTAGTCTAAATATGCGTAGTTTTACTGAAAACTGGGTTAGAATGTACGGAACAGGATTTGCATTAGCTATAGACTATTTACCATCATTCTTAGGAATGTTATTTAGTACAGTAGCTTTAGGAGGACTTGTTACAGATCCTATATTTAATTCTATATGTGAAAGAGAAATAGTAGGAGCCTATAGTGCATTTGCAAAAATGTGTAATTAATTATTTAAAATAAAAGAATAACTTTATAGTTATTCTTTTATTTTAAATAATATATTGAAAACAGTTTTTGTTATTTTTCCATCAGTTTTAATGCTATTATTTTTTTGAAAATCTTTAATAATACTTTCTGTGTGCATATCATAAATACCACTAAGTTCTGTACTGCTGTATCCCAATGACAGTAATCTATTTTGTATTGCTAATATATCATCTCCTGTCATATTGGGTGTTGTAAGATATATTAATCTTGTAAATTTAACAATAGCCAATTTGGAAAGTTTTTTCCAAACATCTAATGTAACTATACCATTTACATCCATATTGTTTGCATCTTGAAAAAGTTTTACTGCTTCTGATGTATAAACGTCATAGGTATCACTTATTTCACCATTATAAAAATTATTAGCTTTTAATATCATTTGAACTTGTCTTACGTCAATTCCCTTGGTATATGGTGTTGTAAGCATTAACATTCTTGTAAACTGAACTGAAGCTGCTGTATCATCTTTTAAATTCATAGCATTCACCATTGCATCTATCTCTTCCATTAAATCTATAGTCGCTATACCATTTTGGGGCAAACCTAATTTTTTCCTAAGTATATTTATAACTGTAACTAAAGATTCGTCATAAGCATCAGTATCCACGTCTACATCAAATCCTAATTCTGCTAATTTATATTTTAATGTAGAAACATCACTACCTGATAAATATGGTGAATTTAAAAATAATTTACGAGTTTTATATATGGTTTCAGTTTTATTAATTAAAAATGGATTACTTGATGGTGAATTTTTATTAACTTTTACATAATGTTTATCATTATCATTAATTAATTCATTAATATATGATATTGGAAAGTTGCTTCCGGGTGTTTTACTTTGAGGATATATATCATGGTATGGTACTATTTTATTAAGATGACTGTATTTTTCTCTAATAGTATGTACTAATTTTACTAATGAATTTCCTCTAGTATGATCCATTGTTTCTGTGTTGAAATCACCTTCTATGTCTATAAGTAACACATATTTATTAAATAATGGACGATCTAATTCGGTAAACATGTCTTCGTCTCTTACTTTTAAAATAGTTCCGTCTTTTTTAATAAAATAATGGCTTTCTAACATTAGTTTTCCATTTAATATTTTTTCATTATTTAAATCAAATATGGATTTTCCGTTTGTATCGCGTACAACAATCATTACGGGTTTAAGTCCTTTTTCAATAAATTCTTTATTTCCACTTAGCTCGATATGGTTTATTATCATTGTTTTTTATCACCACCATTTTCTCTATGAGATAACGTGATATTCATCATATAATCTTTTTTCATTTTATTTTCTTTTTCAATTATGTTATCCTTAATTTTTTTTAAATTACGTCTGCGTTCATTCCAGTAATCAACATCTGCTACTATTTTTCTAATATCATTCGAATAATTTTCCATAATAATATTTAGTTCATATTCAACGTCCGATTCGTCATCTTTAATTTCGTAATTTGTATTTTCTGTTTTATTAGAAATTTCTTGTGCAATTTCTATATCAGATTTATGTGTAAATTCAGTAAGTCTTTTAAATGAAAGATCATTTATAAATTCATACTGTTTTGATATATAATGCTTATTATATTCGTGCCATGATTTTATCATGTCTAGATATTTAATTTCATTTAAATTAAATTTACTATCACCATTAGGTTTTGGCATAGGTTCTATAACAGGATTATTAAACTTGCAAGTTTCATAATCGTAAAGAGCTTTTCCGAACACTTTATTTTCAAATATTTCATATAAGTCTGATGTAGATTCTAATAAATCATTTGTTTGTTCCATTGTTTGATATAATCCATATATTTTTTCATTTATATCTTTAATATCATTAGCTAAATTTTCAGTAACATCTAAAGGAATTTTATAATCATTATAAACCATTAAAGTATTATCAACAATTTTACCATTTCTTTTAATATTAATTTCCCATAAATCTGAATCTTTTATAGCTTTTTCTTTACTATTTTCATCTTTAAGATTATATTCTTGCGGAATATATTTAAATCGCCCCATAGTTTTATTACATCTCCTTTCCTTTAAATTCTATAAATTTAGATCCGATAAATAATCTTTTAATTTTAATACATCCGTGCCTTCAAATTCAATTAATGCTTTTGGATATTCCTCTGCAAGAGCTATGTATTTTTTTAACATCTCTATTCTAAATTCTATTATATTTTTCTTATAAACATCTATATTCATATTATAGTCATATTCCATAGTATCATTATTTTCGTGAAAAATATGTCTTTGTTGTAATATATACTGATACATGTTTTGAAAACGTCTGCATGTTAATTCTATTTGTTTAACAGTTTTTTCAATTTCAGTATATATTTCTATATAGTCTATTATCTTTTTTTCTAAATTAGACGCATCATGATATATTGATTCTACTTTTTCTTTTGTATCTGCTAAGTTCAAATCAGTTTCTCTTTTTATATCGCAATTATTAAGACGATTAACCGATTTATTAAAATTTATAACTTCTTTGTTTAATTGATTAATATCTGTTGCTACATAATCATAAAAATTATTTAATGCGCTATTTCTAGCAGCTATATCTTTTGTTGAACTATTTACAAAATATAGATCTTTTACTGAAATGTGTCCAGACACTTGAGATATAATCATTTCACCTTCTATGGCTTCACGAGTATTCTCTTCAGTTAAATGTTTAACTCTTACTTTATGTGAATCACTCATCATAATCACCTTTTTCTATTTCAGTTTTTATAGCATTAAATTTATCAATTTCTTTTTGTTTATATTCTTCAAATGATAGATCTAAATAATTTTTTAAATTTTCTCCGAACTCATAATTTTCACGTATAATTTCTCGTAATTCACTAAACGTTAGTAGTATTAAATTTCTAACTATTCTAAATGCAGATTTTTTATCGTCTTCAAGAATATTTTTACACTCATCCACTTTAATAGATAAGTTTTTTATTCTAGGTATAATAAACGAACCTAAAAGAGTTTTATTTTTTCCAATCTGGTCTATACACGTTATTCCATTATAACTTTTTTTCAAAATACCGATCTCTGTATATATTTCAGTAATTTCATCGTCTATAATACTTTCTTTGATATTATCCCAATTTTCCCCGCTAAATACATTTATCATATTTTCACTATTAATATTGTATCGCTCTAATAGTGTATTTAATCTATTTTTAGAATTTAAATACATTTTGCTTATGTCATTACTCATTTCTTCTAATTTTAACAATTCTGAAGATAAAATACATGTTGGAGAACAAATTTTATTATCTCCATCTATTTTACGAACTACTCCATAATGTCCTGAATTTGAATCTAAAACTAATTCACCTTCAGTGCCTGTAGTTGGGCTATTTGTTATTTTAAGAGGTACAATTTTAGTTTTAAGCGGCTGAAGTGGTACATGTTGAAACGTATTAATTGTGAAGTATGAGCTTCTATGTCTAAATGTTCCGTTAGACTTTTTAAATGCAAACATATCTAACATATATTCTCCATCTTCTAATATATAGCGATCTTTAACTTTTTTATCTAAGTTCCACTCTTCATTATTTAATTTAGCTTTATAATTTATATATTCTCCATTAACATCTTTTTCTCTAATAATATCTATCTCAAAAGGTTCAACCATTATACTTTCAATATCTTCTGTCAATTTAGGATACGCAGGAAATGTTGTATCTATCATTGCATCACTGATTCTAGTTTCTGATCTTCTAATTTCTCCATCATTTTGCAGCTGATACTCACATCCCACTATTAGATCTATATTTTTTCGTATAGGACTATAAATATTGTCAATAGGTTGTCCTAGTTCATAAATATCTCTATTAAGATACGAATAATAATTACATCCCGGATATCGCTTTACATGAGGAAAACACGAAAAAACATTATCTTTTGAATTAAGACCGATTATTTCAGGTTTAATTGAAATATCGTCTAGACTTATATTCTTAAATACTTTAACATAATTTTCAAAATATTCATGACCTTTATTTAGCTCTCTAATTTCTGGTAACGACATGTACTCTATATTCCATAATTTATTATATTTTTTATAATCATTATATGTGTCTTTCCAATTACTATCAGTGTTAGGAAGCGTACATTTTTCTGATATTTTTTCTGGAAAACTATTAGACGCTTCATATAGTAGTTTGTCATTTAAATCCGTATTAATTGTGTAAGCTGTTACTGTTTCATTATTATTTAACACTATTTCTTCTTTTAAAGATTTTGCTCTAAATTCATTATTGCCAATTTTGTAATAATTTTCTCTATTTTGAGATTCTGGATGATAAAATATTGTAGCTTTGCTGTCTTCATGCATTATATTTGGGGCTGGGACTTTATATTTTTTCTCATATTCTATTCTTTTTGTAATATAACTCATTTCCAATGTTTCTTCATCAACATATTCAATATAAACAATATGAGTTCCTTCATTATATATAGAATATAAATTACTTTCATTATTATTTTTTTGAAGAGTTCCATCTATAATTACACGAGTTATATATTTTTCATTATAATTAACAATGTTAATATCCAAATGATCATCATGCCAAAAAATTTTAATTATTGGAGTTGGGGGTTTTCTTCGTCCAATATTTCTTATTAGTACTTTTTCGCCATCTTCTATAGTAATAGTTGATTCGTCGTATATATTAAATTTATCTAAATATTCTAGAGGATGATTTGGATAGGAAATTTCATTAACTGATGGTAAATAATAATACCATTTGTCTTCATCCTTAATATCAAATGGATTTTTATCTATTACTTTTTTTATGTTATAAAAATTACTTAATGGTTTAAATTCAGCATTACAATTTATTTTTACAGTTTTATAGTCATTTATGTCATTTGGAGTTACTTCTATTTTATTATAATTCAAATTTTTCACCTCCGACGAAAATTGAAAGGAAGTAGAATCATACAGATTCTACTTCCTTATTTTATTGTACATTATATTTAATTGGGATGATATATGTGTCTCTACCATCGCCTTTCGGTATAATGTTAATTTCATATGGAGTTCCAGTTTCAGCATTTATATTGACTGAAATTTCTTTTATTTCATCTAGATCTAACTTAGAATTCCATATAGCTTTTTCAGTAGAACTTACATGCAATGAATTATTACTTACATGTGTATTATAAAGTTCAACACTACATTTACTATTTATATTTTTAATTAATGTTTGATATTCATTTAAACTTATTTTCATATCACTGTAAGCTTGTTCAACAGTGTTCATAAGTTCCACAATATCAGTTTCTATTTTATTAATTTTTTCACTAAAATACTTATAAATCCAACCATTTTCGGTATTATTACTATTAAAATTAGTTACTTGTGCCACACTTTCACCTACTATTCTTCAACTACATTATTAGGTGTATCAGCTTCGTTTTCAGAAGCTTCACCTTTTTTTATTAAAAAACCATATTTAACTCCAAAAGCAAGTAATATATTTTTACCATATTCTGCAGTATGATATAAATTATTTAGTGATTCAAAATCATTTTCTATTTCTAATATTTTAGCTTCATAATTTTTTAATTCATCATTTAATGGATTTAGACCTTCAAGTTGTGCATCTCTTTTTTCAAGTATTTTAGATTTTACATCTTCCTCTTCAAATTCATTAGCTAATTCAGTTAGTTGATCTGCTTTTATTTTTATTGCTTCAGCTTGACCTCTATTTTCATCCATAGCTCTATGTATATCTTGAACTTTTTTATTAGCTTCATCCATTCTATTTTTTAATTCATTTTGATATGATTCCATTTCAGCAACTTCGTTTAATAAACATTCTCCTACTCTTGATATTTCTATTGAATTTTCCATAATACGTTCCTCCTAATAATTAATAAGTTTTTATTTCAATATGTATATGTTAATATTTTTTTTTATAAAAAAATATTATTTAATTTTAAGATGTGATTCTGCTCTTAATTTATTTACTTCATTACGTAAATTATTAATAGTAATAAGTAATTCATTTATAGCACTAACTACAGTTTTG